CAGACAAGGATTTGAACATTGTAGCAAGGGTATTTGAAACTGATTATGTACACCATTCCAATCCAAAGAAAGCAATGGAAAGAGAAGCTGAATTTATTACGTTTAAATTGAATCGATAAAATAAAAATTATGACAGAAATATTAAAAGATGATTATCCAGTATATGCAGGTTATTTCTATAACTGCGATGGGAAACCTATTATATCTGATATATCAGGCACCGTCAAAGATCTCAAGAAAGATTTAAGAGAATTCTATAAATTAGAAGCCAAGGAAATAACTAGACATGTTAGTATCTAATTAAAAAGCAATTTAAATGAACCTAAATAAAATTAAAGAAATTGTCGAATTGTCACTTAGTGATTCAGATAAAGAGAGTTTAATCATTTCTGAAATTTCTAAAGGCGAAAATGTAATACCAATTATTTTGAGAATTTTAAACGCTGAACGAAAGCATAAGAATGAATTAGTTAGTAAGATGAATCTACTATTAAGCAAGGCTGATATTGGTTTAAGAAAACCGAGATTAAACGAAGATGGATTCATGCAAAAAGATATCGCCGAATTTTACGACAAGGCAGAAGTTAATCATTGCTTTAAAAATACAAAGAAATTAACATAAATTGCCTATTAGACCTTGCAACTGTGGTAGAAAATGCTTATATTTATAATGTAATTAAAAAGCAATATAAATGACAACAAGAAAAGAAATATTAGCAGCAATCAAAGGCCTTAAGAAAGGTGACTTTGAAGTTAACGTTAAGATTTATTCAAAAAATGATGCCGGGGAATATCACTGGTTATTTAACTGGGTTGAAGGAGGACACAACGATGTCTGGGCAAAGACAAGAATTGCAGCGATAAGAAAAGTGACTGGAAGTTTAACTCCTGATCCATCTTCGTTTAGAAAATGTGGTTACGCTTTTTAATACGGGAGTACAAAGCCATTTAATCAAATTTCAAAATTTTAAATTATGCTAACTAATGGCATATAAAGAAAACGACAATTATAACCTATCGCGACATATGGTATATGGAAGTCAAAAATACGCTGAAAAGCTAGCTCGCAGATTTGAACATTCATCGAACTTGTACAAAGACGTAAAAGTCGTAAGACAGTACAAAGAAAAACATGCCTTAGGTGAATACTTTGAAATGAGAGAGAAGGACAAATTAAACTAGCAAAAGAAAGAAATCATGGCAGTAACAATAGATAGTAGACAATTTCACGACAGCGTCGCAGACATATACTTCGGACCTATATATGATACTGATAGCGAGGGAGAAGGATTCAAAGAATGGCTAGTAAAAGATCCAAGAGCATATACTGAAGGGTCTTTAAACGACTTGTTATTACAATATAGGAAGTATAAAGAAGAAATGTTGCAAAGAATTAGATCTAGAAGGGAATTTAGAAAAAGATTACTTTATACCAATTAACCAATAAATCAAATACCCCCTACATAAAAAATTTAAGACAATGAATATTACTAACGATCAAAGAGAAATATTAGAGCATAAACTATCGGAAGGCATGGAATTTTGCTTCTTAGATTATTCAGGTTGGAACGAAATAGAAGACGAGGAGTTTCATGAGCTGAGAATAGCATATTTAAGGGCACATGAAGCCTTCAGAACATACTTAGAAAACAATGGCTTAATTGAGTATCAATAAATTTTCAAAACTCGGCCGAGGAAATCAAATCCTACGTTATAGTCAGCAAAAAAAAATTACTAAAATATTTGGATATTAATTATATTATGCGTATATTGTAATTGAAAGTTAAAAACAACTAAAAATACAGGTATGAAAGTAACCATGGGGCAACATAATGGAGATTAGCCCAGTTAGTACATTAACTTCCATAGCCCTGAAGCAGCGGTACCCGTTAAAACATCTTTCTCAGGATTAAGCTTCTTGGATCGACTATGGACATGGTTACGTTTTTAAAAGAAAAGAATATGAAAGACGTAGAACGAATAGTAATAAATGAACATGCAGGCTTCGAAGTAGGAAACTTAGCCTATCATAGGACATGCCCGTCAATAACATGGGTAATAGTACTAATCGAAGAATTAAAGAAGAATGAAAATTCTGTATTTGGAATAACATGTACGAGAGTGGATAGAAACGGCGAGATGCATAGAGAAATGTTTATGCCAATAGAGCTCGAGATTGACAATACTCATGCGAAGAAGATAATTTAACGAAACTTTAACGTGGTGTTAATGATTTATTAAATATTCGGAAATATTTGGATTTGTCAGGAATTGATATGCGGCGATTTAAGCGGTAGAAAAAAGCAGAGACGGTAAATGGTATTGGGTGGTTTGAGTTTGTACCGTACCGTAAAAAAATTTGCCGTTAGAGTGATAAAAGATGCCTAATAATTCTATTCAACGCTCACCGGATTCTACTAAAAAACCATATAAACCATATAACCGTAACAATATAGTTACGAATCTTAATAAACTTATTAACTGCATAAAAACCGTAACTGAATAGTTACATAAACCATATATAAAATGAAATACCCAATAATTATTCTATTCTTTGCCATACTCATACTTCCGTTCAATGCCTGTTTTGTTCCAAGCGATACAAAGAATGAAACCGTTAAAAAAGAAACACCCATTAAAAATATAGAGTTTGAAAGTATTGATTCCGTAGCTAATGTTGGTAGTAGAGCCATATTTGAATTCAAATATCAAGGGTGCGAGTACTTACACATTTCATATCATTTCAATCATTTGGGTATTGCCCATAAAAGGAAACTGTAAAAACCATTAAATAATATCGTTATGGCAAGTAAACCAAATCATAAAATAGTTAAACGGTATCTTAGCAAGTTCTTTTCTGCCCAATACCTTACTGAAAGAGATGCTGAGTTTAAAAGTCTCATACGAATATTAAATAAAAAAGATAATCGGCACATCGCTAACTTAATCGAGTTATGTACTTACATTGTCTTAAATACCGCTTCGCTTAGAGAGGATGAGATTACTGAAGATATGGAAGCTGAGGTTTTTGCTACTGAGTTATTGGATGAATGGTTAAAAAATAATTAAATGAATAAAAAAGCTGAATTACTAAAAAAGATCTTAGCTACTGAAGCCACGTTACGTGAGTTAAAGTTCGCATACGATCATTTAAAAGTTGTTAATAATAACCCGTTAGATTCTTATTCTCTCATTAAGAAGTACCTTCGTGATAATCAGTTAGAATATATAAGGGGTAGTTTTGTTACTAGTACTAGTTCTTACGTATCTGACATTTCTATATCGTTTTCTAATAGAATTCGTTTATATAATACTTCCATTGCATTAAATCATTTCTATAATGCTGATGAGACTGAATATATATTTGAACTGTATACTAATAATGATGATTATAAGATTACTATTACTAGTTGCAGGAACAATCATTATTTTGGCGTACCTATCTTTAATTCTAGGAAAGGGGCTGATCACGCTTTACGTATATTAGGTGAAGAGAATATTAAAAATGCATTATATCATGAATAAATCTGAATTACAAAAAGAAATCGTTAAAGCTAGGGCTGCATTAAATGAATTAGAACAGTCGCTACTTAAATTAAATACTATTGAAAATGAATTAGATTCTTATAGTAGTATCTGTGCCTATCTACGAAGTAATAAACTTCAGTATATTAGAGATTGGGAAACTAGTGACGGGGTTTATACTACTCCTCTTGCCGTGTCTTATTCTGCAAAGATGCAACTGGTAAATACATCCATTGCCTTAACTCATTTATATTCTTCTGAAAGTGCTTATAAGTGGTTATTTGAACTGCACACTAATGCTCAGGATGAAATGAAGGTTTTAATAACTCGTTGCAACGAAAATTATAGTGTTGGGGCCATTACCTTTAACTGTTTAAAAGGAGCTGAACATTCCTTAAGGATATTAGGAGAAGAAACAATTAAAACTGCATTATTATGGTAAAGTCAAAAGAAGATTGGGTGGACATACAATTAAATAATTATTCACGTGATAAGTTAGAAACTATAGAGCATCTATTTATGTCCTTATTACAATCATGTGAACAGTATAGGAATAATAAAGAAAGTAAAGGTGCTCAGTCTGTGTTTAATAGTGCTATAGATTGCAGTCGGTTATTTATTGATAATATTTAAATTATTTTATTTATGATGTCAGAAGAATGGATAGAAACATCTGAAATAGAAATACCTAAGGATGGAAAAGAATATTTAACTAGGAATGGGCATCAAGGCGCCACATTTGCATTAATTAGATGGAATTCAATACATAACTATTATCAGATTAAGGGAGAATATGTTTCTATCGGTAATGTTGGAACACAATGGTTACGTATTCCGGAATACGTTAATAAGGTTGGAATGAGCAGGCCTTTATATAGAGATTATATCGATTTAGTAGAAGTACAACCTGGAGTTGTCGTGAATATATTGAAAGATGCTTATATACATGAATTAAATAAATATATTGATCACCTGGACCAAAAGAGTTAAATTATGATTAATACGAATGACATGAATTATGTTGAGTTTAAGCGGTATTTCTATTCCTCTAAAGCATATACATCTCTTAATATCTTTTTACGTTGTGCTATTATGCTATATGTTATTCAACTTACTTTTAAAAAGAAACATATAGGTGGATGGAAGCATTATTATAGGGTTAATCCGTATAATCCGATATCTTATGTATTTGTGGTATTATGTTCTATTTATTTGGTTTGTCTTGGAATCTTTAATACTGTTATTGAATTATTTGGACGTAATCCATTTAAATATTCTTAGTTTTATTTGCATTATCTGAAAATCTAGTAAACATGAAAATAGACAAAATAAAGCCAACCATAATAGTGGGCGAAGATACTTTTGACGTATTGGCTGCTTTAGATGTTCGAATTAAAGCTAAGATCGAACAGAACAAGAAACGGCTCTTTAACAGAAAGCGGACAAATCCAAAATATTTTAAAAATTGATAACTTGAAGAAATTAATAATAACAATTGACACTGAAGCTTCTGTCCAACCAGCTTTTGCAAATACGTTGGAAAGTGATTATGATAAAGAGTTGCGAAAATTTATTGAATTATTAGAAATAAAGAAATAACGTATGAAAGAAAGACTTTTCAGTGCCACCATCGCCTTATTCGTTTTCATTATGATTGTCATGGCTATATGTTCTTTTCCAGATAAAGATATACCAGTATCTGTGCCTGTCTTAGATCCTGTCTATAATACCGATTCTATTAAGTCGTATGATCATGTGTTCAAGGGTTGCGAATATATATTGTTTGTATATGGCGATAAGATGGCTGCTATTCATAAAGAAAATTGTATTAATCATTAAATAAATTAAAAATGAAAGAATTATATAGTGCCATGCGCGCCTTAATAATATTAATATTGATTATTAGTATTTTTTCTTCTCCAGATGAAAATAAGGATGCAGTAAGCTTGGATCCTGAAATTAAAGAGTGTATACATGATCATGAAGAATGTTGCAAAAAAATTAAATTATGAAACACAAATTACTTATTTGGTTGCTCAAGCGATTCATTATAACTGGTCTTACTAACATGTTATTAAATATTAAAGAATTGGACGTTGGACTTTGTTGGTTAAATTACCAATTGAATTCGGGATTAATCAATTTGGCTGTAAAATACTATTTGCAGACTAATATACCCAAAGATATAAAAATGGATGCATATGGATTTTGGTGGAAACCGGGAGCTAGAGAGCCACGGATGAAATATTTAAATGAACAGTTGCTCAAATTAAAACCTTTGAATAAATGGAAATGAACAATGAGAAATTTAAGGCATTTAACAATGAGTTCCTTTCTTTATTAGAATTGCATTGGCCTGAAATAACGCCTCCCTTTATTAATGAAATAGACGAGTATTTTGTTTTGTCAATGCCTCTTTGGTTAGCTGTTAATCATTATGCTATAGAAAATGGTGGAAAAGCGGTAAAAATTAATAAGGATTAATATTTTCTTGTAATTGTCAGAAATTATATGTAATTTTAAAATATGAAGGAAGTTACAGTAAATATCGAAGCAACTAAAGCTAGGGCAGAAACTTATTATATAGATAATGCTAATCGCAGACATGCAACAAAAAAAGAAGCTTTAAAGGCTGATAAAGAAATCCTTCTACGTGATCAGGCATTTGTATCAGTTATTGAGTTGAAATATACTAAATACATCAATGTACAATGGCTATATACATTCCAGATCAATTAATTCGACTAGTCACGAAAGTAGAGATTGGGTACGAGGATTGTGGGGAAAGATAAATTGGGAAATACCAAATGACTGGAGAATATGTGGAGAAAACATGTTTGCCAAGCATACTGTACCATATAACCAGTTAAATTCTTATTTTTTAGCGTTTTCTATTTGGAATTCTGACAATTATTGTTTAAATTGGGAGGAAACCTTAGCGTATTTAGATATTTTAGGACTAGAACATGTACCTGTTATATACGATGGTATATATGATGAAGGTATATTAAAAGGTTTGGATTGCAATGGAGTTCAGAAAGAAGGATGGGTTATTAGAAACTGCCGAAGAGTTTGCATTTAAAGACTTTAAAAGAAACGTCGCTAAATTTGTAGGAGAAGGATTTGTTCTGCCTCATGGGCATTGGTTTAATAAAAAAATTATAAAAAATAATTTAAAATATGATTAATACACAAGATGCAACTGGAAATGAAATTGTTATTGGTAAATCTTATGGATATTCCAATGATAAAAATGGCTTTTGTACCGTAACACATGGAATTGCAACAAAATCAAATGAAGGAAAAGTTACTTTAAAGGTTTTTCATAAAGTAAGATCATTATATAATGATGTACCAGAACCACAAACCATATCCAGATCTGTATCAGTTAAGGCATTAAAATTATTTCCATTACTAGAAACAAACAAAAACAATGAGAAGAGCAAATAATGACGTCGAAGTATTATACAATGACCAAGATCAATTAGCGGGCGTAAACATGGGTTTTGATTTTACTGCTGAGCACGAGTGGGGTATTGCAAGGATGCAAAGAGATTTGGGAGTCCAATTAAAGCCAACTCGAGATTTAAATGGATACGAATCTAGATTAATTACTAAAAATGAAACTGTTGGTTATTACGAAAAGGATGGAGTATATTATGTGGCATCACATTTGTTCAATAGATATACTGAAGATGAAAAGAAATGGAAAGATTATCCCCTTCGCATAAACAAAGATAAAGACATTTCAATTGCAAGTCATTGGGACTCTAATCAATTTTTATTAGCGCATAATAGTAAAGAGCTTCAAGATCTACTAGTAAATGCCTTCAATAGCCTAAATGCATGTGTATTTATAGGCGCAGGATTGATTATATTAGACTACACTAAAATATCTGAACAAGATAAGCAAGAAGCAACAGATTTAGATATGTCTAAAATCAGATTGAAAAATGCAATGCTTAAAACAGGAATTAAAGAGCGATTGAAAAAAGCAGATAGAGGATTTCATGCACTATCTCCTAGATGGGCTAATGACGAAGAAACTGAAATAGTGTATTGGCTAAACCCTAGACAGCAAGATTTATATAATTCTGCGTGGGTTACTGAAAAGGACCTAGATGATTGGATTGCTGGAAAAGGGAAAATTATTAAACCACGAAAAAAGTAAAATTATGCCATGTAGATCAGATTATCAGGATCCTACGCAAAGAGAGTTAGAGTCAATAAAAGTTTTAAACTTTTTAAAGGAATTAGGTAAAGTTAAGAAAGTCAATTCTTATGGAGACGTAAAAAATTTAGATAGAGATACGGCTAAATTGTGTAAGTTATGCAGCAAATTGTCCAAATCCTTGCAAATGGAGAAGCAGTCCTTAGAGCTACAAATTTGGTGGCGTGATCACCAAGCTGCCGATTTAGCTAGAATGATGGAAGAAGAAATAACAGAATTCAATATATTTCAGCCAATGTTATCTGACCCTAATGTCTTACAATTTGGTAGAAAGGGAATATATCATATACTAGCTATAGAAGGAGATTCTAATTACGCCTCTAAATCCACTTATTATAATGGTAAAAAGATCTTATTTAAATCCCCTAAAGACAGGAAGTTAGAGTCTGACAAAATGACTAATATAAAATTGCTAGTATTTGATTCGAGCTCCCTATCATTGGATTGGAAATGCACTTATCGAAATACCAAGGGAGTCTATTTTAAGAAGCATCGCGATAAATTTTATATTATTAAAAGCAAATAAAAACAATGAAATATTTAATATTACCGATTCTCCTATTTTTAAGTGCCTGCTATCCCGAACCCCCTGTTATTAATGAGGCGGTGTCATATGTACTTATCGATCAATATAAATCCGTAAATGGAGTCGTTAACACAGATATAGGAGAAGTTTGTGGAATAGAAAATAACTTTTTAGTTACCAACGGAATAGATATTGGGTTAATTTCATCTTGTGAATTTGGGAGTAGATATACTGCAATATTATTTGAAGGTGGTTTTAGGCTTACCGAATCCTATATATTAGGGAATATAGAATTGTTTGTTGGTAATACATCAATAAAAATCCTATATACAAATTCTTTAACCATGGCACAATTGAAAATACCAATAGCACCAGACGAGTTTTATATATGTACCTATAAAAAAATTTAAATGCCAACATCAACAATAATACCATTATTAGCCTTAAAGAGACCTATTTTAATTAAAACTGGTGGACATGCTGCTATCTACGAGGGTAGTTTACATGGAATTCATAAAGATTTATTGGATTTGTACACCGCGACATTGTCCAAATCTGACATTGAAAAAATACAAGATGTAGACGAAGATCTTAGTCCATTGATCGGCGCGCCAATGTTTTTAGGTTTTGCTGGACCTACATTATCAACATTTGACTCTGAAGAAGTTTGGGAATATAATATAAATCCCGATGTTAGAAACTTACATGCAGATTTTAAGGGAGAGAAAACATATTCAGAAATTATAAATATTTTATCTGAAGGACTATTAACTTGACAATATTAATCGTAATCTTTTTCTCATTTTTATTAACAATGTCATGGCACGTATATAACAAGTATTATAAATGAAATCGAAATTTAATATTAAGGTATTTATGCTTGGGGCATTTGTGGCATGTTCTATAATGGCTGTTTTAACTGCAATTGAAATTCATAATAAGCCATTACCATTGCCCATAGAAAGGACTGATTTAGAACAATTGCAATTTGAATATCAGAGACAGCATACTATCATTGAACACTTGCAAGAATCTTTGCAAAGAGAAACAACTTTATTAGAAGAATATAGAAATGAACTAAAAAAATATAAATAATGGTCTTTGAAAGATATCAAGTAGTAAAAGATTTTCCCGGTCATAATATTGGCGATGTCATTGAAGTTGCAGACGACAGTCGACCAAAACATGGCGTCTTATGGAACATTTACAATTCCAATGGAGATATTATTGACGTCGATGTATTTCCTAAATTTGAATTAGGAAGCGAGTTCTTTAAAAGAATGGATAACAATGTTTTGCATTCTGAAATGGTTGGAGATCAACAATTGATTATAGAGAAAGATGGAAATGCATATGCGATCTGCATAGTAGGCTCCGAGGGTGGAGAATGGATACAGTTATGCTCAGCCCCATCAAGGGAATTTGCAATTAAATTTATTCGAGAATATAATATTATATTTAAAAAATACGACGTAAATCATTAATTATGAAATGGTTAACTGAAATTGAATTACTGAAAGGTAGGAACAACCTAGAAGCTGGGTACAAGATTTCAAATCTTATTGACGTCAACTTATTAGTAGGTGATCAAGGCGTTGGCAAATCTACTCTATTAGATATGCTGGGCAATAATGATAAAGACCTCCAGGTGGTACTGTCAGACGAAGCAAAGAAGAATGGTGTTAAAACTTATTTCTTTGACTCTGAAAAGGATAATCCTAGAACAAAGGATTTGCAAATGTATACAAATATTAACGGGACTCCAAGGGGAATAGGGCTGGGCAGAGCGGCCTCATATAGATGGCGATCTCATGGTGAATGCCTAATAGATTTTACAATACGTGGCATTGAAAAAGCAGAAAATTGCATTATAATTTTTGACGAACCAGAGAGTGGATTATCAATAAGAAATCAATTTAAATTAGCCGAGGCATTTGAACAAGCCATTAAACGGAATTGCCAAGTATTTGTTGCCACACATTGTTTTCCATTAATAGAAGCTCAGGAAATTGTGTATTCCATGGAACATAACGAATGGATGTCTAGTAAAGATTTTATTAAAACGCAAGAAATATGATCAAGATAAAATCAAATCAGTCAGCTTGGAATTTTATATTCGGTACTGTATATAACTCTAATTCAGGCGAGTTTAGAATACATACCAATAAGAAGGGTATTAAGTTGTACCTCAGTTTCAGTAACAGAATTTATACTGGTTATAATTATGAGCATCTGACATACTACGAGCGGACTGACATAGAAAACCGCAGCCGTGAGGTGTATCACCCTGATATTAAGTTTATTACCGATGCTCATTACAATAATAGTGTCGTAGGTGCGAACCTCATTGACGCTGTTAATTTACACATAAATAAATTTCCAGGCGATGTTCGCATACCTACATCAACTGAGCTAAATTCCCATAAATCAACATTGTCTATAGACGAATTTGTTGCTAACTACATCAAGGAAGATGAGTACGACAACGAATATACTAGAGACGAAATTAAAGAACTATTCAACGTATGAAATACCTAAAAAATTGAAAAGATACAAAATGGCAGAGACTAAAACGACTAAATTCGACTTTAAAATGATAACGTGGCCAGTCAGAATTGTACTGCTCATTGCGTTAATAATTTGGGCATTTGCAACCTGGTTACCAGCTAACGAATATCACGACATTAATGCATTTTTCAACCAGTGTGTCACTGATTTGTCTGTTGGTGAACTCACTGTCATTTTAATCACAATCAATATAATATTTGGAGACTAATGAGTAAGCTATTTAAAGACCGCACCACTCTAGGTGTAATAATCTCAAGAATGCAGGTGCCATATCTGACAGACTCTCATATTAATATGATTGAGACTGTAAAAGGTAGACACGACAGAGTCCTAATTTTACTAGGTGTTAAGGATAAAATAGACCTTAAGAACCCATTGGACTTTAATTTGCGTAGGCAAATGATAATGCCATTAATGCGAGTTAATGACATAATTGTACCACTTAAAGATATTCCAGATGACAACCCAGCTTGGGCGAAATCAGTAGATAATTTGGTTTCAGCAGTTAACGGACCTAAGGAATCTGCGATACTTTATGGAGGTAGAGATAGCTTCATTCCCTACTATAAAGAAGCGAATGGACAATACGAATGCGTCGAGTTATTACCTGAAGATAATGACAGTGGCACCGAGCTTCGTAACATTGCAGCAACAACCATACCAAAGTATTCTAAGAAAGTTGCAAGTGCAATCATCTACACCACTAATAAACTATTAAATTAATTTCAATGTTATTTATGATATGCATTTTGTCCATCATGGCTATTATTGCCATAGTAAAGGAATTGTTAATTGGATTGGGTTGCTCGGATTTAATGGATGGTAATAGAGATTATTTAGAAAGAAAGATACTAAATAACGAAGCCTCTAAAAAAATGATTTGGAAGTATACTTTTAGTCATTGGACTCAATTAATATTAAAATGGAATTGGTACGTTCTAGTATGCGCATTAATAATTGTATTTCCGTACCCTTTGAGCTGGTTTGGCGGGATTTTATTAATATTACATGTAATTGGCTTAAATGTTAATAATAATACATTAAAACAGTTAATATCGTTTGTATCATTTCTTATGATATGCCATGTTCTTATGTATTTATCTAGTTTTTATTGAATTAAAATCTTTTATAGTTTGTTAGATTTTACTTTCTTAATCAGATAATTTAATCCAATTATTATGTTCTCTTTTTCCAGCTCAGTTTCTGCCTGATATTCCCAAATCCTTTCTTCTAAATCTTTAAATAGATTTTTTATTCCACCAATGTTAGATTCAGACCCTGATTTAAATGGCGCAGATTCATTTAATCTTTTCGCTTCATTCCAAATTTTCTTATTCATAATTTTCCTTTTTAATATATAGCTTTGAAATTTTTGAAATCTTGTTAGGAGTAACCAATATATTTTGTAGCCCTAGTTTCTCGTCATATGATAAGTTATAGAAACTATAATATTTGGTAAAGTCCTTTGCAAATACTTGAAATGCTGTCATAATTTTCTTTTTAAAATGCCGGTGTTAATGATACAATTAACCCAATTCCCATTAAGGCGAAGCCCCATGCAACTATAATAATCCATTTATCTTCTTTCATCTTACAATATGATTTGGATAATAATATTCTCTCCACAAATGTTCTGCTTCATGAGGCTTTGGATCTTTGGTTACAAACTTGAAACCATTATAACAGTCATGGTCCATTAAAGTTGTTTCCAATAGGACTATTAATCCAGCTCTAGATTCCTGTGGAAATTCTGGGTTTGTTAATTTGCTATTTACCTTATCTATAAGGTATTTAATATCAAGTGTCTTTCTTGCCATAATGTTTAAAATTTTATATTGACATTGAATTATAAACTGCTTGTGATTCGTAACGCAATCCATCGCCATTTCTAAATGGGCCTGTTAGCTTAGTTATCATTGGCGCACCAATTTTCCAATCCCAAACTCTATCTCTTTTATAACGAGATCCATCAGAAAATTTATAAACTCCATCTTCTGTAAAATATCCTAGTATTTCCATTCCCTTTCTCTTTAACCAAGCATTGAGTTCATCTGGATTACTAGTTGTAATGGATCCATTTTTAGTCACTATCTGTATTTCTTTCATTGTATTTGTTTTAATTACAATACAAATATAATACAATTATTGGTGAGATTGTGTTAAGGAAATGTTAATATTAACGAGATCTTAATATTTCTTTCATTTGATTATAATATAAGTAAACGTCCTTTCCAGAATCGTACTGATCTTGTTGCTCCTGAGTTAAACAGTAGTTCACTCTATCGATGCTCCATAAACGTTTTAAATGAGTGATAGCTGCCTTTGTATCGTTTCTATCTTTTGAGCGATAATCACGGTAGCTAAGATCGTCGACATCTGCTTTATGAATCATACCATGAGAAAAGCTAGGTCCTAGGGTAATTTTGTTTGGAATTTGGAAAATGTACATCCCACATGAGCATGTGGCATTTGTTAGTACAACGTCAATTGATGGGTATCTAGTTAAGCAATCAATCAATATATCCATTATATGTACGAGTCCTCCATCGGTACTAAAATACAATGTTATATTAAAATCTTCTACTAGTTCTTCTATAGTGTTAATTAGAGTGATTACTGACTCTTGTGTTATTTCTGAATCAAATATTATGGTGCGGTGCGCCATTCTTGTTCCTTCTGTTTATTGTTAAGTATCTTTTAGAGTAGATTTAAGTAATTTAATGTTGTCTCTAATAGCATATGCTTCTTTAATTCTACTTGATTTCCATCCATATACTTGGGCAAAACTTGACAATTCTACTAATTCGCAAGTATAGATCCAAATTAAAGAATCTTGCATTTTAGTTAATTCAGATAAATCCTTTCTCAATGGAAATAATTTTACTGACTTTGCACTTGACAATTTATTGCCAGTAGGAGTAGATCTATTATCTCCATGACCCGAATCAATGTTATAATCAAGTTGCAAAGATATCATTCCCTTGGGCGTTTCTCTAAGGGCGATGCCAGCTTTAACTCTAGTAGTACCATTAAAATCAACTGAATAACCATATCGATTTCCAAATATTATTGGATTTCCTAATGCATCTTTCTTAGTCGTTGTTGGTTTCACTTCCTGTAATTTCATATTTTTCTTTTGGAACAACTGCTTTATTGCTTAACTTTTCAGAAATAATTTTCTTCTCTAGAGAAGCTTCAAAGCATAATTCGTTGTCATTATTAAAATAAAATTTTTGTAATTTACATGGCTTTTCAAAATTAGGAATCATAATTTCTTTGCCAATAGTAAATTTAGCCCTATCCGATAATCGCTTTACTTCCATTAACCTTTCTATTAATGTTAGAGTAGATGGAGAGTAAGGCATTTTAAATGAGACTATTTTGAATTCCTTTCCTAAATCTAATGTCATTTGGTTGCGTGTTTATAATAAAAATTATCGTTTAATCTAGATTCTTTAAAATATTTTTTCATTCTAGAAATTTTACGTGTTATTTTTTCTTCGTCAAGTTTACTTATGTCAATTCTATGGTGTTCATCTAGATACAAAGATAAAAGTTTGAAGCAAGCCATGACATCATGGAATTCGTCAATTAATAACTCTGTGTTCACTTTCCCAGTATGTGGATTTTTACTATCCATTCCAAATCTCATACATTTTGACAAGATTTGTGTTAGTTCTGCACATTCTTCCATAAATGTAGTAACAATGTAATTAAAATTCATGTCTTTCATTCGTCTTTTATATTTTTATTTATAAATTGAAATAAGCATGGGCCAGATTCGTTATAACCAGGTTTAATGTAATTTACTATCCAACCATTAGCTTCGTATAATGACTCAAAATCTAAATATCCTTTGTCGAATACATCTCCAGAAGTAAGTTGAATTTGAGATTTTGCTGCCTTATCAAGGATTGCTGACATGACATCTTTTTGACTTATATAAAATTGAGTTTTTTTATATTTTTGGCAAATTAAATTATTGATTGCAAGGATTACATATTCTGGTAATGATGTGCCTGCTGATTCAGCTGCTTCTTGTGGAGTTATAGGTTTAATTTCGTTCATGCCATTTCTTTTAAATTATACTTCTTAGCTAATTTTTCTAATCTTTCTTTAGTTACGTTTATAGTAATTTGATGCCAATCTGGATCATCATATATCCAGCCAATTTCCCCATAATGTAATAACTTTTCTATTTCATATGGAAATTGAACACTTCGATCTATAAATACATTATGATTCTTAGTGCTGACAGTTTCCAATAAACCCTTAATACTATATTTGGTATCTATAGACCTACCAATTGGGTTTTTGACAGTGCCTTTTGATTCACAGGCAATTAAATGTGCTTCCATAATTGCATCTGTAAATAATGCTTTTAATTCACTGTTAGAGAGATTAGATAGACTATAAAACCCTGTTTTCATTTTGCAAAATTTTGTCTGCTTTTTCCCAATTATGTATGTCAATCATTGGTTGCAGGTTATTAATATTCATTTTACTTCCGCCTTTTGATATGGGATGTATGTGATCAACAGTAAACATTTTTCCGCACTTAGAATAGAAATTATAATGATATGAAACAGTTCCAGACATATGGTTATTGACGTCAAGTCTAACTTCATATACTTTTAACTTGGTCACTGGGCATGTCAACTTTTCATTTCTAATTAGTGACAGCCATTGTCTTTTTCTTCTTGACAGCGATCGATTTGCCACCTTTAATTTATGGCAAATGTTTGGGAATTCTAAATAATTCCATCTTCTAATTGATACGTACACTAATCTGGTTTTTTAAATAAATAATTATTATTCCACATCCACTCTCCTATTAATTCTCCGTTTATAAAAGAGCAATTATTAAATATATCCTTGCAATCCATAGCATCTTTATATATTTTCGATGTTGGCTTCCATCTCTTATTTAAATATATTTCAATCTTCCATCCTTCTGGAGACATAAATCTTGCCCATTGTTGGGACTTGCCAATCCTAAATCCATCAAACGCCCATCCACTTCTAAATGTTTCAGTGTGAATTCCTTTAAATGTCCCTTTCCAATTTCTGAAATTTTCTCCTACTGTTCCTTTACTTTTTAATGGTTTAGCTAAAAAACACATTTTATCTGCATTAATTTTCATTAGCCATTCATCGGGATTTAATTTATAAACTGTATCTCTATCCATTTGATTTTTGATTTTTAGATAACAAATGATAATCTACACATTTTGCCGATAATATTAATTCTAACCATTTTTCATATGAAAACGGAGGCTGATTAATTTTGTACTGATGCCTTATTTCTGCTACAGAATATGGTTTGTCGTTATCAAAATATTTCATAATGCTAAAGTTAAATTATTCTTTGCCCTAGTGGCTGCGGTATAGAGCCATCGTTTATGATCCCAATTTTTAGTCTGCTCATTAATTACTAGTACATTATTCCATTCAGAACCCTGAGACTTGTGGCATGTTATAACATATCCATAATCTACTAAAATCTCTTCTTCATGCAAATTTTCACTGTCATATTTTTCTGCACCAAATCCTTGTTTATTTAACCATATTTCACGTTCTCCTTCCATTTCAGTTTCTACAATGGCCTTCCATCTCCAATCAGTTTCTGATAATAGTTTTTTCACAAGTACTTGTTGGCCATTAAATATGTTGGCTTTTTTGTTATTATGGACGCAGATTAATCTTTCGCCTTCTTCAATTAAATGTTTATATTTTTTATTAGCTCTAATCTTACTATTTAGATTTCGACGAGTCCAATTAAATCCACAAATTATCTGATCGTAATTTCCTTCTTGCACTAAATATTCAGGAGCAACCGTTGAAAATTCAACGTTATTATAATTCATTCCAATTGTATCGGCTCTGACATCATGGGCGAAATTAACAATACCCGAATCAGATCCTTGTCTGAATATGTCTGTTAATAGCCACCTAGGACTTTTCATAATACCCGGATCTCCTCCTATAGGTGCTAATTGCCCATAATCTCCAATCCATACAACTTGTATTCCAAACTGTAAAATATCGTAAAACATTTTAGTATTTACCATAGAAGCTTCATCTATAAACATTACTCTTGGCTTCTTTATTACAGCATGTTTTTTCTTCCAAATCATATGCTCTTTGCCCTCATCATCCTCTCGTTTGCCTTTATAATTGTAGATAGCTGAATGTATGGTGTTTGCCGGAACTCCCTTGTTACGTAAGACATTTGCAGCCTTTCCGGTTGGTGTTAAAACGACATATTTGATTTTATCTTCTAATTTCTGCAAAATATAATTAACACATGTCGTTTTTCCGGTACCTGCTAATCCACCGATAGAAGTTTGTGACTTTCCTGCTATGACGTCTCCTACAACTCCACTAATTACTTTCTTTTGATTTTCGCTAAATTTCATTTAATTGTTTATTTCCAAAGTGTCTATTGTTTCTACTGGCAATGTTGATTTCAATTCAAAGTACATTTCAACAATATTGTAATCTAAATCAACTTGTTTATCAGTTACATACACTTCTTGAAGAGGTTTATAACTCATTAATTGGTATGTTCCGCTTTCGAGGACCACTAATTTGCCCAGATGCATTTTTGCTTCTTGTTCTTGTTGTTGCAATTGCGCAGAGACTTCGTTACATCCCTTCATCATGATAAAGGTGTATATTAGTAATCCAATTATAAGCATTCCCGATGCTGCTGCAAAGGCTTTTAAGATTTTTGAAAATCCAGTTATTCGTTTCATTGTTTAAATATTTATTAATTAAAAGGTTAAAGGTGTATTTATTTATCATTTCGCAAGCCATAATAACAGGGGAATCTCGGCTTGCCAGTATTTGTATCGTTATCATGCCATCCAAAATATCTTATTTCAGCTGACTTTCCTATATAGTTTTCTTTATTGCTTAATAAATCTACTCTTTGAGCATGGGTTAATTTAGTGTTTGCAGTAAATGTTATCCCATCCATCTCTATTATTGGTCTTCCATGCTCTGGGCGCTTTTCACTTGGTATTACGTCTATAACAGTGCCAACTCCATCATCAAACACTTTATATTTTAGTAGACTTTTAGATCTTTTATTAGATTCATAACATGACTTATTATTAAGCCTTACCATTAAACCTTCATATCCATCGTCTATAAACTCTTGATGATGCCTAGCTAAATCTACGTCTAAATTGTTTACTCCAATTTCTATTGTTGGTACTAATGTTACTTTCCACTCCTTTGCATTTATAAGACGAGATTTAAATATTTGCCTTAATGTCTCATTCCTTTTAACGTAGGGTTTTTCTAATACCATGTCATATACATTAAACCCAATCCTTTCAGTTTTGCCAGGGTAATATTTTTTAACATACGACATGTTGGATTGGAAGTTTTCACCATGAACATATAATTCTCCGTCTAACACAAATTTAACTCCTGCCGTATAATCTGCAAACATATCTTTTAGTTCAAGTTTCAAATGATCCATATTCTCAATGACTCTGTTTTGCCTAGATCTAAATTCAACTTCAACTCCACTTGTTTTAACCTCTATAAATGCCAATGCCCTTTGGCCATCCAATTTAGCTTGTACAAATATACTAGTAAGCGTCTCAGCTTCAATGTCTTTGTTAATATGCTTTTTCCTATCTTCCCATTTTGCTGCTAGCATTGGCATTGTCAATATATCATTTTTAAATGCAAATCTAGCTTCTTCTTCTGTTGCATAATATCCAACTTTTAAAGCATTTTCGTATTTCCTTTGGGCTTGAAGTTTAGCTTGTTCTTCAGCTGATGTATAATTTGCTCTACCTACGTTTTTTGCTTCGCATTGTCTCGGGTCTTGTTCCATTATTTTACCACCAACAATTCCAGATTTTTGAATTAATTGATCATTGTCTGCGTAAAATTGTTTGATTCTAAGTTTTCCTTTTGAATCAATTTTAAATGTAGTATATACGTTATTTTCTATCATCTTGATTATTTATTGCAATTTGCACGGTTTCCGCATTTACTTTTCCGCAAAAAGGTAACCAATATTTATTGTCTTTGTACGTAAGTTCGCCTTTCTTAATGGAATTAAACCCTTTAAATAGTAAAATCTTTCCTATTAAACTATACAGTTCTTTTCTGTTATAATATTTGAACCTCATTTATTTTATTTTATTCTCCAAATTCTTATTTCAGTGTTAATTGTTCTGGCAGTAAATGCCTTATTATATCTTTTTTTGTACCATGAAAATTTAGAATGAATGTCCTTCATTTTCCATGATTCAACAGGAACTGCAAACGATTCATTAATTTCAAGCTTCTTTAAAGTATTGGTGAATTTAGTACCACCTCGGGTTCCGCGAATTAGATTATCATAATTAACCTTTGGAATAGGAATATTACTATCGATTTTATAAATTATTTCCATACAGTTGTAATATACGCATAATATATTCAATATGCAATTATTTTAGGCTATTCATTTTTTTTAATTATAATTCTAGGGAAAACCAATATGTTAATATCATTCCTAATAAATAAACTCCTAAAATTAATGTTTCTTTCATTTTGCCAGATTTAATTATTCAATATCCAAATCCCTCCTCTCCTATTAAAAAATATCTTTGTTCCTTCTTCTAACCGATTCATATCTACTACATTTCCAAGTAATGAGATATTTAAACTGCGAGAGATTTGTGCGGCATGGGCCATAGATCCTCCCCTATCAACTAAAATACCAGAATGTTTAACCAATAACTTTATATCTTCGAAAGTAGTGTCGCGAGTACAATAAATACTATCATTCGAATGATTGTTGATATTCCATGTTATATGTCCTTGGCATGACAAGCTATTAGCAGGCGTTCCTATTAAATCTGGTTGTGTCCAATGAATGCCTAGCTGATCTACTGGTGTTAATTTTATTTCTCTTGCCTGCAATACCCATATTATCCCGTTGATGTCAATTGCTATTTCTAATTCAATAGATTTAATATTAAGTATTTTACAGGCACTTTCTAATATTGCAGATAATTCATTTTTAAATTTTGGTAAAATATCCTGCCCCTCTGTTTCTCCGTTCATTAGTTCTATTCCAAATTTGTCTTTCGCTAGTTTACCATAAACCTCAGACTGGCCAGTAAGTGGATTAATATTTGACACAATTCCAGAATATCCAAATTTACAATTAATCATTTCCATAATCATTACGTCACATGTAAAATCTTCCAATGGATAATCTATTACTTCTAAATAGTCTAGAGTTCTTTTAAATTTCGAAGAATCGTGGACCTTTTTAACTGCTGCCGATAAGTTATTAAATTTAACGTTTAACATCGAATTCATGCGACCTGGCGTGCTAATATTGCCAGCTGAGCGTACGGCATATAATATATTTTTATCAAGGCCTAATCCATTAATTACTGCCTTTCTGTTTAGTATTTCATCATGCGTAACCCAATGAAATTTTGGTACAATTCCAAAGAAATTTGAATTAATTAATGTAAGTAAATTTAATATTTTCTTTCCTTTCATAATTCTTCCTTATTATACTCTCCATTTTCAAAGTTTGTTTTACAATCCTCGTCTATATTGTCAGTTTTGAACCACTTAAAATTAAAAACAAATGTATTTGGATCTCCTTCATTGATAAGTGACTTTTTATATTTTTTAATGAATTCAATTTGCTTATCAGTTAGTTTGTTTTCCCGTAGAATATTATATTCTTGAGTTTTAAAATCCCAGTCACTAATTTGGAATTTAAAATCGAATTCGCAATCACTAAAATATGCAGACGTTAATATTAACCAACCCCAATATTCAATTGCTTTTGAATTCCATTCCGGAGACTTTTTAATTAAACTCCTTTCAATTAATTCGGCATCTAAATTATAATGTCCTTCCGGTGGACAGTCATAGAAATTACCGTCGGGATCAATTGCCCCTTGCATAGTATAACCAGTGAATTCTGTTGTAGCAAAATTAGTATTGTCATATGTAATAGCATATACATAATCGTATTTCTCTACACTTCTTCGCTTCGATATATTTTTAAGTTCAAAAGAAGCATCTTCCAATGAAAACTTTTTTGGCATGTCGCTAGTTTCTTCTTCTAAAGTAAACTCAATAGCGGGACTGTCATGATAACTAGTATAACAGTAGCCGCGGCGACGATCGATATCTATGTCATGATTTTCATACAAATATGAAATGATTCTATTATGCATCTATTAATATTTTTAATACCTTTTCTCCATCGGCTGATGTGCCTAAGTGATTTAATTCTTCGTGCTTCCATTTCTTCTTAACTCTAGGAATTTCTGTTTCGAGATCTATGTTGTAATTCCTAGGCAATCCAATATATAAATGTTCCGTTTCGGAAGTTCCTAATTCAAATGCCCCGTCAACTAATGCTGGATGGTGGCATGGTCTTGCAAGTACAATGATAAATTTTTCTGGGTTTTTAGATAACAATGCATCTAATAGATAGTTAACATCTTTACTGTTTACTTCGTAGGGGAAGACATGAAGCGAATTTAAATTATACTCATATCTCATTTTCATGAATGCAGTATAATCCATATATGGATCAATACCAATATAATTCTTAACACCAGCTTCAAAAAGTTTTTCAGCTAAATGGCCTGTACCACAACCAACTTCTATAATTGTTCTGCCAGCTGCATAATCTACTATCCATTCTACCATTTTATTATCTGGATTAAAGAATTTTGTATTTTGTATGTACATTTCTTAAGATTTTAGTGTTTTATGAATTCTTACTTTTTGCATTTTCCTAGACATACCAAATATGTCTTCTATTTCTCGATTAGTAAGCGTAGATTTATTTTCACTTGGTTCTCCAGTTGACTCTTTTAAAAGATTGTTTTTAAGCATAAAAGCATATTTAGCGGTTTTTTTAACATGCTTCATTTCTGTTCGATAGGCTCTCAGCAAGAGGGTTGCTGCTTCTTTAAACTCTATCCATTTAATTAGAGAGGATTTAATTATAACTTTTCTTTTCTTAGGACGATAGGTCGTAGTATCTGTATTAAAGATCTTTGCATTTAATGCGACTAGAATATCTAGTTCAGTGTTATCGTAATATCCAAAAATGTTTTCTTGGATTGCCTCACTTTCCATTATCTCTTCAATGCTAACGTTATATTTGGCTGCCAATTTGTCTAGCAGCATCTTAGCAGTCATTTTTTCAGATTCTGTGGATCCTCTTACGACTCTAGCATAAACCTTTTTAAGGGTTTCAATGTTTTTATCTCTTGTTGTCATAAATTGCTGTTTTTAATTACAATGTAAATATACACATAATTTATGACAAGAAATGTTAAGAAAATGTTAAATATTAATTCTTAAGAATTATTTTAAGAGGACATTGCAAGTCTTTTATGTCTTTGTTAACATATTCAGACATTAATGTTGCGGCTTCATCCAATGAATCGTGGAGATATAGATTTTGCAAATACGTTTCCATTCTCCTGTTTGTTGGCATTGAGAATATAACGTCTATCTTTTCTCCAATGGAAAACATTTTTGTTACTGCTGCGGTTCCAACTGTTTTATAGCCAGAATCTTCGCTAGCGTCTTTCCTGTAGACAGGAATTATCGTAGTGTTATACATAGTTAAGTTATTTTGTTTTATGCTTCGCCGCCTGGTGCCATTGGTATTATGACTTCTTCATCTTGAGGTGGAAGTGGAGTAATAGAACCTACATCATATGCGTCGTATTTTGGATTCAAGGAATCTAGTACCAATCTAAGCTCTTCAATTCTAATTGGTATAAAGAAATATATTTCTCTAGTATCTTCGTTAATTAAATATTTTGCCATTATTTTAGTTTGAATTTAAAGACATTTGAACAGCTTCTAGATAATCTCTTGCTGCAAATTCATGTTGCTGTTCCCATGTCATAGTATCATATCCCGGAATTGACGAACTGAGCATATTAAATTCATTATAAAACCCACAGCCATTATATCCCGATTTTGCCTTTGCTTCTGTACCATACAATAATATTCTCTTCTTTACTTTTCCACTTTCCAAATCTTCGATTGATTCCAACTGCCTATTTCTAGTTTGGCCACATGCTATCCATTTCCTATTTTTAGACATGATAGCCCATTGAGTTAACTTCATTATTCTTCCTCTTCGTTATTTAATTTATTTACTGCGGCTTTCTTTTGTTTAATAGTCTCATTTAAATGCCCTATTGCTGTTTCTTCTCCTTCTACTAAAGCCGTTCTATATATCATTGACCAAAGTATACCCTTATGTTTTTCGTCTTGATTAGGACTTAGCCTAGCAGATTCTGCCCAAAACTCATTAAATGCAATAGCTAATTTTCCAAACGACAATCTTTTCTTTTCTGCTGCAATTAAATTCTTGATATGCAATAATGCAGTCTTAAATCCTTGTCTGGCATTTATTACTTGAATGCGATTCACGACATTTGATTTATACGATTTCATTACTACCTTTTCTGGATCTATCATTGGATGGTTAGTGATAGACAGCTGAAGATATGTGGTAATTTTACTTAATATTGACTTAGATAATTTCTTATTATATTTCTTTTGCATGAACTTTATTTTGTAGGAAAATGCAGGCGAATCAACACCTGCAAATTTCAATTGGTTTCTAGTCTTCTATTTGAAGTGGAGTCGAAGCTTCTCTTTCAGCCCTTAATTGTTCTTGCATATTTTCATAAGCCCTTTTGCAATTGCCAGCAGTTGAATACCAATCACTGGACAATAATATGTGCCCTTGGCTAGAAACAACTTGAATTCGTTGGCCTGATTCTCCTATTTGCAAAGATTTTGTTGATGCCAACATCGCGAATTTTGCTTTTCTTGCTGCCCTAGATGCATTGCCTTTTGTCGTATAATACATACTTGATAGTAATGGCCTGCCAGATTCAGATCTTAGAGAAAATGTGTTGTTGTTTTTAACTGTTAATTTCATAATTATTTATGTTAAGATTAATGATTTGAACTTGATTTTATAGTTGACAAGTTCTTTATTTATTTTTTTGTAGTTTCTTTTGAATAGAGCATGTTTTAATTGCCAATGATTCATTATCAGTTTCCAATATCCTATTAAACCAATCCATTCGAGTGGCATGATTTGTCGTCCAAAATGTATTACCAGCGGCTTTTCCTTGCTGCACCAAATATTTCTTTTCAGTTTCTGGCTGCTCCCATGGAGCATTTTTATGATTTGGAGTAATAAAGATCTTAAATCCTTCGATGAAAGGATCTATTCTAGTAGATTTAATCCTAGCCTGAGACATATATGATTCAATAGTTTGCCGATTAGAATGCATTGGCATTTGAGATAGTCCATAATTCACTCCATTTGCAATAACATATTCAGTAAACATCGTTGTTCGTTGAACATATAACGATTTATCTGTATTCTGTGGATTGATTCTATCATGTACTTCTAGAAGTGAAATTGTTGGTATATTATCTTCCGAATTTAATATTGGTCGAATATCCTTTATGCTCACGACTCCTTTTATGGATCTTTGAAATTCTATTTCTACCAATTCATCTTTTTCAAAATCCTTAGAATCATAATAATATTCTTTAACAGGAACCGTTGGATCATCTGTTAAACATCTTAAATTCTTTAATCGAGTGTTTATAAAAGGCCTAATTGCCGGATCCGTAAACAAACTATCATTAATTCGTACTATTGCCATTTTTATTTTTTTAAATATACGTAAAAATATTGAATTATCCTAATTTAATTGGAACTATTTTGATATAAATGCATAACATATTTTTTCTTATTAACGTCAGTAAGTTGCATATATTCTTTTTGAGTTACATAATTTATTCTTTCTAAATAAACAGGTCCTTTTCTTTGCCTTAAGATCATAGTTCCCATACAATGTAAACGAAAACAATCTGGGCATGGGTTTCGTAACCTAGCATTGTTTTCACATTTTATGTGGCCGCAAGATTCTCCATTTCTATAGAAAGAGATTATCCGGCCTGTTGCTCCAAATTTAATTAAGTCCGGTCTTTCTACTTTTGGTTTTTCTTTAGCCATGAAAGTTTTTTACACGAGTTGTAATATCAAATTTCTTGCAGGCCTTTAATATTGGGGTTAATGGCTTTGAAACATCATTAAATACCAGTGCAATGTCTGCATTTAATATCGAATGCAATTTGTCTATTTCTCGGTCAATTGCCATATTCTTTTCCTTTGCGTATAATCTAATCATTGCAGCAGAAGGATCATCTTCGTGATATAATAATTTTATATACTGCATATCCATATCTCTCATTATTAAATCGCAATAATCAATTAGAGTTTCATACGAAGGTAATATACTATTTGATGCAATAAGTACATTAATTTCAATGCTATTTAAAAGTTCTTTAGACTTTTTCATGTTTTTCAGTTATCGATTTATAAATCTTTCGTATGCTTTCGTTAAATGTATTCGAATTAATGCATACTTGTTCTATTTTTGCCATGCTTAATTTAGGCACTACGGATAACGAAGGTATGCGGTTGGGCATTCCAACTCCATCGAAGAAGTGTTTGACGTATTCTATTATTAAATCCCATGATGGTAAATCTACTTGTAAATCCAAATTAATTCTTCCATCTCTATATAGTGCGCCATCTAATGTCTCAGGCTTATTTGTAGTTAATACAAAAATGACATTTTCTGGGCTATTCATACCATCCATTACTTGCAAGACGGTTGAGAAACTGACAAATGTTTTATCATTTGCTCCGCCACCTCTGCTTTTAGAATTTCCTAAATAGTCATCAATATCTTCAAACGCAATTATAGTATTAGATGGTATTTCTTTTATATAATTAACAAATTCACTATCAGTTGAAAAATTTGAAAGATTAATAGGTGCAACATTCATAGAAAATTCATGCGCTAATGCCATTATAATGCTTGTTTTACCTGTTCCAGGTGGCCCATAAAGCCGTATGCCAGTTTTATGTTTTATACCCTTAGAACGACAATGGTCGCGTTTAGAATTATGTATTTTAACATATTCAATTAACTCTTGTTTTCTATCAAAGAATAAATCTTTAAACTGTTTATAACATGTTACTTGAGTCGTTTCGATTTTCTCATATGCCGATTTACTTAAATTGTAAATTTTAATACCAGTTTCAGTTAAAGTTCTAGCATTGACTTCGTTTTTAATTCCTATTAACATTTTATCAATTGCCTTTCTAGCAAAAAATCCAGATATTCGATATTCATTATAAAATAAATTTGAAATATTGTTGGCGTTTTCAAGTCGAATTCTATGTTTCCTTACGAATAATATCCTCCAAGATTTTACAATAAAATTAATATCTTCTTCTTGATATTTCTCTAAATGATACTTAGTTCTGTTTAAGACTTCATCGTATTTTCCTGGCATGTACATTTGTACTCGCCTATAATTTTCTGGATATTTATTTCTATACCAATTATTAAATTCTTCGTATAGCTGACCATCCATCTGCTGATCAATTAATGTTTCGTATATTAGAAATTTTCTAATCCAAGACCAAAAGGCTAATGGCCAATGCTTTAATTGAAATCCTACCCATGCTAATATAGATAATACCATTCCGCCTTGAAAAAATTCATTATTTTGTAAAGTTTCTATTAGATATCCTTTAATAGATTCTTTTGAAAGGTCTGGTATTATTTGAGAATTTAATGTATCTACAACTATATCTACTTGGCTACTATCTAACATCATATCTCTATTAAGTTTTCGTTCAAAAGTAAGTTAATAATTAATTCCGGATTTAACGGCTGCTTTACGGGATAAGTACTTAATTAATACCTTGCCTCCTGAATTACACGATATCTTTACTTAAGGCCCTTGATCACCGACGTTCCGCTGCCAAATACATTATTTTCTCCAAACGGTGAATTTCCATGCTTTAAGAAACCATCCCACATTTTATCTTGGATCTCTATTTCCTTCAATTTTAACATGGCAGGCTGTGATAATATTGCCTTTGTCTTAGCAGTATTTTGAGCTGTCTGCAATGCATAATCAGATTCTGCTAATAACGCCTTTCCAATATTTTCTTTTTCCAGTTTCATTTTTTCAGACAAATTGTTCTTTTCATCCTGAACTTTTGCTGCTATGATTTGTTGGCTAATCTTGTCTGGTAAATCAACGTCTAGGATCTGAACACGAGTAACATTTACAAACAACGTACTCATGTCTTCCTTTAATCCAGCTAATAGACTACTTTCAGCTTCTGGTCGTTTTGTTCTATTAAGCTCCAATGCTTGATGTTTTGCTGCTTCAGTTCGAACTGCTGCTTGAAATAGTGGTCCCATTTTGGATTCTCTATAATCTGGACCCACACCAGTATGAAGTTTGTTTACTGACAATGGCATTGGTTGATAATACATTGTAACTTTCAATTCAGTATCTAATCCATCGTAATCTAAGTATTCTCCGGAAATCGTCATGGCTTGCTCTCTTACGTCGTATTCAATAAGGTCTGCACCAAACCACAATGCCGCAGCGAACGCCATTCCTTCGTCATATACCTTAGACATGTCTGTTTTTCCTCCCCAATCTACATAAACGCCTTTATGACCAGAGTCTACTCCTTGGCAAGATGTTAATAACGCAACTATAAATAATATAAAAATATTCTTGAATTTCATTTTTTAAATTTATAAATGTCTAGACAAAATTGTCAAAATTGTTTCTTTTGTTTCTTCTATCGCTAACAATCCATCTCCAGATTGCTATGGCCGTAAATAATAATACGGCGATTGGTACAAATACTATTAATTTTCCCATGTTTAAAATTTTTGTAATAAAGTTAATAATAAAATGGCACATAACAAAATTAAAAGCCATTTATTTTGATTAGGATTTGGTTTAAATGGATTAGGTAAAAATATTGGACTGAATAACTTCTTTCTTTTTAATGTTAACATTAATATATTGGTTTAAAATAAGCCCTTTCAGAATATATCGCTGAAACTACTGACCAAACTTTCCTTGCTATTTCCGAAGAAGTTTTTTCAAATAAATCTTCTGGTATATTACTTGCTACCGCGATTGCCAATTGATCTTTTAATTGCATAGTATAATTTGCAGTATCAATTTCTAATAGATGCTCTTCTGATTTTAATAGTGATGAAGCGTCCTTTTCTATGACATTCGAATTCTTTGTAGTTTCCAATTCCTCCAATAAAGAATGATCTCTATTAAAATCAGATAATGCCATTCTTTCTTTATGCCCAGAATCTACGTATTCATAATGAATACTAGTAGCAGTTATTTCTAACACCTTCAATTTAGCAATCGAGTTACTGAGCATTTTATGCTGTTTTACTATATAACTGAAATTTTCTTTAGCTTCCATTTTATTTTATTTAGCAAATAACAAAGTTGGTGAATTTTTATGAACCGTTGTAGAAAATTGTAACCGAAAATTCTGTAAATTAAATGGTTCTGAAATAATATGATATCCATTTTTTGTATAATAATGCCCTAAGATAGAATAATTGTTTGACATTGATTTATGCTCATAATTTATACAATCTATATGTTCAGCTATTAATTCTTCTTCAGTGCCATATGAATTTTCATCAAAATCAATGTCTACTACCCATCTTTTTACCTCTTGATCATTATAACTTCCAACTGTTTTCTGAAATAATACTGGCAGAGAATTATACTGATTGTTAATTAATAATTCTGTTAATTTCTTCATACACCTTAATCCCATTTTATCCATTCTCCTCTTATTCAGATTGATATATATTCTAGCATTATGGTCCGAAGCATAAGCAATCCACCTTTCAATATTATCTAATAAATATTGCCTTGAAGATATATATTTCTCCTTTAATATTGAAGCAGATTTTTTGTTTCCATCCTTTCTCCTTTGAATGATCTGCAAAATATAAAAATCATAAGCGGATGTAAATTCTAATAATCGAATAATATTTTCAGTGTTATTAATTTCATTCATAATCCGTAATATTGATGCTTTCCTGTTGTTCCATAATATTCTGCTTTCTTTACTAGTCTACGAATCCATCCTGATCCTATTTTACTTGCTAAGGCTTCATTGTGATAGAATAATACATTTGCTGGCAGTTTTGAGCCATTAAGCAATAAATCCATAGCTACATCTCTGCAATCTTGATCTAATTTACCATAGTTTGGATCTTTCCTTATAACGTATTCAAACATTTTACTTTTAATTCCTGCAAATTGCCGCTTCTGATATACGACTCCCCACATAGTAGAAGGATAATTAGGATGTGCCATTCGATTTAAAATTACCGATCCTACCCACTGTTTATCTTTAAACGATTCGCCAATTGATTCTGCACGAATGATCTTGGATAATAAAATTATTTCTTCAGGATCTAATTTACAGTATTCATTTAGGTTTTCATTGCAACATTCAATAGGTGACACTTTGGCGTCAATTGATAATGACCAAGTGACTGCAAATAAGACACATGCAAAAGTTAATATTTTAATTTTCATAAGTAAGATTTATAAATTCAATTAAATCATTCTCTTCTGGGTCCCAGTCTGTCTGCCCATCGATTAATATTTCTCCATGGTCTTCATCTCCAACTGTTATCGTATTATCTTCTATTTCTGCACCAATCATGTCTGCTATATCTGTGTAACTAGCTCCATGCTCTTTGTATTCAGTTTGCCCTTCTTCCAGATAAATAACCTTTCCATCTTCATAAAATGCATCTATAATATTCATATCTTTATTTTTAATTACATTTATAAAGATATATAAAATATTTATAATATCCAAATTTTAACTAGATATAATTTTAGAAACATTGGAAATGAATTCATTTAAAGTTCCATTATTCTTAATAAGAAATTGCCATACTTCTGGAACAACATCGTCTAATGCAGTTTCAGACGAATGATTATCTATTGGTATGTTATCTCTTTCAATTCTAATTTTGACGACTTCGTACTTGTCTGAAGATAAATAATTGTCAATAAGAAGTTCATTAGGAAATCTACAATCGGTTATTATAATATTATTAGCGGTTGATTCTTCTATTTTTCTTACTGCAATTTTAACCCATGCATCTAAATCTATAGTATTTCTAATGCCCTCTGTTCCTAATATTTGTAATATGTCTCTGAGCATTAATGGAGATAGATCGTGTCCAAATTTAGTTGGTAACAATTTCTGCGCTTGTGTATAGTCACCATTGACCATTTTAATACCAGTCAGAATTTCTGCCATTTGCTTTAGTGCGCCGGCAAACATTATGGTTTCTGTTTGACCTCTAAGATGTTGCTTTAAGCTATTAGCCAGAGTGTCTTTACCTGTTCCTTTTTTACCTGATATTATAAATACTTTAATTTTTTGCATTCCATTTATTTTTTAGTTCTGTAATATCGTGTATGTCCCATTCAGTAGGAGATTGTTTTAAATAGGGCGGAACAAATTTTATGCATAATACACCCCCTTCATTTAATTCCTTTACTGTTGAAGGTTTATCATCTATATGATGCGTAATACCATAATCTCTGCATGATTGTAGTTTGTCATATGAAGCAATTATTGGCTTATCGGGAAATCCTTCTTTCCAAAGATTTATTCTTCTAGCCTCAATCATCTTTTCTGGAATAGATGTTAAGTAATAGTCAAAGTCAACATTAATGTCTTTAGGGTTGATCAATGCAGGAATTGTTTCCCAAAACTTCACTTCGTCTTTTATATTTTGATACATTTCCCATACTAAAGGATCTTCCCAATCATTAATAATTTTTGGGCATTCTTTTCCATGCCATTCGTAAGCATGTTTGACGAAATTTAAACAAATTCCGTCTACGTCAAATGATTTCATTTTTAAAATTTTAAATTAAAATTCACCTAGAATTCTCAAAGTCTTTTCGGCATTTAGACTTAGGATGTTACATGTAAAATTATTTTCGAAAACTCCGTCATCTCTAATTTTCATTTCGTATCTATTTCCATTTACATCTTTATCGTAGATTTTAAAATCGTTTTTATCGACAATTTTACTTGCGATCAAGTCTTGCAAGTGCCGAATGTCTATTTCTTCTGCATAATATACAGTTCCATTAAATTCTACTTCTACCTTATCTAGATATGGAGTATTAATTATTTCTCTAATCGAGTTCATTGAATTATTTTAAGCGATTTCTTAATTTAAGTTGAAGTGTAATCCATTTCTTAGCAATGGGATTTGTAATAGACGATTCTGCAAACTTTTTAACTTCTTTCCAAAGTTTATCTAGGCCAGAACTGTTATCTCTAGTACTATTATCTATAATTGATATATTAGATCTTCCAAATAGCGATTGAAATTTTCCAAGATTTTGCTGGGCATCATACCATGCTTGTTTTACTATATCTTCCGGAAGTGACCTTTCTCGTTTTTGGTTTCTTTCTAATGCCACTTCCAAAGAAGTATTGACAAATACCATGTAACAATCATAACCTAACTTCTTTAGATCTGCAACATGACTTTTTATTTTCGAATAATTCTTTCCAGTTCCATCTACTATAAATCCTAATCTTCCATCAATATAAGCATCATGTTGAGCATTAGCTGTTTTTTTAGCCTTTGGCCTTAAGGCCATTATTTTATCTAGCTGATCTTTGGGGAACTTTAAAGATAAGCCATGTTTTTTAATAAGCCTTTCAAAGGGCACATCTGAAGCAACTACTTTAAATCCATGACCCATTGTTGATTTATTCAGTACATATGATTTTCCTGACCCAGGTCCTCCAGCCATAAATATGGTTTTAAATATGGCCCTGTCATATACACCTTCCTTTAATATTTCTTCAATTAATATATCATTTAGTTTCATTTTCTTTTCATTTCCTTTTATTTATGCAACTTTGATTCTGGTGGTGCTAATAATATTTTTTCATATTCAGTTCCACCAATTTCTCTAGTATAATGATATCCATCTTTTGATGGTTTTATTTTCTTTCCAATAATTTTTTCTACTTTATGGGCAGGAACGGGTTTCATTCCTTTATGCAGGGCATATTTTTCAGCAGCGCCTGAGAATTCGCCCCATGCCCTATTAAATTTAATATCGTCTTTATAAATTTGCTTGGCCCATTGTTTACCTACTGGAGTCATATCATGGGCTCCTCCTATTGCTTTTCGACCATGTTTATCTTTATATACTGCGGCTGCAATAATTTTGCCATTCTTTCTTACTAATTTCATAAACCCAGCTTTAGATATCATATGATTGGCATTTTTGGCTCCTTTAAATCCACCTAAGTCTTTATACGTTTTTTGGAATAATCCCCAAACTGCGTCTGCATATTTTTTCATTTCGACTTTAGTATGCAAATTGACAAAGGTTTCATTAATATAATTTTCTCTAAGAATTCTTTCGTATTCTTTATCTGCTGACTCTTTTATATAGTTTACTAAACTCATTGCGTATATCCTTCGTTAAATAGAACTAAATCCTCTTTAATATTAGCAATTACTTGACTTATGTCACTATGTCGGTGGTTTTGTTCTGTAACGTGTATCTTTAATGCAAACCCATTGTCAATAATATCTTGAGACCAACTTTCATAATCTAAAACAGTATCTTTGGACCCTACATAAAATGTCAGTCTATCTATAATATGGCGGTGCATAATATTGGGCTTAATCATAGACAAATGACTAATAAAATCTCCTGATACATAAGATTCTTCTCCAGTCTTATAATTTTTAATCTTGGTTCCTATTAAATATGACAAAGTAGTATCTGGACTAAAGGATGGGTTAATTAAATGTACTTTCAAATATGAAAATTCTATAGCTAATATCATGGCATAAAAACCTCCTAAAGAAGTACCAACTACATATTCAATATGATTTGATATAATTATATCCCTTAATACCTCTAGATCTTTCTTAGGATCGTTTACTAATTGTGGAGAATGTACTTTTACCCCCAATTTTCTAAACTCCTTATCCTTGCCTCCTGGCCCAGAGTTAAATCCATGTATATATAATACCATATTTATTCTTTATAAACAAATATACTTAAATTTTTTGACTTATTCAAATATATTAATATATAGTTTTGCATATTCATTATATATACCTGTTACATTTAAACGATCGATCCAATTATTAAAATATTCTAACAATTCTTTACTTCTTTCGTGATTTCCATAATGGTGTATCATGAAATCTTTCTTATTTTGAATTTTGTCAACTGATAACATGTCATTTACGTCTTTTATTGGAGATAGTTTTATCTCATCTATGGATTCTATTTTTCGCTGAGATAAATAAGACATTGCAATATGCCGATATTCCATTGCCAATAATATTACTGGAGATTTGCACTTAAGGCTTATACTTTGCCAATTCTTTGCCAACGCGTCGTCTGGTTGCAACATTGGATGAATGCAAAAGGCTCTTCTAGCTAAATTTGAGGCGTTTAACAAATCAAAAATTTCCAATGCATCATCTATATGATCCATATACCTGACTTTCGAACGCTTTGCTATTTGGTTTCCATAGTACTCATTGATCAATTGATATTCTATTGACTGCTTAATATTCATCTCATTAAATATTTTATTGGGTCTATGGCAACATTATTGATTCTAACCTCGTAATGCAGATGTGGTGCGACAGAATGACCAGTACTGCCCAATGTTCCTATAACTTGATTTTTATGCAGTACATCGCCTCTATTCACGTATATAGTGTCTAAATGGGCATAAAGAGTGGTATGATTATTACCATGATCTATAATTATGTGATTTCCGTATGCATTTTCCAATTCTAACTTAGTAATCACTATGCCGTTTGATACTGCTTTTATTTCAGTTCCTTTTGGCGCAACTAAATCAATGCCAGCATGAAGTTTATGAATTCCACTTATTGGATGAACTCTAAATCCATATGGAGACATTTCTGATATTGGCTTATTTAATTTGCAAATTTCTATTGGCATTCCATATGGCATGGATAGGGAATCTTTTATAGCTTCTGCAACAATACTGTCTAATAATAATTGAGTTTGAATTTTAATGTTGGTTATACTATCTTTAAAAGTTATGATATTTGAATTATATTGAGTTTCTTTTAGAATGGAATTCGAGTTTAGATGTTTGAATGCAAAAATCATACCAATTAATGTTAAGATTAACGTATATATAATATAATTTTTTAGTCCTTCCATTTTTTATTTAAGTAAGATTTTAATCTTTTTTCTTAAATTGTCGTTATCCTCAAGTAATTCTGCGATTAGGTCTACATCTATGCTATCTGCTCCATACTCATGAAACATTTTATCGTAAGTTTTTATTCTCTTACGTAACTTTTTAAGATGTTGCCTGTAATATCTTGTTTCTTTTGTCATATCTTAATTTTAACACCGTGGAACACCTTGTTCAGGGTCATACCAACCATGTACTGAAGAAAGCTTCCAGCCGGGGTACGGACAAGACCCATGTTTACTAACCATAAAATCAAATTTTTTGCCCAATTCTTTCAAACTTGGTTTTGAGTGTATAGCATTTAATTTATCTTGATGTTCCTTGTTTCCCATGGACGGATCTATGTCATGTACAAATACCAATGATAAATGCTTTTCAATTTGTTGAATTTGGGAGGAAGTTAGGCTTTTTTCTTGTGGAGGTATATGGTTAAATCCAACTTCAAAAAAGCCTTGGAGCCAATAACAAAAATCTCTAGTTGTCATATTATGTATTTTTTAGGTAGTGTAGAAGGGGATCGAACCCTCATGTTACCAATTACTCTTTCTACAAGATATAAGCTTGAGGAGATACTACACTATTTTTTATAAGTTGAATTTCATTCTTTTTCAATATTATTAAATTATTAACAACTTTCCATTTACATCGATCTCTTTCTCTTTCAAATCCCTTAACCTCAATATATTTATCGTAATCAATTAAATAAAAATCTGGAAAATATAAATGTATTTTATTATTCCATTCATATTCAAATGGTTTCATTTCATTTGTCCATTTAATATCATGTTCATCTAACCATTTTGCTACTTCTAATTCCCAATTTCCTTTTAATTTAAATCCATTATAATTAAAAGTTTTAACTCGACCTGACACATTACTACTCGAATAACTTTCAGGGTTATTTTTAACGGCAAGTAACATTGCAGTAGAATGCCGTTTTCTTCTTTCAAGTGACCAAGTCTGATTTTTTCCGGCGATCGAGAGTTTTTGTCTAGTTTCCTTTGAAATTATAGGTTTAGGTAAACCTAATAATTTTGCTTTAGTATATTGATTTTTAAAATTTTTTTTAATTTTTCCAGCTTTTACTTTTTTATTATAATCTACGAATGGACTAATTCTGTTGGGCTTGTTATGCCATCCCATATGGGAATTCAGTCCATTTTGTGATTTGTATTCTTTATTACATTTACTACATTTAAACATATCTTTTAACAATAAATATGTAAAAATTTTAATAAAAGTAACATGTACTTACCAAAAAGCGTTCTATGATTGGATTTGAACCAACTATCTTCACTTTGCAATGTGATGCTTCTGCCTGAATATAGCTCCTTAGAACGAATGAGTTTTTGCCACAATGGGCGGTCATCAGAACTCTAACTGTGCCGTTATATACGTTGAACGGAAGCCGTTAAAGACCCACACTACGATTCGCTGGCCTAGCGACTTTTTTCTTAAAAAATAAAGAGCCACGCAAGACTCTCCAGTCTCGAATCCTTTTTATTATTTAATGTGAAGATCAAGATAACTTCATTGCAGTATTTTATAGGACTCTTTATTCAGTGGGCGAGGTGGGATTCGAACCCCAATGTTTACAAATTTCTTCTAATTAAATAGTGTCATGAATTTATCTAATTCAAAATCTGCTCATTGTTTTACAAAACCTTTTGGGCTACGGATTTACGCGTCCGCTTGATTCACCGATATCAGCACTCCCATTTTTATTTTAAACCTAATTCAAATACCATTTTGTATATATTAGCTAGTTTGTCATATATCATATTAAATATATCTGCCAATAAATCTTTTATAACCCATAAAGGAATACTGAATGGCCATAAGCTCATCCATCTAATAGAATCTAGTTTTAACGACTTTAACCAACTTTCTTTTGCGTCTTCTGAGCTGGTGTTATATATATGCTCGTTATTAGTTTTTTTGGCCAGATCCTTATCTCGCTGTAATAACTTTTGGTACTCCTCTTTCTTTTCTCTAGCAGAAAAATATGCCCTAATAAACGAATATATAATTCCTATAATTGCATATATTAATATATTTTGCCAAGAAAATAAACTAAATACTGATTCAGTATCTTGATGCCAATGTACACCCACAAAAATTGCAAAAGCTGCCATAGCTATCGAACCATTTTCTTTCCAATCAGATAATATAAATAAAAATGCAAGGATAGCAAATGATCCCCAATAATATTTAGAAGAACCAAATAAGCTTCCAATAGTAAAAAAATCAATTAAAGAATTCATACTAAATAATTTTGTTTTAGTTTCGCGAACTGGGTTCGAACCAGCCTGTTCTCAGATATGAGCCGTGAACGTCTCCTAGGACCCGCGAAATTATTTATTCTCTGTAAAAAATATACCAGGTATGCCATCTATTGTAGCCTTTCCAATTCGATAACTAGAGGGTAAATTTTTATCTAAGATTAACTTGTATATTTTCATTTTCTGTGAATCAGAAACAAAATCCCTACCTAATTTATCTCTTGCTCCAAATACAAATACTGGTAATTTTTCATTCCATTTTCTTGCTTGATCTGTTTCTTTTTTTATTACAACTTTGCATATTTCAACGACCGTTTTTAAAATTCGAATTAAATATTTATAGTTGCTTTTTCGGAATTGATCATCTTTTCCAGAAATATCGAATCCTATATTATATAGATATCCGCGCTCACCAACAATCTTAGGCAATTTTACTTTCATTAAAGATCTAGAACTGATTCGAGTAAAGTCTACATTAACTCGGTCGTCCTTATCAGTAGTAAAAGAAGTGTAATGTCCATTAACTGAAAATTTATAGGGTTTAACGTTTTTTAGATCGCCTATTTCATTAATAACCGATTCGCTTAATAAATCTCTTAATTTCATTTTAATGCTTTTAAACCATCTAATAGTTTTCTTTTAATTTTTACTGGAATTTCATCAACTTCAATTGTTTCAGGTTTTGGTTCCCAGTCAGTAGTTGTTTTTTGAACGGCTTTCTTACCAGTACTGCAAAGAACTTTATAGTTGTTATTTGCCAACGTGCCTATAATAACACAATACCCAGCATATTTTTGTTTTAAGTACTTCATACTGCAATATATATAATTATTTTGACAATAACAAATGTTTGCGACCGATGAAGGACTCGAACCTTCTCCTCTCCCTCCATAGGGGAGTAATGCTACACTTATACACCACTCGATCAATTAAAAACAGTATTTCCTGAAAAACTTAACTCGAATACTTGATTGCAAATATTCCCTCAACTTTACGAGCGACCACAATGTGGAATTAATGCCCTAGTTCCCTTCGTTGAACATCATATTATTGGTGACCTACTTCCTTCCTTAAAAGGTATTGAAGTACTCATAAATCAAAATTAAGTGAAAAGAGTTTACTGTTCGGTTATTCTCTTTCATTTCTTATTCGTCGCGTGACGTGGACTCGAACCACGGACCTACCGGTTAAGTGACCGGCCGCTCTAGCCAACTGAGCTACCACGCAAAGAAACTTTCATTTCTCTTTTTGATGCTTATCGCGAAATACATTTAAAGAGGTCTGCAAACAAAAAACAAAAGTTTCTAGTGGTAAAGATAGGATTCGAACCTATCGACCTCCCGGATCAAGTACCTAATTAGTACCATAGCCAGTCGCTCTTCCATCTGAGCTATTCACCTTATAATTTTTAAAAATTGAACAAAATATCATTCCATATCCTTTATCTATCCATCTTTTATACGCTAATGAACCATTAATGTAAACATATAACTCATTGCCAATTTTTTCTTTATGTATCATTTTGTTTATTGTTAAAAAGCACCGGTTTATTAAACTCTCGGAGCACTTTCCGTTTATAAAAGTACCGCTTCGATATTAGTTTTAGCTAATAAGAAGATAGGCGGTGGCCTTCGAAATGCTTATTAATGAAATAAGACTCTTACATACAGGCCGCATTGGTAGGATTCGAACCTACAATAGTACCATACTTTTTCAGCCGACGCTTACTTTCCGGATTCGAACCGTATCTCCCTTTCACAGGCGCTTTACCATTTCGCTACAATGCGATTTTTTGTGCAGACAATTGGATTCGAACCAATGACCTCTGGGCTAATTTATAAATCTGGCCAGATTTTTGTTTTTGCCACTTGCGCTCTGCCACTGAGCTATGTCCGCTAATTTCTAGTATAAGGTTCGCACTTATATTGGCTCCCTCAACGGAGCTATTTTCAAACTACAAGGTGTTTTCGTTGCATCTTTTGATAATAGATCTTTGCTATCTACTTAATGCAGTTACTTTGCCAAGTCTTAGTTAAATTAACTAGAAGTGAAATAGGCAGGATTCGAACCTGCAACCCCCCGCAAACAGGGCGCTCTACGCCATTTGGAGCTACTATTTCATGATTTGCAAAATTATACTAATGTTTCTATGTCTTTGACATGATAAATTTTAATTTCTTCTATACTATGAATTCCGCCATATGGTCCTGAGGGAACATATTCGTAAAACCAATCTAATTGTTCTCGTGTACATTCTGGATAAATTTCCGATGGTACCTTTTCACTGTTATTATGAGTTGGCCACGTATGAGCATATCCTGGTTTCTTTTTCAAGGCTGCAATCGCATTGATTACTGGCATAATTAGTGTTAATGTTTTATCATCAATTTCATTCATTTCCGCCACATAATCGGCGTCATTATGATCGCCTTTAATCCATATAAATTTCTTCATGATTTGAATTTTTGTGGAAAGAGCAGGATTCGAACCTACAAAGGTCATCGCTAGCAGACGTCTTTACGTTATTGCGTCAAACCTACTACCTACCGGGTTTCATTACGGATGATTCTTTTGCAACTTCCTCATTTTCACTACTAACCAGCGCGTTTACCATTTTCGCCATCTTTCCTTTTTTATAACGTCTCAGTGGCGAGAGTGGGACTCGAACCCACACGTCCTTACGACTCTGGGTTATGAGCCCAGCCAGGCATACCGTCAGCCTTGTATTCTCGCTATTTTAAATTTATTATCTTTAATAAGTTGTATTTCCTTTTTCTTGATTACAACTAAATTATTAACAACTTTCCATTTACATCGATCTCTTTCTCTTTCAAATCCCTTAACTTCAATGTATTTATCGTAATCAATTAAATAAAAATCTGGAAAATATAAATGCATTTTATTATTCCATTCATATTCAAATGGTTTCATTTCATTTGTCCATTTAATACCGTGTTTATCTAACCATTTTGCTACTTCTAATTCCCAACGACCTTTTAACTTAGTACCCTTATATTCGTACGTTTTTACTCTACCCGACACATTATTTTTGCTATATGAATCTGGGTTATTAGCAACGACTTCTTTCATTTTTATGGAGTGTAACAATCTTTTTTCTTTAGTCCAAAACTTAGAATTAAATTCCTTACTCCTCTTCCTCATCTTTGCCCTAGATTCTTCAGACCAATATTGTGGTTTCCGTGACTTATATGGACTTTTTTCTTGCATTATTTTTGAATGCTGTTGCTTTCTTTCTATAGTCCACTTTTTCCGAATTATTCTATTTTCGTTTGATTTACAGAAAGTTTGATGTCCTGTTAATTTCTTTTTATTGTCAACTTCTATATTACAGTATTTACATTTCATACAGTAATATATAGTAGGCTAGGCAGTTACCACAACTTTATCTCTTAAAATTCTATGTCCAACTTGCTAACTGTGTGACCCATTTTGTGGAGCTTCCATGTCAAGTCTTTAATAGAACTTAATATTTCTTTTTCTAATTTCTTTTTCTCAATATCACTTAATTGACTGTCATTATAACTTCCAATTGAATATTTTGTTAATTTGTCTTGCCCAATAAATTTTTTAGCCATAATATCTATGTTTATTTTCGTAAAGATGTTCTTCTTGATATATAAATAACATATTTTCCGATAATTGGGGTGGAATGTCATTTTTAGACCCAACCTTACAAATTAAATTTGGAATTTGCTTCCTCCAATATGCAATTATCTCTTTAAATTCTTCTAGGCTTTTTATTGGAAAATCTATATATCCGTACTCGTCCTCTGAATAAGTCCCTCTATTTTGAACTACTCGAACGGCATCATATCTCACTAATTCATTTTTCCATTCCCACTCTATTCGTTCTAGTTCAGTTGCATGTGTGAATTTTAAATTTCCATTTCTTGTTTCTATTATATTCATTGTCAATTGTTTTTAATTACAATGTAAATATACAAATATATATTTTAAAATCCAAATGACTGCCTTTAAAAGATTTGAACTTTTAAACTTCCAACCTATTGTCTCTTTTTCCAACCTATTAATGTTTTCTTCAAAAGATATCGTTGATCGGTGTGCCCACTACACTATGACAATTGGAACGTTGCAACATCCCAGCCCCATAAATAACGCTAATTATTTGTCGGGTCTTTCATTCAAGTTTAGAGTTGTGTATCCCGCCCCGGGTTCGAACCGAGAATCTTTGCATAGAAAGTGCAACGGCTTAGCCAGTTTGCCCAGCGGGACATCATTAATACCATTAACCTTTAGTTACTGGAACTGCTGGTGCAGGTACTAATTTTGTTCTGATGAATTTTCGTTTGAACATAATTTTTACTTTTTAAAGTTGTGTTAATGATTTTATTTCGCTCCGAGTACAGGGCTCGAACCTGTGACAAAGACTTACAAGGTCCCCGTTTTCCCATCTAAACTAACCCGGAATTTTAACCAACATGTCAATGAACTTAATTTAAGGCATTTAAAGTATATATCCTTTCATAAGTTAAATATACAATTAAATTTACTATTTTCCAAATTAATTTGATATTATTTTTAATTTAATGTATAATTAATAGTTTTTTCGTAGCTATTTCCAAACAAATCTTGAGACTGACTAGTTAATACTTGTATATTGAATAAATTTGCGATGTGTAAATGCATATTTCTAAAATAATGCAGAACTAACTTTGGAGAATTCATTTGCATTGATCTTACTATATCATCTTCTCTAACAGATTTAGAGGGATGTACATGTTCAATATAAGATTTTATAAAATTTATATCTCGGTCATTGTATGCATTATTTTGATTTGATTGTTCAAGTTTTAACCGATGCATTAAATATTCGTATGCAAATTTAGCTGTCATTAGTTTAATTGTTTAATTGTTAATTTATTGTGTTCGTATATAACATACCAACCATTTTCAATAGAATCTATATTTAAATATTTAGACCCAGTAGCCTTTTCAAAATGCTTTATACATATAGATTGGCTATAAGAATGACCAAAAATCTGTATAAAATTCTTCTTTAATATTCCATTTTTGTTTGCCCTCATTAAAGATGGTGGTCTAATCCAAAGTGGGCCTGAAATAGGATCATTTCCAGTTGGAGAAAATCCAACAAAATCGAATTTATTTGGTCGATACCTATATAAATCATTTATCGAATCTTCTAATGTTTCAATGTCCCACCCCAATAAATTATTATCTAACCACTTTTCACTAATTCCTGCGTGGCTAATTAACAAATTATCATGAATGTGTGCTATTGACATATTACGTAAATTATCTCGTATAGCAAATTCAAAGTCCCATCTAAAAGTTGGTTGATATCCCTCATACCGCTGATCTACTAAATAATGGTGGTCATGATTTCCTATTAATAGGATAACTTCTATATCAGAAGTCCTTTGATATTTGACTATTTCATTGAAATTATTTAACTGATCAACAGCTTTAATATCAAATGAATCAAAATAGTCTCCAACAAAAATGACTTTGTCTGGAGTTTCTTCTTTGATTATACGTTTCCATACATCTCTTCCATGAGTGTCTCCAAGTAATAAAGTTTTCATTTAAGTAAAGGTAAATAAAATAATTGACAATTTCAACTATCCATGCAATAATTTTTTTGCTGAATTTACGGATTCACTTTTACTTTGCCAAGTCTTAAACGTTTCCTGAGAAACTTGGATTTGGGCCCATCCTTCCCTTCGCGCAAAAGACCACTGATTTGGTGTCTCTTTGGTAACTTGGTCTATTGGTACATATAACGTTATCATAATTTTATTTGGTTTTGATTAATTTAATTTCGCTGATTGCATTTCTACATTCTATTATATTCTGTTCAAGTACTTCTAGTTTCTCTTGAAGGGCCTGATATTCATAATACATTTGTCCATAGGAAGTATACAATTCTGTTTCTTTAATACTCATAATTCTTTATTTATTTCTAGTATTTTAGTTAACACGTCGTGATTCTTTTTACAATAAGTATTTTTTATATATAGTTCATATTGTGCAACTACTCCCATCCATGCCAATTTATAAATTGGATTCGATTCTAAGTTTTCTTTAGATTGCGACAATATCCATTGTTCAATTAATTCTTTATTATAACTATTTGGTACTGACTTTAAATCTTGCAACTCCTGCCCTATGGTGTATGTCATCATATTGTAAAAAATAACAATTGAAACACATTAATTCTAAATTTTCTCGTTTGTGATTAGTTTTGTCTCCATCAATCCAACATAATACTAAAGGAACTTTATAATCAGTTACTCTTCTTTCTTCGAATTTGCAACACGAACATACCTCTTCTAAAATTGCTTCTCTAATCAACCGATCTTGCAATTTTTTTCGATTATATGCTGGATGCAATCCCTCTAGGATTTCGGTCATTGGTGTCTTTCTAAATTTGGGATTATTGCCCTTTAAAAATCTTCGAGTGACACCTTTACCAGTAGGATTAGCATGTAAATCCCACAATGTTTTACCAGATTCTTTATCGACATATCGTTGAGCGTATGATTTATAGGTTCTTACTTCGCACCCTATGAACCTTGCTGCGCCTGCATTTGACTTTGAATGCAACATTGCATACCTACAATCTTGTTCAGTTAAATTTAAAGCCCTATTTTTCCAAAGTGGCATATATAAGTTTCTCCGTTAAAAATACAACTCCAATTGAAAATATCCCATCAATGGGACCGAAGTTGATATTGTAATAATATAATATTGGACTCCATACGAATATAGATAGCATTAATCCAGTCCAAAATGCAGTACATATCCGGCAATTTAATAAGTTATACATAAATGCATCTATTTTAAATTTAAAGATGTGCCATTTTTTTGTGTATGAATTAGTTGTATGATTAAAAAATTCTCGAATTGGCATAAATAAATACGAACTAACTATTAATTCTACCATTCCAATATTCAATGTTATCCAAAATAATGTTTTCATAATTTTCTTATTTTTGCATAAGATATTCCATGATATAATAAATCCCTTAAAATTGGGCTAGCTTCCTGTTCATTTCCAATGTATAATATAGTATATTCTTCTTTTTTATAATGATCTATTAATAATTTAGTATGCATTGGTGAAGTTCCTATTCCAATCATCCTCATGACGTCATATAAATTATCAGGTTTTTCAGAAGTATTTATATAAACTTCGTACTTCTGATCTTTACAGTTATTACAATCAGACTGACTGTTCATCGAATAAGAGGCCGTATTTTTCTGCATTCTCCTTGAAGTATGTTTCTATTTCATCATTAATCAAATTTGTATCTGTAGGATCTACATGTAATATGAAAGAAGTCAATGACTGTAAATCATCTGTGTCTAATATACCATATACAATTGTTACTAATACAAATTCTTGAAATTTTCTAACTCTTGCCGAGACTTGTTTCATTCCATTTTCCTAGTTTGCATATACATATATAAAATTATTTCAATCGATTAAATCTGTTTGACTTTGGTTTTATTTTTAATCATTAAATCCATAAATTCTTCAGGAGAATAATATTGTCCCTTCTCATTGACAATTTTACAGTTATTTAAATATTCGACATTAGCATCGGATATCATTTTCATCATTATTTTATATCCAGCCGCAGGCCATAATTGATTAAAGGAGACATCTCCAATTTGATTAACGTCATTAATAGTGTCTTGTTCAGTGTCTCCGGAGAAAAGAATATAATATTTCATAATATTTTATTTAAGCCATGTAATTGTATCTCCACTAAAGGAGTAGTTTTTATATTTTATTACAAAAATTCTTTTGTTCAATCGAACAGTAAAGCCTTCCAAAGTACTATTAATTATTGTAAATGGTTCTTTGGGATATCGTTCTGAGATTCCAATTATAATCGCTGACTGTAAAAGATTATTATTGCCAAAAATCACCTTGTCAATGAAAACACATTCCATTGGTGTACCAAACAAACCATTTGCCTGAGGCTTTGCTTTTATTTTGAATTGATTCATTGGTTAATTTTTTGATTATACTCATTAAGTACCTCGTTATAATAATCAAAGGCTGGTTCGAATTCTTTGAAAGTACTTAATGTATCTCCAGATGTTATAACCCGCCACATGTTATTATAATCTAATTCTAATCTAACTTTGCCGTCATGAGATGCATTATAAAACGGATACCATATGAAACCTTCTACGTCAATTTTCTTAAGTTTAAGATATGGGGGTTTTATTTCGAGATCTGGAATTATTGATGTTCCAAATGATAATAGACCATGCTTCATGCACACATGTATATCTACTTCACGGCCCAAAAAAACTTCAGTTTCTGATATAACAGTTAATTCATTATCTATTGGATTTTTTCTGTCGTATTCTAATTTCATTTCATTGCTGTTTTAATAAATGATTTTAACTTGTTAATTGATTTGTTGCCTCGTAATGAATTAAATTTCTTAATATTAACTTCTCCCGAACCACTTAAATAGTTAGTATAATCTTCATATATACTTTGCATGGCAACAATGGCATCGTTTGGATCTGGGTAATACCACTTTGCGTGAGGAACGATATATTTGTTTACTACCGAAGCGTCTACTGTTTTTAATTCTCCAGAAACTAAATAATTACAATGCTTCTTGGCTTTTATAAAATCCTTATGGCCAGACCAATTAGATGCTATGATTGGTTTTCCAGTAGATAAAAATTCAGCAGTATGTCTACCAAACCCTTCGCCGTGACTTAATGTAATATAGGCTTTAATATTATTATGAAGCATTAAATTTGACATTTGTTCGTATGATAATCTTCCATGTAATATATTTACTTCTGGTAGTGTGTTTATGCCATCTTGAGATAACATATTTATTCTAATATTATTCATTAGTTCCTTAATCCTAAATGCTTCTATTTTAGAAAAAGTTCCCTGATCGGTTTTTAATAATAATGATGGTGGGTTAGGATGATTGGCAAATGCTGCGTAAAACAATTGGACTGTAAAGGGTATGTTTTTTCTGTCGTTACCCATTGTACCTGGAAGCCATGCTCCCATACATAAAAAATTAAAATCATTTTTTAATTTAAATACAGTTTTATCATTTGTTTGTACATTGACCCTTTCAGGTAATACATGAATATTATCATTGGGATTATTAGTACTTAAAATATTTTTAGAATGCGTACTACTAACCAATATCATATCCATTGAATTCATTGGACGCCACCAGTTAGAAGGATATGTGTCAGTTTCAATGCCAGCCGTTACTCCTATATTATAGTAGGTTGACTTTGGTTTAAATTCATTAGGTACCGTACATTGAATATAGATAAACTTTTGTTCATTTGGAATCTCACTTATAATATCTACATTTTCAAATTTTGCATTATTTAAGGTTTTCCCCCATTTAGTTGGATATACACTTACATCTTCACAAAAAGCTTGAATGTCCTGTACTAAAAACCTAAACCTTTCGCCATATCCACTTTGAGAATATAACGGGCCTTCTAATATGATAGGAAATTTAATCATTTATTGATATTATTTGATATGGTTTAGCAGGTTTCCACGTCTGCAATGTGCTAAGAAGTATTGATTCAATTTTATATGCCATTTGATTGGACGTAAATCCATTTTTTATCATTCGTCTTCGAGATTCTTTACTTAACTCTTGCCTTTGTTCAGGAGTAATGTTATATGCCCATTCTAAACCGTTTGCCACGTCTTCTACGCTGCAATAGTCTTGGTATATATATGGAGTTGCCAATGATCCAGAAAGTACTTTATGTGACGTTTCTACTTTGTATGTTGCTTCTGTAATTGACTGATCTTTTAAACCACCTGTTTGATGGGTTATTGTTGGACATCCTGCCATTAATGATTCTAAATTCGACAACCCAAATCCTTCCGAATGAGATATGTTTATACTTGCGGCTGAAATGTTATAATAATAATTTAATAGCTCAGGACTTATTTTTTCTGTACTAAAAATTATGTTACAATCATCAAATAAATGTCGCTTAACAGTTAATAAATCGGTTCCAGCTTGAGAGACTATAGAAGTATGCATCACTAGGCATGAATTTTTTAAATATTCTTTATTTCTTCTACAGAATACTGCATATGCTCGCATAACATCTGCTGGGCGTTTTCGGCTCATATTAACGTTATTCCAGAAAAATATTTTCTTTGCCCCATGTCTTTGGGAAAATTCATCCTTAATTCTAAGCACTTCTTCATATTCAGAATCAGTAGAATTGATTGGATAAAAAATGTCCGGATCTACTCCATGAGGTACATATTGCAATGATGGCTGATTTTTACATTGCTTAGTTACCTCTTTATGAATTTCATCAGAAAGTTTGCTTATTGAAATTATTACATCTGAAGATTCATATAAAGGATAATTCCATTTCGGAGCTGGATAATTATCCCATATGGCGTAATAAACAATTGGAATTTTATAATGCTGATGTATTTCATATTCCATGTCGTACATCCACATCCAATATCTTGGATCTGTTATATGCAATATTGCGTCTGGTTTTTCTTGTTCTATTACAAATCGCAAGTAATCTTGATTACCATAGTCTTTAACTGGATATAATATTACATTTGCATCTGATGTCTTTTCTTTGTAATCACTGCTAACATCTATTCTAGTATTTATATCAGTTGTGGATGCTCCAGCAATTTGTATCCAATCAAACGAATCAACTGTTCCTTTTACTATGGAATTACCAATTATTCCTACGCCTGTAAATTTGGTTATGTTGTCTCCTAATAATAAGATCTTCTTTTTCTTCATTATTTAGTTTAAATAGTTCCTGAATTTAATTGCAAATTTTGTTTGAAAATTTAACTGTTCATCTGTAAATCTGTCAACGAAGCAACTATAATTCATATGATTAATACAATATTCTAATTTAGAATCTAGTCCCATGTCTACTTTTGTTGAGTCTGGATATTGCCAAGGGTGATCAAGGCCTAACCAATGCCCTATTTCATGGATTAAGGAAGATCCTACTTCATATTGAAACAGGCCCTCAAATGAAATAGCAATTGCATTATATTCTGGAGAAAATAATGGATATAATTCTGGCTTCTTTAGCGTTGGCGTAAATCCTAATAAGGTTTGCCCATTCTTTTTGTTAGTTGTCATGACAAATATATTTATAGATGTACTATCACTGTAATCAGCTAATAGTTTTCCATAGTATGTTTTAATAGGATTCTTTCCACCGTATAAATAATCGTCGTACATTTCATCTAAACTGTATACAGAATTAAAATAATGTATAGAGTCAATCATACTAAAAATTATTGATCCTTTATATGCTTCATTAAGAGAATTGTGAGAAGCGATCAATAACTCTATATCATTTTCGTTTAGTTTGACAGTGTCATTTGAAACGCCAATATGATATTTAATATTAAAAATTGGAGATTTGTCAATGCTTATATCCTCATTAATTAAACTGTCGATTATTTCAGGGTTGCATTCGTTTCCTACACATTCTAATGGCAATTCCTCAGTTGGCAATTTAGATGTATTATCTGTTTTACATCCAGAGATTATTAATATTAAACATATTATAAATAATTTTTTCATAAGGTTACTTTTAATTGATGACAACATGTGCCTTTTTAAATTTTTGCAATAAACCATGCGCATATTTTAATGCCGGTCTGTTATTATAATTACCAAAAATAATTACTTTTTCTGCTTTTTTTATTAGTTTTTTATACCTATCGAATTCCTGACTAATATGATACGCCTTTCCATAATAAGAATCTTTTTCAGCCGAATATAGTTTTCTTCCAGTCCAAGAAGGATTATACTCGACATATGTCATGCCAAAATGCAATGCATATTTTTTAATCACTTCGTCGGGTCCAGTTGCACCTCCCGATAATATTGTTACATTTGATTTAAATTTATCATGTAACGACGCCATTGTCTTTATAACTTTAGACTTTTGTATATAATCTGGATCTCCGAATACTCCTACGTAAAACATGCCGTTACTCTTTTATTTTTTGGGCAAAGATCTTCTCTATCTTTATATGCGCAAAATGTACAATTATATGAATTTACTCCTTTTATAGCAGGATATTCTATGTCTTTATTATATGAACCATCTGGATTAAATGCCTTGTTAATAAACTTTAATAACTTTTTTTCTGATTTATTAACTGATGGTTTCCCTGATGATGGCTTGAATTCTTGCACCCTTTTAATTGGCCACATACTGTCTGGATTTATTTTCCTTCTAACAATAAAAAATGACACTTTTATTTTCGCTTCGGGAACACCATATTGAGCAGACATATACCGTTTATACAGTAATATTTGATCTGATTTATCTTTATTCTTTTTGTCTTTTTCTGACCATCCTCGTGTACTTGTCTTAATATCGATTATATGATATTCGTCGGCATTTTCATCGTAAAATACGAGATCTAAAAATCCCATAAATTTTAAATTTTCAAATTCTTCTGATGGAGACCACATTATTGGTAACTCTATACCAATTAATTGCACCTTTTTTGTCGTGAAATACTTGCCCCGATTTGATTTTATAAATTTAAGTATCTCTACTCCATCGGTATAAAATTCAGCTAATTGTTCTGGCGTAGAAAAATGCTTTTTATATTTTTTAAAATCATCTAGGTACAGTTCTCGTATCCGTGCCTTAAGCATATCTTCTATTGGCAATGCCATCGAGGCTTTTACTGTTTTTGTGTACATAATTTTTAGCCACTCTTGAAGTACTTCATGCATTGCATTTCCAAATACTAAATGAATAGATGGTCCATCAAGTCTTTCCTTTTTAATATATCGAAGCTCCCATTGCTTTGGACAAGTATTATATTTAGATATTTGCGATGCAGATATTACGTTATCTGTTTCAGATTTGCCGGCAATTCCCAATTTGAAAATACCACTAACCCACGTTTGTTCATTTTTCAATTTTCAATAATTTTTTAATTTCCGAATTAGTTTTTCCATATGCAATTAAGTAATCTGAAACTAGGTCTAAACCATTCAATGTTAATAATATATTCATCATATCTATAGCCTCTGTCTTACTAATTTCTTCAGTCCTTGATATCATAGATATTAGATCATCTTTAAATTTAGCAGACTTAGAAGCTTTAATATATTTTGAATAAAATCCTTTTTGTTTTGGTAAAAGATCTAGATATAGTTTGTATACCATTTCCGGACTTAATGTTTGCATTGTATATGGCTGCAACATGTTGATAAATCCAATTAATTCCATATCCATAGACAAAAATCTATTAACCATATATACAGAAAACGATTTTCTATCTGCTTCGGATAAATCTGACCATTTTACTTTTTTAGTAAACAGATTTCGAATATGATCAAATAATGATTTAGTTTTTATTACTCCCATTATGATCCTGTTTCTGCTTCCATGTTTATTAAACCATCTATATCTGCTTCCAATGGGGTTTCACATTGATTGCATAAATGTATAGGTATTGGTATCATGACATTTCCAGGTTTGTCCATTGGAGTCGCTGACAAAGTTGCTAAGGCGAATTTAGAAATTGTCCTTAGTGCCACAACTTGTTTGAAGAATATACCATCGCACTCTTTACAAGTAACTCCAGTAGATTTAGATAATACTGCTTTATTCAAAGGTCCATCCATTGTCTAATAATTTGTTTCGTAATCGATTTAGTTTATATTGTTTATGAGGCATTATATCATCTATTAGATTTCCCATTTCTTCAACTTGGGATAACATAATCATGACATCTGCTAATTCTTCGCATAAATTATCGTAAGTTTTGTTATTAGGACTTCTCCTATATTTCCTTATTGCCAATGCCAATTCTATACATTCTTCTTGAACCATATCCAATTGTTGGTCATGCCCCCATAATTCTACGGCGCCTGCGTATATTTGATCATCTGATATCTTTGTTAGTTTTTTTATTAATTCTTTATCTTTTAAAGCCCGATCAGTATAATCTCTTTCAATTGAATGGCCACATTTCCAACATGCTTTAAATCCATCTTCTGGTTTTGTTGATTTGCCTGTATCGTGGCCGCAGTTTTTGCAAGGCTGATACCATACATCATAATCTCCTAATTTCATATTTCCATAATTAATTCGGTTAACAATGCCATTGCATTCAATTCCTTGTCAATGCATAAACTGTCTTGATATGCATATTTCCCAATAACTAAAATAACTGGAGCGATTTTATTTGGAGCATATTGGTCTAGATTATTAAATAAGTAGGAATATAATTCATCAAAAGACCTAACTTTACTATCTGCAACTATTTGTCTAATAGATTTAAATTTATCTTTTGGATTTTTATTAGATGCCAATTCGGTTACTACTTTTGAAAGATAATTACTTTCCATTCTAGTGGCTTCTGACAATGCTAGTTTACCACCAATTGAATTTGTTTGCAGTAAATTTATAACCAACCTAATGTCCGGATATCCTTGGTTTACAAGCGTAGCCAAATCTTGTTTATTGAATTCAACATTTTCTTCTTTAAGTATTTGCACCATTCGCAATGCTACTTCCTTTTTAGATGGAGGTATAACGTTAAAAGAAACACATCTAGATTGCAATGCTTCGATTATTTTCTCTACATAATTACATGTTAATATGAACCTACAATGCTTTGAAAAAGTTTCCATTACATTACGCAATGCCGCCTGGGCGTTGGGGGTTAGAAAATCACAATTGTGAGTTAACGTTTCATTTTGCCCGATATAGAAGTTATGATTTCCCTCTACAGATATATCGTATACGTGACCAGTCTTATTTAATTTCTTTACGCTTTTTATTTTTATTTGTTCCAATTCCATCGTATAATTTTTGAAGTTGTATTTTATTTTTTTCTAATTTAAAATCTGTTTCGTCAATATAATCAAGTATATTATATTCATTAACCCATATGAATTTTATATCATTGTCCTTGCAGTAATTTATGACAGATTGCATTTTATGTTTTTGCTTTTGCCATTGTGATTTTGGTTTTATTTCAAATAGTATATTCTTCTCTAGATCATGAAAATCTGCAATATATGTTCGGGACTTTCCATTTGCATCTACATATGGAATTCTTAATTTTTCATATAGCAAATGCTTATTTGAAGCCCAGAAACATGCCTCCCAAGAACTTCTAAATTTAAATTCGTTACCATCGAAATATATAATAGATGTCCAATGCGTCCAACTATTGCTAATAGGAGGAAAGAATTCTCCGTTTGCAATTTTCCTTTTCATTGTAATGCTATTTTTCAAAGCCACTTGCTTTAAATTTTCCTGCCCTTTTTCGGTTTTGTAAAATTCAGTCATTTTAATTGAGTTCTTTTTTCCGATCCGTTTAGCTACTTTGTTGCCTTCAGATGTTTTATAAAAATTCAATTTTGCTTTAGATATCTTATCTTTAGTTTCTTCACTTTGTGGTTTTCTGTTCCATGTTCGATTTTTAACACACTCTTTGCAATATTTTCCTGTGAATCTACCTTCTCGATTACAAGAACATTTTTTAATAGTACCATGTTTTTTAACAAGTATTTTACATTCCTTACAGTATTTTGAATTCCAAGCATTTGCAGTATACCCGTTATTGCAATCTTCGCATATGTGCTCTTTGAAGTATACTACTCCGCCAAAATTATTTCTTTTTGCTGCAATTGACAATTTTCTTTTATATTCAAAAACTAGTTCATCGTATTGAACTTTACTAATGATTCCTGCCGCTAGTTTTTCTTTCCATATTACAAACGGTGATGTATTTTTTACCTGTACTTTCATGTTTAATATATAGTTCTGCTTGAGCAAAACTTATTAAATAATCGGTGTACCTGGAGAAATTATTGATTCATACGTATGCAATTCATCGGTCTTTACAACCTTTATTTCATTGTTCTCATCGTAAACATGCCATTTATGCTCAGCAGTACATTTCACTGTTTCTCCATTTTCTAATTCTATTTCCCATAATTCTTGTTCTCCTTTATCCCAAAAATAAAATGGTTGCCATTCGATTTGATTTGTTTTGAAGTTGTAACTTTTTACTAAGTCAGTTTCTTCTATTAATTCTTCAATTGGAACCTTTATATAATTTCCCTCTCTGAGAATACTTACTAGCGTCCCTTCTAATAAACACTCATCAAGAATTATAACTTTCCAGTCATTAAATCCTACATTCGAAGCAAATGTTTTTACCTTATTTCTAATAACTTCTACACTATTTTCATCTGAAGCATTAATATAAATGTGATCGCAATTAATTTCTGATACTAAAATTTTTGCGAGGGATGTTTTTCCAGTCCCAGAACTTGCATGTAGCAATAAATGTGGCATGTCATTATTATCAATATAATTTGCTATGGCCTTTTTAATATCTTCGTTTCCAATATATTCAGACATTGTTTTTGGACGATAGCGTTCCGCCCATAACGAATTAGTTAATTTGTTCATAAGTTAGTTATTAATGAAATGAAATTATCTTTAGTATAATGAGGATCAAATTGTTTAAAGATCTTAATTTTATTTTCTTGATAATTTTCTATATATGATTTAATAGTGTTTAAAAATTCCTTTCGATTTCTAATAAAATTTATAAAAGGAGGTTTTATTAATTTAGGACTACATCCAATATTTATACCCATGTCAATTAATGCCTGAGATTTTATTGTTAATGGCAATGCCCCTAAACATAATGCATGATAATAGTCACTTGGGTTTAAATTTAATTCTTGCATGTTAATTAATGCCATGGCAGATTTAAGAATATATTTAGTTTGCAGATAAAAATTATTTTTAATTTGCTGCAAATCTATAAAATTATATTCTGTTAATTCTTTTTGTAAAATGCCTATCATTTTTTGGGATGCATTTTTTGTATATGGATTTGATTTTACATTAAATGCAATTTCAGAAGTCATTAACTTATCATTACCATATTCTATCTTTAGATATTCGAATGGTAAATTCATTAAGGTTGCAGGTTTGAATATTTTACCTGTAAAGTCTTTTTGGTGCTTCTGTGTCGTTGTTATATTAATATTGTATATGTTGGCTAAGTGCTTCTCATATCTCACGACATACGCTTTCCTAGAACGTTGGAAGCTATTATAATACATTCCAGTTACATTCCAAATTCCGTCATTCCAAATTCCGATTGAAAATATGTCAACAGAGTTTAACTTTGTATATTCCTGAAGATGCATTGCAATGTCATTTCTTGCATCTGTGAATAATACAATGTCTCCAGATCTAATGTTATCGATCTCTTTAAACAATTTTGCCATTAATAGATTATTAAAATTTACTCGATGCAAATAATTGCTATTTGGAATGACTCGATTAACTGATATTAGATTTGTTTTTAGTCCGTATAGTTGAAGATCTTCCGATAAATGTGGTTGGATAACTCTCCACTCAGAATTTATCCAATTATACGGACATATTGTGTCAATAATGTGTAGAGTCCTACTCAATTATCTTAAGGTATTTAGTCTCTGTAATACTAGTCACAGACCATTCAAATACATCGGTCCTTAGCATCTCTGTAATCTTTGCTTCTGCATCTGTTGGACTGACGGCATTGACTAGATAATCTTCATTAGATTTTTTAATCTTTCCAGTATCTGCTTGTTCGACTAGTCTAGTTATTTTAACTTTCCAGTATAAATTTGTTTTTTTCATAATTTGTATTTAAAAATTTAAAAATTTTTTATGCGCAAAAATTTAACACACAAGGCCTTTTGACCATTCTTATGCGCAGATATTATAAGAAATACGTTGCTGAATTTTTTTCGTGTTCTCTGAATTCACATGAAACTAGTCTCACCCTTCCCCCAGTTTCGGCGTCTACCCAAGCCGCTATGTGATTTCCTATAAATTCTGCAAATCTTTCTGCTCCAGTATCTTCTACTATTCTCAATTGAATTATTCCCATGGAATCTAGATCTAGGAATTGCTCTAATGCTGGGTCATCTTCTGCTATAATCGTAGTATGATCTAGTAACCAACTTAACCATTCGTCTGGGCTTACTCCATCTATCAGGCATTTTGCCCTTTTAAAGCCTCCGAAATCAAACACCCAATTTCTAGGATCTAATTGGCCTTGAAATGTAAATTTTACAGAAGTCCCATAACCATGTAAGAAACGACAATGAGTCTTTTCTGCTCTCCATTGCCTGAAAGTAGTACTATAACCGTCTTTTATTTTTGTTGATTGATACATTTATATGATATTTATTACTCTTGAATTTCTATTTAAACCATTTAGGTCATCCATACCCCATCCCGTGAGCCATTCTCCTTCTTCCACCTCAATTCCAGTGATTATTTCTCTGTAGTAGTCATTTAAAAATGAATGGTCAACTCCTTTCCTTTTACATAATGCTACAAAATATAAATCATAAGCTCCATTAACATGTTTCGCTAGGCCCTTTGCAGTATTTCCAGAATCTAAAATGTCGTCATAAAAATAAATCCTTTTAACACCTTCTGGAATATTAATGTTGTTCATAATTTCTATGAACTCTTCTTGTGTCTTTCCATTATACGAACGGGTTCGAATAAAATCAATGTGAGTATTAATATCTAAGCTAATTGATTTCATAACATGCGTGAAAAACATGAATCCGCCTCTTAAAACACATATTGATAATATTGGATCTGAATTATCGTATTCGCATTCTTCAATTTTCTTAGTTATGTTTCTTCTGATTGCATTTTCAATATCATGTTCAAAATATGCTTTTTTCATAAGTTTCTTTTGTCAAGTATTACTAATTTTTCTACAATATAGAGATTATTTTCGCTTACTAATACGGCATAAAAGGTCTTTCTACTTCGATGTTGGGCGTATATAAAGTTCCTTACCTTTCCTTCGTATTTTGCTAAAAACCTGTCTCCACGTTTGAATTTTTTCGCCATAATAAAAATAAAAATATTTAATTGAAAAGCCCAACCCGCTGGCGCCAAATATAATTGTTAATAAAGATGGATGATTTTCTCCACAAATACCTAATAAATGTCGAATTGTTTCTATCATATTTTTTCCATTAAAGAAATTGATTTTGTTTGTGGCCACCTACTATTGTGGTCTTTTTTACCATAGCCACAGACATACCCATTAACACTTTCATCATCTACTAAAGTTATTGCAGACATTGCAAAGTTTCGATTATCGGCTATTACTGCTGGCTTGTTGGGACCTACTAAGTATACTTCCTGTCCTTGAATTTCGGCGCAATAATCCACTATCTGATCTGTTTCTTCATAAGCTATGACAACTGAATACCTTTCGTTGTCAACATCGTCTTGCTCAGCTTTGTTGTCATATTGATATTTAGTATAGAATTCAAAATCAAATTCTAAATATGACAACAACTTAGATACAAACATGAAAGAGTCTTGCATGTTACATACCACAATATCGATATCCTTACCCCGATACAATAAATTCAATCTTTTAGCTAATTTTTTGATCGCCTGAGTGATGTGTTTTCCTTGCAAGATCGTATGGTCTTTATACATTGGCGAAGTTTCTTCATGTTCGTGAACAATGCTTTTAAAAGCTATATCATATAATTGTGGCAATAATTCGTAAGGCACATTTGCTTCAAAGCTATTTACCGCACTAATCACTTCATTCCTAATATATAACCCGCTTGCTTCTTCTAATATTTCTTCTATTGATAATTTCATTTGAATTATTGTTGTCCAGCTACTAAATAATATTTAGATCTAAAATCTTCTCCAGAAAATGTTGCTATTAACAATCCTTGAGAACTCAATGAAACCTTTCCTGTTTCTGCGTCTTTATTTGAGTTTAAAACGTCTAAAAATTGATTTCCATCAAATAACAATGTTTCAAAACCAGCAGGTGCTTCAACGTCTATTGGAATTTTAATGTTGTTTGTATTTGTTTTGGAATAATTAACAACTAACTCAATAGATCCATTGTTATTGGTAAAGGCTATAACATCTGATTCAGCGATCGCCTTTTTAGCCTTAATATAGTTATCTGTAAAAATTGAGTTTACTTCAATTGTTACTTCTCCAGTTGGTATATCCTTTAATTCTGGTGGTGCTTTTATAACATCTAAATCTGACAATACAAATGTTACATTGAATTGATCGTCTTTTAATAGAATGTTAGCTTTTCTTCCTCCAACTTCTTGAACAGTAATGTTGAATTCATTTTGAAGGATCTTGATCATGTTTTCCAACTTAGTGGTTTCGTAAACACCGAATTCTCCTATTGGAAATTCAACATTCAAAACTTGGACGAAACCTAATAAACTCTTATCCTCAGTAATAAAAGACGTCGTTAATTTTGTTCCATCTGAAACCATTTTTATAGCATTATCAGGTCTTCCTGAAGCGTTTGCATCCAGATTATATTTCTGAATGAATTTTAAGATACTCGATTTATTTATCATTTTTTTTAATTTTGAAGTGGCTTAAATATACGTAAAATATTTCACATATCCAAATTTATCTGCATTTCCATTTTATTTTTTAAAATTGAAAAATTTATTAATTAATGCATTGAATTCTATATTACCAAAATCTAATGCATCCCAATAATTTTGGATTTTGTTTTCTAATCTGCTTTCAAATATTCTAACTCGGTCTGCATATGTTTCCATATATTCTAATATTTCTGGAGGATTGCTTTCTCTAGATATTGCAAACGAATCAAACTTCCATGGATTATCTATTAGATATGCCCACATAATTTTGTCTCCTTCTTTTATAGGAGGCATCGATGCTATACCTAATTTATCCATTAAAGCATTGTGATTCAAAGCTGCTTTATAATGAACTGGCGTTCTTTTTTTAAACTCTCCAAATTTACCAGTTTTCCATTTGTCTAGGCTGTTAACTCCTACTGGTATTAATATGTCTGATAGCTTTTGTGTTGGCAATGATTGTTTGAAATCTCTTACCATTTCGTTTAATTCCTCTTTCGAAGAGTCATGTAATATACAATCTAATATCTTTTCAACAAATGATTTAAATTTTAATGGAAAATCTGCCCTGACTGAATCCAATCCCTTTACATCCATTTTGTTTTTAGCTACACCTTCTTCGTCTACAATCCATTGAGCATAACGTTTTTTAGCTATCCATAATGCTCTTTTTGCAATTAATTCTTGCTTTATATCCCACCCGTGATCTGTTACATTATGCAACTTTAAAGCATATGTATCGTAACTTTTATTAATGTAAGATTGGACATCATTGATTATTGGTTTTGATAATGCAATAATTTCTTCATCAGTATAGTTATCCATAGGTCCATGGCGATGCACAAATAATGGTTCTATTGGTTCGAATATGCTGTCCGTATCAGTATATATACAAAAATTATAATATGTATTATGTTGATTATCAGCTAGTTGTGTTATATTTTTAATTTTCATTTTCCAAATAATTTAAACATTTTCTTAGTACCTTTAATGGATTTTCTTTGTAATCTATGTAATTTACCCTCAATATAGTAAATCCAAATGAATTTGTTAATTCGTCTCTGAATTTATCTTTTTCTGGGTCGTGCCAGTATTTGCAATCAAATTCTATTATCTTGTCTCCCAATAAAAAATCGAATTTGTAATATCTGCCATTTGTTACCAATTTATATTCTCCATAATTTTCTGCAAATAAGGCCTCGTCTTTCTTTGCCGGGGGCAAAAATTCGTATATATTCCAAAATAACTCCTGAGATATATTGCTATAATTTCCAAACTTATTGGCTTCAATTCGATTTTCATCTTTATAATATTCATAATCATCACTTGTCCAGTTATATTCAGACATTATAAATTCCCTAAATGATTTATATTCTGAAATACGCTCATGAGGTTGTTTAATTTTTGGTCCATTATTAAAATTATTGTTGATACGTGTTTGTCGAAGTGCTTTCTTTATTTTATTTTTATTAAACTGATCAAATTCTTTTTTAGTCATTCCATGTTGCTGAGACATATATTCAAAGCTATTTGTTTCTGCCTGACGATTACAATAAATTTGCCAACGATGCTGTCCTTTTTCAACACCATATCGCTTTATCATATTTTCAAGTGTCTGCTTTCTCTTAGCAGTAATTGATGGATGTTCTAAAACTGCGCCTGGGAATTTTGCTGAATACGATTTAAACGTCATATCATGTTTATGTTTCAGGTGAGTGGTTGATATTCGTTTATACCAATTTAAACATTCTAAGCATTGGATTCTATTTGTGTCATCATTCATTATACTGATACCTTTATATATAAGTAGTGTCTGTGTATCTTTTTAATAACTTTTCTAGTTTAAAACATTACTCAAAAAATACCCTGTTACTGTCCCTAAGGCTGCGCCTGCTGCATATATTACTCTTTCTAATCTGTTTGCAGCCTTAACGCTGGTAACGTTTAATGTCCAATTATAAGATAATAGAAATGATGATATTGTCATTCCAACTAAGTTAGAATTGGCAATATATACGATATTAACAACGACTAGAAGAACTTGAATAAATGCGCCAATAAATAATTTGAAATATGCTTTAGATTTACTCATTCTTTAGATTGACATAATTAATAAGTGCTTCTCTTGCTATCAAAGGATCAATCTTAAATAACATATCGGTCGAATCGTAAGTTAATGCATAATCGATAAGATTAGTTGCTATTTTTAAATCGTTGATTTCTCCTTCTTTGATATTTCTTAATTGTTTAACTGTTAGTCCCATTGTCTTTTATTTTATAGTCATATGATAAATCCTCTTCTTTTATGCTACCTGGAATTTCCATGTCATTGTAATTATACATTATTTCAAATAATATTTTTAAATCCCTTTCAGGTTGTTCAAAAAAGTTATGCTGAATTGGTTCAAGTTTAAAATAATCATTTTCCAATGCATAATAATCTTGAAAATCCATGGCATGTTTGTACTTAAGATGAGTTATTGTTATTTTTTTAAATACTTCTCCGCATATTAAACATTCACGATATCGTCTTGAAATATTCGAAAATATATTTTCCTTCATGCTTATCAAATCCATCATGCTAATTTTACTTTTATATTTTTATAATTCTTATTGAAAATATACATTGATATCGAATGTAGTTCTATATATTCTTTAATTGAATTATAAATCTTACCTGTTTCTAGGCATTTCAACTTGGTATAATTGCCTCCAGTACCATCTAGATGTCGAAGTTTCATTCTATCAGCTGATATTTTAGCTAAGCGTTTAAGTTCTTTCTTTGATTTATTCTTTTTACTATTACTTATCTTTTGTTTATGCCCTTTAGTTAATACCTTTCCCCTAAATGCGTCTCCTATCTTTTTTCTTCGTTTGGATTCGGTAATTGGGTCTACTATTCTATTTAATTGAGCTTCTGACATTCGTTGTATTTGTTTTTTTGTGTATACTCCAGTTCTTCCTTTGTTCCATGGAATTTGACCAATATGAGAATCTGATAATTTTTTTCTGTGTTCGCTGCTTTTCATTTTAGTTAAAAATTTATCGTGCCACCCATCAACGTTATCTTTTCTACTTTGTATTACACTTTTACTGATTTTCTGTCGTGTTTTTTGTGTCTTTGGCTTATTACAATACCTTTTGAAAGCAGTAGAATTTTTTAAGCTATTGGATATTAATAATTTGGTTTTATTTGATACCTTTCTTCCTGTACGAACTTCACTTAATAACTGCCTATACTCGATTGAGTTGTACATTGAATTTGGATCTGCCCATAACGCCTTTACCGCTTCACTTATTTTTTTATTTACTATGGGCCCTAAATTTCCGCCATTTCCACCAGACGAAATATTATATTCTGGTTTATACAAGTCTATATAAAATATTTCATAATAATCGGCTTCTTCTCGTGTATCAACATTAATTACTATTTCCTTTTTAAAAGATTCCAGGCCATATTTATGTATCGCCAATTTTATTAATTTACCTGAACCATAATAGTTTATAGAGTCTTCAGGTGCCTTAGAAGATTGCCCTATATAGATTTTACCATTAATTTTATTTGTTATTTTGTAGATGTACATTTTGAGATATTTCCTGTCGTTGTCATAAAAACTAATTATATATGCTTGACAAGTTCAAATACATATTTTTGTACACCCTCCACTTCTATTTTATCAAATCCATTTTTTTTCACTTTGCTGCCATCTTCAAATTCTATTTCATACATGTTATTATATTCTTTTAGCTCTTTATTGTAAAATCGATTCCCCATTCTTGTTGCCCAATTAATTACACTGACTCCGGTAAGTGTCACGCCTTCGCCATTATCTTTATCGTAAAATCTGAAGCTTGGTAATAACAATACTCCATATAATGAATTCAATAGGATTTTTGTTACCAATTGCTTCTTGTCATAATATTTTTCTTGTACAGAATCTTTTAACTTACCATATTTCTTTTTAAGATCCTTGTACCCCTTTCTTTCATCAAACCATGCCAATAATACCGATGGAATTAGTCCCTTTTTATCTAATTTATACATGACACCATTTGATGCAATTGATAAATTATTTTCTGTCAAATACTGATGCACTTCCTTTGAACCATCTAGAGTTTTATGAATGTCAGTAGCTTCCGTTTGAGCGAAAAATGCTGTTGGAGATTCGTCATTAAAAAATGTCAGTGTATACATTTTATTTGCGTTTTTCGCATACTCTTCTTCATCCCAATTTTCAATTTTTCCAAATTTAGTTTCTGGAGATATATTTAGAGATATAATATTGAAAGGGTACAGCGAAGTCAAATCCAAGTCGTAGACCCATGTATACAATCCTGGTGTTGGTTCTTTAACAAAGGCTCCTTTAGCTTTACCTTTCGATTGACTGACATTTGAACTTGCAACTAAATTATTTCTTCGTAAATACGTTAACAATGAACCCTCTAGATACTTGCTCGTATAAATAATATCTTCATATGGAACATGGCCTTTATGGCATATACCCAATGCAATATCAATATAATCTAATTTTTGATCCATCGACACTAATAATTCTACATCAATAATACCATACGCAATAAATGACATTAAGTCATCTCTAAATAATTGATCTAGATTTCCCGAGTATTCAATTTTACCTCTAGATAGTTCCTTTTTGGCAATAGAATCTAATTTATAACTAGACTCTTCTGAATACCCGAATTTCTTATATAACATTAAATAATCAAGTTGAGATACACCTGATATTTTGATTGTTAACCGATTCGAATATTTGTTTGTATTCCTACGAACTTTTCCTATTGGGCTTAATAAATTTGCATAATTATAATCTAATATATTAACAGTTCTATTGTATAGGTATGGGATATCATAGTAGTCTAAATTCCACCCGGATATAATAGTTGGGTTTATCTTTCTAAATTCCTTTAAAAAATACGCTAGCATTTTCGTTTCATCCGAAAATATTATCAATTCTACATTGCATATTATTTCAGTCTTTGGAATCTTAACTTGAACATTTTTTCTTTGTGGAGTCTCTGCTTCGTCAAGAAGTAACATTGTATATTCATTCGATCCCTTTACGCAATATTGTATTCCAAAGATTTCGTTTGCTGCATCTTCTACGCTTGAATATTTTTCGTTTTTACGGACTTCTATATCCATAAATAATATTGTATTGTCAGCTATGTCATCACTTTCCGAATATAGGTCTATTAAAGTTCTAGTGGTTGGAGATACATTATGTTCAAACACCATGTTCATTTGCTCGGCAGTTTCGGACCACGAATCAACTTTTGTCACTCGCTGTCCTTCAATTGTTAATAACTCTCCGTTGGCATCTGGAACATATGCATATGATTCGTATGGAAATTTTTTATAACCAAGTTTATCATCCCACAGGTGAATAATTTCGTCGTTTCTATCGTATTGAATGTTAGTATACAAATTTTAAGTTTTATTTTTTTTTAATAGGCAGTCCATGTCTTTCCACATGTATCACATTTGTAAATACAATTTTTACCACTAGCGAGCAATACGCCCCAGTCAACATGTCCGAAAACACATGGACCATATTTTTGTAGCATCCATCTTCTATATTTCTCTATATATTTTCTCATCATCCGAAAAATTTTAATAAACGCCAGATTGTGTACAATTGTGATATTTCTTGTTCAGCTTTTGGATTCCATTGTTAGGAAAATATCCATAATCCATAAAGGGTAGTTTATAACCATACGACCACTGTATATGATGAATACGATGAATAAATGTTAAATATTGGGCTAGTCTTTTAATTTTCATCCGAAAAAATTATGTTCTTTTAATTTGAATTCTTCTCCTACATTATCTAATTTAGTAAACAATTTTAAATTATCTTCGTATATAGATTTTGCACTATCTCCATTCAATGGAGCTTTTACCATTTGGTCTATTACCATCATTAATTTATATAAGTCTGGCCCTGTTACTTGTTCTAAAATATATGGATGCAAGTCCATAAAGTTTTCTACTTGGTCCATTGCATCTTTAAAAACAAATAAATTATGAGCTTGAATTGCAGCCCAACCTTGAATTGTCCATTCTGCCATATCCTTGCCGGTATATAACCTTTCTAATGTATCGTCGAACTTAGTTGTCTTTGGCAGTTTGAAAAATTCTCCTGGTTGTAGATTCGACGTTGTATGAATTCCCTTATCATTCTTAACACTCTTACCAGTAATCTTCGGGATGTGTACAACTTTGAAATTCAATTTCTTCCAGTCCGCTGCGACATAACATGTGCCATATAAAATCGATCTAGATGGCGATGAACTATCTGTTGTCACCTGCATAGGAGATCCTATTTCATTCAATGACTTTTGCATCTGCGAGAATACAAAGAAATCTGTAATTTTTGAAGCCCCTAGGAAATGCAAATAATGGTTTCTATCCATTAACTGTTCTTTGTTCTCAAAGAGTACTGCTAAAGATACCATTATATTACTAATCTTTCCAGCACCTCCAATTCCCCATCCGTTAAATCCAAAGTCTTTTACTTGTCTGTACCACTCAGCGTATGAAGAATATTCAGAACCCTGTAATACATTTAAAAACTTAGTTGAACCAGATTGATTCTCGTCAAAGTACTTAAAGTTAATTAACGATTCGTCAAGTGCTTCTTGAAATTTTCCTTCCCATTGCATTCGAGGTGGTATATCCAAATTCATTGCAATGTGCGAATTACCTTCTAACCAAGAAAACATTGTTTCTCGTAGCATCTTTTTCTTTTCACCTACATACTTAACGGCTCCTGATGCAATTTGGAATCCACCCGAATCGCCTATTGTTAATACGCCAGGTTCTAACAATCCCATTTCTTGCGATATAGTTGGCTTCTTGTAATAATGACCACCAGTAATTAGATAATATGGATGCCTATACCCATCTGGATAATTGGCGTCATAAAAACGCATGGTGGATTTCTCCGGGTCGTTCCATGTCTCCTTGCGATGCATTGCTGCTGCTACGTTTCCGACAGAAAATGATGGAAAGTAGATATATTTTCTATCCTTGTATTGCTGCTTCAATTTCTTTTATTCTTTGTGGAGAGAATTCATTGAACGAATTCAGTACCGGTTTATATAATTTTTCAGTGAATGCTTTTACATCTAACCTGTGAGGTTCGTATAAATTATTCCAATGCATGCCTACATATCTATGAGCACATCCCATACATTTTCCACATGGTAGTTTAGTGTAATCAGTAATATAATGACAACTGACGGTAGAATGAAGCTCGTTAAGTGGATATTCTTGCGATATATACCAATGTATAATCTCTCCTTTAGTTAACTCTTTAAACGGGCTCGTAATACGAATTCTCTTATCAGTTAAATTAGACAAATGTTTGCTTCCTTCACTAAAAAATAATTCAGATTTGTCGCCCCATAATTCTTTTACTTCTCCACCTATTGCAGCCATCCAAATTTCTCCTCGATCTGTTATATATTGAGATGCAATAATACTAAGGATCCAGTTCCTACCGGGAAATATTTCTCCCCATTTTTCTTCTCCTGCCTGTTGCTTACTTTTTAAGTAAGAATAATCTTCAAAAATTACTGGAGTTTCAAACTTAAGGTTGTTAATTGCTTCCTTTTCTACCGATGCATATGGATATCCATAATCAATATAAATAGCTTTAACGTTATCAAATTTTGTTAGAGCATATTTATACGCGATATAGCTATCTATGCCTCCAGACATTAGTACTACAACTTCATAATCTTTTTTCGGTAAAAATATTGGTGCTTCTGGATGATTATAAGAATAATATATTAGATCATTTAATTCGGGAAACGAAGAATCTGACATTTCTCCTTTGTAATAAGATGCTTGAATGTCCAAGGCGTCAAATAATACTTTTCTTGTTTTAGAATTCATGTCGTACGTTTTCTTTTTCAGTTAATTCGTGATTAATATGGACAACTTCTACCCACGGACACGCTTTGTTGATTTCTAATATTTGAATTGGGTCATCTTCAAAAAATCTTTTGACTTCTATTCCCATCCCAAATAGAGTTTTTATAGTTCTAGCCTTATGCTCTCCGGACGATTTTCTCGTTTTTTTAAAAAATGGTCGTGAATTAAAGAAGATTTGGTTATGTATTCCTCTTGACTCTAAATATTTTAATGTTTCTGGCATTTCTTCATATGATCTGCCTGTAATAATTACCGCATTGTTAGGAGGATTTATCCCGACGGTAATTACACCGTCGCAATCATATCCATGAATTATCCTTCGCTCCATTAATTTATTTTTTGTTCTACTGTAATATCTGTTAACTGCCTATTAGCTAAGGATTCGCATTCAGATTTTGCATCCATTGAAGACATTTGCAATGGCGGAGTTTTCTGCGTCCATGCTGACGGTCCTCTTAAGGATCCAACTATACCCATCTCTTGAGCAGTTTTCAAATATCTAATTGCATCAATAACCACTCCTGCCGAATTTGGAGAATCTTGTACACTTAATTTAGCGTCTAGAGTTACTGGCGCACCTCCGAATCCTTCCATTTCAATTCTAAAATTAGCAATTTTATTATCTTTATAATATGCAATGTAATCACTTGGTCCAGCGAATAAAAATGCTTCGTCTTTAATGTCGTGAATATCGTTCTGCGATCTAATTACATTTTCTTTACTAATCTTCTTTGATTGCAATCTGTCATTGTCAGTCATATTTAAGAAATCTGTGTTTCCACCAAAATTCTGTTGAATATGACAATTAACTTTATGGCCTCTCGAAAATGCTAATTCTTGCAGTACCTGTGATAAGATACTTGCTCCAAACTGAGATTTCATATCGTCACCAATAAGTGGTATACCAGCTTCAATAAACCGCTTTTCCCAAACTGGATTAGATGCAATAAATACTGGTATACAGTTTAAGAACGGTATCTTCAATTCAATACATAATTCTGCATAGAATTCGGTTGCCTTTTGCGAACCTACTGGTAAATAATTAATTAACATGTCTGGTTGGGCTTTTCTTATTGCCTCTTTTACTGCAATAGATAAGGCTGGATGATCTTCAGCTGCCCTAAATGCTTCATCTTCTGGATAATTTGCCATTACGTCAGTTATACCATCCAATCTAGGACCTTGCACTACTTTAAAATCCCATGGTAAGTCTTTTTGAAATACCATTGTACAATTAGGCTTGGCCCAAATTGCTTCATTTACTGGCTTATTAACTTTTCTCGAATCAACATCAATTGCTAATACTGGCTCTATGTCTGTCATTGTGTAACCACCTATATCTGGTGACATGATACCTTCTGGTGAAGGATTGTGTTTGTAGTATTCAATGCCTTGCAATAATGACGATGCACAATTACCTAAGCCAATGATACCAATTCTAATTTTTTTCATAAAATTCTTAAATTTATTGATGGTCGGGTATTTTTACGTATAGCCGTTAATACGATTTAATTTATTTCAAATTGTTTATGCAATTAAAAAATTCGTTTCTAGTGTCAATATTCTCCTTGAATCCCCCAGACAATTTAGATGTCATCATTGTGGAGTTATGCTTTATGCCTCTCACACATGCACACAAATGGTTGGCGGATATTTTTACTGCTACTCCACCATTCCCTTCGCAAATATCGTTTATATAATTGTGTATTTGCATCGTAAGATTTTCTTGGACTTGTGGCCTTCGAGCGAAGTAATCTACAACTCTATTTAATTTAGATAATCCAATTACCTTTTTTCCTGGTAAATACGCAACATGAGCATGTCCTAAAAAAGAGAGGTGATGGTGAGAACAGAAAGAGTGTACTGTGATTTTTCCTTGAAAGACCATGCCGTCGTAGCCATCTAGATTATCAAATGCTGTAATTTTTGGGGGTTCGTTATAACACCCCTTTGCCAAATCGTTAACAAATGATTTTGCTACCCTTCTTGGTGTATCTGATGAATTTGGGTCGTCTCGCCAATTAATTTTCAAAGCATCCATAAAACCTTCATAGGCTTTTGCTGCTTCTTTTATCATTTTGGCTTGATCATCTTTAGAAAGGATTATATTGGAATTAGCGTATTCTAATAGTTTATTAGACATATAGTTATTTTTGTTGATTATAAATATAATAAAAATATTTGACAATACCAAATATTACACATTATTTAATTCAGATAATTTCATGTTTTCAATAAATTCAGATATGTTAGGTATTACTTCTCTTCCATATCTATAATAGCCTTGCCCAGGTTGCCCCTTTAATCGTGTTGTTAGCCTACTTTCTATTCTAGCTCTAATTAGTTCACTGTCTGCATTAGATGGGCTCCAATCATTTAAATAAGACTGTGGGGCTGCTTCTAATACATCATCTAGAGATGTACCAGGATTAAATCCACGTCTAGTCATTTCTGTATTAACTTCTTTCAATCTTTTGCTTAAATAGATTAATTTATTTTTAAAGAAAGTCATGTGTCCTTTGCCAGTAGGGAAAACTTTAGGTATATCACTTTTAATTTGCCAGTTATGTTGTTTTAACTGCCCGGTAATCATTGTTATTTCAACAGATTCTGCAATAAGATGCTGATCAGCTAAAAATTGGGGATGTATTCCTACGTTTACGCGAGCCATAATTAAATTTTGTCTAGATTATAATTTTTAAGTAAAGCTCTTCGTTTCTTCCCGTAAAATTTCTTAAAAAATCTTTTGCTTTTCCCAATAAAATTTTTATCAGTACTAAAGGAACCAGACATTTTGTCTGCTCTGCTAGTAGAACTTTCACTATGATGATTATTTAAATGCTTTGCCATTTTGCTAATTTATATCCGTAATATAAAAGAAAGTTTTCTCTTTTCAAAATTTAGAGTATAAAATTAATCATATTTTTAACAAATCGTCTCCACACTTTCTTATCTTCTCGAGTTTCTCCATATTCATAAAAACTTTCAAAATATATTAAAAATGAATCCGATTCATATGGAGATGGATGAATATTATTATTATTTAAATTTCGCAATTTGTTGATAATTGCCGCATCAGTATATCCTATGTTTCTGAACTCGGCAACTGCCTCTGATGCAAACGCCTGTATTTCCATTTTATCAATTAAATATCCTCTTTCACTATTATGTTTCCACTTAGCTTTATTCAATATAGATGTTGCACCATATCGACCAACCTTTGCTCTTAATTTTGCGAATTGTATTACATGCACCATTTCATGGTTTAGTAGCTTTTTAATGACATTGAGAAATGTATTATAAATTTCTTCATCTACTGCAATTTCATAGAAATAATCCAAATAATGAAAACTAATAGATCCATCAATTGATGTTGACGCTGACGAGATGCCTACTTGTTGTTGCTACATCTTCAATCTTTACGTTATTCCAAGTCCCGCTGGACCCTCGAAATGTTTCAATGCCAGATTCCTTTGATGTTCCAGCACCTGATAAAACTACTATTTTCATGATTATGTATTTTTGGTAAAATTTGAAATAATTTCTTGGCATGCATCTTTAAATGCATTTTTATTGAAAGGATTTCCCATTTCCCCCAAATATTTCCTAGGGGATAATTTCCGAAAATTCATACAGTTCTTCCTAAAATTTTTAGTTCTTAAATTTAAACCAAATAACCTAACATGATCTGGTTTATTTTTATTCTCTTCTAGGGAATTCATATGCCCTTCAACAAAATGATTATGTGCAGACAATGCTAAGAGTGCTAAATAACATTCTTCATGAGTTGGTATTATACCATCTTTAGCATCAACTATTATATCAATATATCTTCTCATAACTTAAAAGTTTGTTTCTATTCTACCTGAAGGGTATATAATTATCAATTTTTTAGATTGTTTTTTTGCCTTTCTTAATGTCGCCCAAGTCCCACTTCTTAATAATTCAGATTCTGTATTTGGTAATCCAATTAATATTTCACATTCGTCGATAATGTCTTGGTTTCTAACCATAAAAGGTTTGGCGTCATATTCAATATCAACTTTAAAAGAATTTGCTTGATTTGTAGAACCTGGTCTCCCTATTGTCTTATAACCCAAATCTCTAGCCATATTATTTGCCGTTTCATCTGCGCCACTACACATACCAGTTACCAACCATTTAAAATCTTCAGTTTCATAAAAATTAATTAACAATTCTTTTAACTCTTTTACCTGTTTTATTGTTAAAGATTTTCGCGTACCAGTTATTCCTAATGTTTTCATAAAGTGTATTTAATTACAAATATAACATTTTAAATTAGAAAAAGCAAATTTTAAATAACAATATCATAAGTTTCTAATATTTGGCCTGCTGTTAATATTTTATGATGAGTAAAATGAGGGTCTTCATATATAACATGATACTCTTCTGGACTAATTGAATGCCCTGTCGACCTTATCATTATAATAAATGAATTGTCTTCTGGAGAAAAATAATCAAATTTAATTTGATTTCTTTTTGTTAATTGCGGTCTATACAATCTTTGCGAAATTTCATCTGTCATTATCTATCTATTATAATATTGCCACATAACACAATTGCATCTGGCATGAACTGCTCCTTCTGTTAATCCAGTAGAGTGATCATGCTGCAAATGAATTGGGTATTTAAGCATATTTGGTGGAAAAAGATTTAAATTAATTTCTGTACTTTGAATGTTAATTGGTGGTGGTAATTTTAATGATTCTTTACACCAAAAGCAATTACCATCTTGTAATTTAATGTATTCTTCTCTAACTCGTATTTTTTGCAATCGAGTTAATTTATTATATATTGCTGGAAGTGTTACAGACATAATCTTAATGATTCTATATATTTCGGAGTATTAAATTTCTTTTTTAGCTTAAAATTATTTTCTACCAATTCGACGTAAGTATTACCAGTTACCAATTCACTTTCTGGATTTGGTATTTCCGCAAAATAAGTAAGTGCTAAAAATGTATCTTGGAATTGGATTTCCCGTATAACTTTAATACTATTACCATCAAATTTATTTATATATAAAATTCCCCTAGTTTCAGTATTAATTGTTTCCCCCAATAACGTTTTCATTCCTTTATTTTTTGTTTATAAATAACGTGTCTCCAAATTCAAATATAAATTGATCTGTTGCTTTGATTTCGATTGCAAAGGCAAATACTCTAGAATTAATATACTTGTCACATACTCCATTATTATTGAATACGCCTTTATATGTTTCTCTTCCTTGCAAAAAATGATAAGTATTAATACTATCCATTTCAATTGAATCCATTACGTAAAATGCGTTTCCTATTTCTGGTTCAATTCCTAATGTCAATGTATCTGTTACTGTCAGAGAATCACAATCATATAAAAATTTTAAATTGCAATTCTTTACTCCGTTGTCTGCATAAAAATACCAACAAACATCATTTTCCATTGGTGCAAAGTCATCGTATACCCAATAATAAGTAGACAAGGCTTCTGTTTGAGTAGGTGGTGCCACTCTAGCTTGTGGTGTATCATTAGTGCATGAATTCAATACAAATGCTAATAATATTATAATAAAATATCTCATAATTAAAACCCTTTTATTTATAAGTATCAAATTATTGCCAAAGTTCACCGTAATGATTTACGACTGAGTCTTCTCTTCTGAAGTAATTGGTCTCCAGGCACCAAAATCAAATGTAGAAAAATCAAATTGATCTTTTTTTATATCAATATAATCTTCACTAATAACTTCGCCAGCAATCTCTAACCGAATTACAGAATGAGATCCATTAAAACCATATCCCTCTTCACTAACTGTTAAAGTCATATTTTCTTTTAACCATTTTTTAATTTCAATTATCTCTGGCTTATCCATACTGTTTTTTTAATCAAACCCCTCTTAAATTATCGTATGCGATTATATGAGGCCTGCCTGTAAAATTATATCCTTCTCGAATACACATCTCAATAGTTGCTGGATATGTAAACAATAAAGATTGTCTATTATCTCCGGCCGGCATGACGTATGTTTTACTTTTTGGAATATTAAACTCTACCCTAAAGTCTTCTATTTCCTTTAATGCCTGTTCGCTTCCATCCCAGACTGGCTTGTAATGATAATCCTTAGATTGATAACCAGATATATTATGAAGAATTGCTTCTTTATTCAACCGATATTTATTATGTTGTTTAATCATTTTCTCATCTACAATCTTTCCTTTAGGTGTTTTAATGCCTAACTTTGGTATTGTATTTGAAAATTTAGGACTTAAACTATATAATCCTATTCTGCGGTCCAGTTCTAATTTATGGGAGCCTTCACTTTCAATTGTCATTACAATGCTGTTGGCAATACAGAAGTTATTTAATTCATTTACAATTTTCATATGCATTGTAGGCGAACCACCTGTTAGCATCATTTCTTTAATATATGGATATTTTTTGTATTCGTCATATACATTCTGAATGCTAAATTTTCCTTTCTCTGGATGAATTGAAGTATACCAAGAATCGCAAAATCCGCCCTTTTCTCCGAACCAACAATTGTGAGAAACTATAGATTGATGCCTACCAACTCTAACTAAATAATTATTGTATTCATTACAATGAAAATTATATGATTTATATAAAGACTTAGTTTTAATTCTCTTAATAGATTCAATTTTAATACCATTTGTTAAAAATGTATTAACTTTCTTCAAAATAGTTTCATCATCGTGAGCAGCCATATTGATTGCCAAATATTTTGTATTTGGTAGACTTGATTTGGAATATATTTCATTTAATTCTTTATCATAATCATTCCAATTTGGTCTAAATGTTGAAACTTCTTCGCCTACTTCAATAAATTTATTTTCGCCGTGAACCTTGAAATCTGGTACCTTTATTTTTCCCTTGCATTTCAAACTAAATTCTCCATCACCAGTAAACCATATTTGATCGTTCAGTCCTGCGGCTTTAATAATGTTCCAAAACCTCTTTTCGGGTCCGGACATGCCCTGTCCCATTTTCCATCCTAATCCATACCCGTTTTTATTTCTAGTTGAAATTGCTTTTTGAACAGTATTTGGGTTGAACATTGGATTATTCGCTTTCATATTGTCGGATATCCTGTCATATTTGTCTTTTATTTCAGTTTCCGATAATAAACCATCCGGGTGTAACGTTCCTCTTTTTTCTAATCGTCTTTCATGCGTTAATTCCAATAATCCAGATTCGTCCCCAAAATGTCTCGTATTTGGATGCGAATGCGTTTTTTTAGCAATATCCGAATTAAACATTGGATTATATTTTCGCATGCGTCGAGAATTTCGCATTTTTCCAGAACAATGTACTAATTCATCAGTTTCTAGTAAATTTGCAGCCATTTTCCATCCACGAGTTGTAAGTACTGGATGCTCTGGTGTTACATTGAAATGTTGGTGGCCATTTTTTAATTTAACTACTACATATTCGCTTATGTCATTTATTTCTATGTCATTTATAGTGGTTTCTTGAATAGACGATGATAATTCATCCCAAGCTAAGATTCGATCTCCTACTTTTACATCCCACATTTTTATACCTTTACCATTAGCATTAAATACTATTGGGTCCGCCCTGCCAGGAACTTTCACATGGCATCTATGTGTACATCCGGAAGTCCGAACTACGATTGTGGGCATTCCTGCGCGGCTTCCTTCTCCCTGTACGGCTGGGTAAATTTCAACTATTGGCTGTATCTTGTTTAAATCCATTTTTTTCATTTATAAGTGTCATTAATTTGTCCATAGATTCAGTTGCATTTTTCTTATCGATATTGCAAACTAATTGATCTATTTTTTCTCTTAAAGATAATGATTTACATACATCATCAAATGATTCTACTAAATATGCTTGATATTGACTATTGCATTCTTGAGTTTCTTTGTCAAATGCAATAGTAATATTCTTTACCGCAATATATGCAGATGGTGGTATCATAAAATAAAAATACTTACCAGAAAATGGATTATAACAAATTACACGAAGTACTCCAATTTTTTTGTGACAATGTTTTACAACTGCTTGATATCTTGGTACTCTTTCTTTTGTTTTTTTGCCATTTTTAACTCTAAAAAAAGACTTTTTCTGAACAGTAATTGTCTTTACATCTGTATCGTCAACTAAGTCTCGATAAATACCTTCGGGGCACAAATCAATTCCCGATTTTCTAGATATTGCAACCTCTGCTAAATTTGAGCCTGCTATTAATCCATCTCTAATTAAATCTTCAATTGTAGGTCCCTCCTTTCCATAGGCCTCTTTTAAGAGGTCCTGTACCAATCTATCGTTATGATGTTGGTCTTTTGCTAAATGCATAAGTTAAGTTATTTTGTTGGAAAAGTTGCTAGGAATCAACCTAAAAAACAACTTTTAAAAGAAGACTTTCTCCTCTATGTAATTGACTTAAAAATAAGTTATCTTAGTCTTTTTATTGCCTTCTACGTGAACAAATGTATTGCCGGATCCAGCTCGGTTTCCTTTTTGGACTTCCAATGCAACTGTTTTTCCGTCAGCCGATGTTCCAAATATTGCTAATCCAAATTGCAATTTATTGCTTGCTCTGAAACCATTGCCCAATTGAATTATTGGTAATACATATATGTCTTTCCATTTTACATTTAACCTGCCAGAAATTGTTGCTAGGTTTTTTGTAGTTCTAGTAGAAAGTATACTTTGAGCCGCTGAATATTTTAGTTTATATCCTTTAGTTGTTTTTGGTCTCGCCGTTGGTGGAAATGGTATTGTAATAGATGGTAGTGAAGCTTCTAGTTCATCCCTTGCATCGCCGCCATTTTTTAATATTTCGGGAGTATACTTATTTCTAAGTTTTTGAAGTGCAGAAGTGCTTTCGTATAATCTTTCCTGCTTTACTTCGTTCCAAATTTTCTTGTCCATTTTAAATTCCTTTTTTAATAAATAGTCGTACTTAAAACAAGTTCACTATCTAATTGTTGAAGTATTATAGTTTCTATTAGATCGTTAGTAACATCGTTAGTATTTTCAACTTGTCTAAATTTCATCAAACCTTGTTTAGATAAATAATTGAAAATATCAAATGTTGGATCATTTTCAGATATTAATATTACGCCATTAAGTCCATCTATGGCCTCATCTAATTCTGGATTTGTTTTTTCTAATACAATCTTGCAGGATTTTAATATAACCGGTTTGTCTACGTCTTTATAACCAAATACTATTGTCGTTTCCATTTAATATTATTTTTAAGTTTTAACGAATATAAGTAAAATAATTCACTTATCCAAATTTATTTTTTAGCCATCACATGCAGAGCATTCCAATAAACTTCTATTAAATATTTGGGCACCATTAGTACTATGTTGATAATATAAAGTCTTTATCCCTTCTTCATGTGCCAATTTAATTAAATTGTGAATATCATTTGCAGTTGCGTGTGGCGATATCATTAAATTTAGGGACTGGCCCTGATCGATAAATTTTTGCCTTTGCGCTGCCAATTTAATTATATCTACTTGCGAAACCTCTTCATATGTTTTAAACACATCCTTTTCATGCTTCGTCAATTGTGTTATATGCTGAACGCTTCCATTATTTTCTAAAATACTTTGCCATATAGCTCGATGATTTAAATCTTTTTTAGTTAACAATTCGACTAATAATGGATTTTTATAGGTTGTTTGATTTTTTGCGTTCGCCTTTTCATGGTAATTGCTCTTTATAACCCCAATTCCTTGCGATACGCCGCCCATTATTTCCCCTGACGACTTGTTTGGTGCCACGGCCAATCTACTTGTAAAACGCTCTCCATAGCCTTTAAGAATTTCTGGTTCTCCTAGTTCTTTAGCTAGTTCTTTAGATGCTTTTAAAGATTCTACATCCATTCTTTTAAAAATTTTATGGTTTACTTGATAAGATTCTATCGACCCCCATGAAATCATATTTTTTTGCAAATAACTATGAAATCCTAATAAGCCCAAACCTACTGCGCGGTGTTTATTTGCAAAATTCATAGCCTTTTTAAACCCTGGTAAATTTGTGGCTAATTTAATATATTCTTCCATTACTGCATCTAACATAATCATTCCCAACCAAACTAAATCTTTTGGCCAATCGTCATAATGCAATGCATTCAAAGATAATAAAGCACATGCAAATTCAGTGTCCTTGTCACAATACTCTATTACTTCTGTACAGATATTACTGGTGAAGATATGCATGTTGTTGTCTTTATAAACTTGAGCCTTGCCCTTATTGCAATTATCTTCAAATAAAATATAAGGAAATCCCTTTTCAGATCTGCGTTTTATTAATTTTGCATATGCCGACATAAGTTTTGTATCGTCAGCAGTCCATTCATTAGGTGATATCATTTTCAATTCTTCCATTCTTTCCATAACTCCAGCTGGAATTGTAACACCAGTTGTAATATTTTGAATTGAATATCCTATATCTTCTTTAGGATCACCGTCCATTCCAATGTTTAAAAAACTATCTATGTCCGCATGAAGTATTGAATTCCAAGCTGTTAAAAACCCACGTCTCATTCCACCTTGTGACATCTTTGCTATTTTAGAAGCGTAACTTTGGATCCAACTAACTTGACCAGGCGATGTACCAGATTTATCTTTGCCATATTTTTCACCAAGACCTCTAATAGGTGTAAAATTTTTGGCTGTGCCTGCACCGTTCTTTGCTAACATCGACATTTCATATTCACCATAAGCGATATCGTTCATCGTATCTTCTACCACTCCAAAATTACAAGATATTGGCAATCCTTTATTTGTTCCAAAATTACAAGATATTGGCAATCCTTTATTTGTTCCAAAATTACTTAATATTGGAGATGAAAACGATATTAAATTTCGACTACAATAGTCGTATATTTTATCAGATATTCCCTTTCTTTTTGTTACTGTTTCAAAATGATCTGCTATTTGCCTATACCTCTGCTCTACAGTTATTTCATTTCCTATATATCCACGAGACAATGTTGTTCGTATATCGTCTGTTACCCAATAAAATTTTTTCACTTATATTATACCTTTTTTATGTTAATGTTAAAAACCGCTTCTATACTACAATCTCTTCCAGTTGAATAATCTGACAACCGTTGATCGAAGAAGTCTGCATCCATAGTTGATTTTAATTTGATGTCCAAAAATTCTGATTTTTTAAGTAATTTTTCATCTAGGTCATACTCTGGATCGTATCCCATTAAACCTAAACTGTCATTCAATCGCAGTTTTAAATATTCTGCAATTTCATTCCTTGTCAAGAAATCTAATTCTCCATTCTCAAAAATCCAATCTAGTACTTTCATTTCTGCTCGATATGATTTCCTAATACCACGTCTTATCTTTGCTTCCATTTCATCATCAAACCAATCAGGATTTTCTTTTTTTATGATACCAACTAATGTCGCTCCAAATTTACCATGAAGTATTTCTTCTCTAGCTGTAGAGTCTATTATTCTACTTATTGTTTTTAATGAATTTTTATATTTTGTAAATGACGATATAATTAAAAATTGACTGAAAAGAGATACATTCTCCACTAATAAGGTAAATAGTATTAATGACTTAGTAAATTCTTTATTTGATCGAGATGACATTCCACTAATGTATCTCTTAAGATATTTTGTTCTGTCTGCAATTGCTGGTATATTCATTAACTTAGCAAACTCGCCCTCTAGTCCTAAAAATGATAATAGTTCAGAATATGCAAATGAATGAACCACTTCATTGCCAGCAAATGTTGATCCTACAAATGCCACCTCTGGTTTAGGCATTCTCATATCTATTCTTCCCCAGAATGTTTTAACTGAATTTTCAACGTGCGATATAGCTAACATCGTCTTTTGAATTACCTCCTTCTCAAGATCAGTTAATATTGTTTTAAATTCAAGTTCATCTGCCTTTAAAGAAACCATATGTTCTTCAACAGTCCATGGGGTATGTTGTATAGCTTTTGAAAATGGTATAAGCTCTGGATATTCGTATGGCTTTACTGTATCTCTTGGTTCAAATATATTCATAGGTATGTAGTCCTTAATAATTTACAAAAAAAGAGACCTAAATGATCTCTTTTAAATTAATTCATTAAAAAATCTTTTTCTTATTTAGATTTTTCTGCTTCGATAGCAACTATAATGTCAGCTTTAGTGCGATAGTCATCTTCATCGAGACCTAATTTCTTAGCTACATCATTTAGTTCGCTTCGTTTCATTTCGTCTAGTGGCTTTTCGTCAACAACTGGAACACTGTCTTCATCAGGTGTTGGGTTATCAACAGTTGGTGGAATGTCGTCTGCTGGAATAGAAGTGTCTGCTGGAGGAATAACATCTATTGTATCATCGACTAATTCTATTTTCTTATCTGCAATTGCTTCTGCAACAATGGCTTCGTCAACTTGAATAGATTCTACATCGATTGTAGAAATGAATGTTGGATTCTTAATGTTTGCCGCATGTAATAATGACATTGCATTATTCATAGATTCTTTAACTCCATATTTTTTAAATGGAATTGTTATTACACTTTTACTTCCATCTTCTGCTTCTTCTATTTCGAATTTATTTAATGGGTCCAATTGAGACTTTGCATTTTTCTTTATTCCAAAATATGGGCTATAATAAAATTTATTATTTTTTAAATTAATCGTTTTTAGTATGTGCATCTTTTTTTGATTTTGATTTTTGAAATGGTTTTTTTGCTTCTTTAGGGGAAGTTTCTTTTTTTACTGGTTGAGTTGTTTCTTTTTTTGCTTCTTTAGGGGTAGGTGTAGAAGTTTCTTTTTTAACTTCTGCTTCTTTAGGTTTTTCAGTGACTTTTGCTTTTTGAGCCGTTGGCGTTGTATCTATGTGCTTTGGGTCTAATTTTGCTGCTAGCCTGGATTTGATTAAAATTGCTGCCGATCTTGGCATGCTCAGATTTCTTCCTATTACAGTTCTATCCACATTTGACATAGTTCCTCTGCCATTACTAACCAAGGCGTCGAATTTATTTAATGGGTCTCTTTTCCTATCCGAGTCTTCTACTCGAGTAAAATAATATTCTCCAGTAGATAAATTTCTGATTTTAAGTACTTGCATTTATTTTCCTTTTTGTTTTTATAAATAGTTAAAATGATTTCTTATCACTAGAATCTTTAACATTCATTGCAAAATATTTATCTTTTAATATTTGCTTGTTATAACCTTCGTTGACAACCATTTGTTTTTTCTGTTCGTTCCCTTCCTTTGTTGTGGGTTCAAATACCTTAAGTATGCCACGGTTTGTATCCATTTTCATTGGCAAAGTCATACCATCTGGTCCCATCCTGTTTTTTATTATGTGCATCCTACCGGTTTGTGCTGCTTTGTCTGCATCTTTTCTTGATAAAGACATTACAAAATCACATGTAAATATCTTACCATACGATGCAGAAATTTTATCTGCACCAATTACATTTTCTTCAAGGCCACTTCTATTTGCTTGAGATGCTGACCAGACTGGAATCATTAATTCGCCGGACATTCCTCTAATCTCTTCGTATAATTCTGCTAGAACTTCGTGCTTATCTCTATTATTTGAATATTTTAATAAATCAACATAATCAATGATTATTAAATCTGGTTCAAAGTTTACTATTTTTAATTTATTAATATAAGCTATTAATCCTGACAGCGATATCGATTTTGTTGGAAACCATTTGATTCTTAATTTACCCTTTAATTTATCCAATGTAGTTTCTAATTCAGACATTGAATTTTTTAGCATTTCACTAGACATACCAGTTATAATACTGTCATACCTTAAACCAGTATAGGCCTCAGATAATTCCAATGTCACATGTAATACATTTTTACCAGACTTTAATGCATTGGCTCCTAGGGCGCCAAGAACCCAACTTTTTCCAACCCCTGATGGTGCAACTACTATTCCAAGCTCTCCTGCTGACAGCCCTCCTGACATTAATTCGTCCAAAACTTCCCAACCTGTACTGACTGGGTTTCTAGTTTCTTCTTCATATCTGGAGGCAATGTCTTCTGTATAATCTAGGCCCAAATCTGTATTAAGTCCTACATTCATGGCTTTATTGATGACTTCTCGAATTTCATCGAATTTTCCAAACTGCAAATGATCCACTGATTGCATTATTGCAATTTTAATTTCTTGCTTTTTACAAAAATCTAAAATTTGATCTTTTATGAAATCTAGATCATTTGCATCTGTTTGAATTACTGCCTTTTTAAGAGACTGTTTAATTTCAGTTCTAGTAACTTCGTCGTCAATTCTAGTAACAAGAACTTTGAATATATCTAAAGTTGGAACTTTCCGCTTTTCTTCAAAATATTTCAATATTTGTTTTACTATCCATTGAACTGACTCTGATTCAAAGTATTCTACTTTAAGTATATCATACACTTGCCCAACAAATGTTGAGTCCGAAAGCATTGCAGATACTGACTTAATTTGAAAATTACTTCCAAAATCAGCGAAGTTTTTTAACATACGAATTTAATTTAGTGAAAGTATTAAATAACCATCTATCAACATCCTTTATAATCGTATACAATTTATCTTGCATAAACATTTTTTTAAATGCTACTATATCAAGAGTTTCTATTGGTCCATTTAATTTATTAATTATCTGCATTTTCTGATCTGCTGATATATCAACGTCTTCAAGTTGCATTAATTTATTATTCAATATTAAAGTTTCTTCGGCTGCTACCATATCTTTGTAAACTTTAATATTGGAGCCATTATCTATTTCCTTTTTTGCATACTCTAGTAAATTTGTAATCTCAATATTCTTGTCATTGATAGTTGGAAATCTTTTTTGTAATGTTTTTAGTCCAACTCCCTTCACGCCAGGAATATTGTCAGAAGAATCTCCATCAATAACTCTATATAATAAATAATTTTTTGGATGCAATCCCCACTCCTTAACAATTCTATCTGGAGTATATAACTTCTTTTTAACTGGGCTCCAAATCCTTACTTGGTTATTGGCTAATTGTATAAAATCTCGATCAGATGAAACAATAGTAATTTTATTATCTACTCCTTCATAATACTGCCTGGCAATATATGCAATAGTATCATCTGCCTCAATGTTGTCTAATGCAATAAAAGTGACTGGCAATACATTAATGTATTCTAATATTCTTACTATTTGCCGACTCATTGAAGCTCTTTCATCTTCTAGATTTTTAAATTCGTCGTGCCTATTAAGGCTTTTTCTTACTTTTCTATTTGCTTTATAGTCAGGATACAGTTTTCTTCTTCTTGCAGATCCACCTTTTCCATCAAATACAACAATACACCTAGTCGATGCAAATTGCCTAATATTAGCGCCTATAGAGCGTAGAAATCCTACGGTGCCTCCTACATGTTGCCCATCATCGTTTAATGCTGGTACAACTGCAAAAACCCGTATAAATGTATTCAAACCATCGATAATAAGGACATGAGAGTCCCTATTATCTTCAGTTTTTCGGTCTGATATAAATGAACTAAAAAGATCTTGTATCGTTCTAGTTATCATCCTTCTTCGTTAATTGCTTCTTCATCAATAACAATATCGTCAATACCATAATCCTTATTAATTTCGTATTTCATAATATATTTTTCATGTACAATGTCAAGTATCTGCGATTTAAGCTCTGGGTTTCTATCGACGATTGTTGCAAAGTCTTTAGATTGAAATTTAAGCTCTAATTGCCCTTCTGTGACTTCTCCTTCTTCGTCAATAATGTCTAGTGGTGAAGATAACTTGTAAGTATACCACGCTCCAGAAGATTTGACAATCTTGTAATCCTTTAGTATACTAAGCCACGATCCATAATTATCAATTCCACTTGAATAATAAATGTCATATTTAACTTTTTTCATTGGAGGGCCCAACCTATTCTTGACAACGCTGCATTCAGTTTTTACCCCTACGATATTATCAATGCCATTCGATTTGACTTTAATTTTGCCCATAGATTTCAATCTAACTCGTACTGATGAGTGAAATGGTAATCCCTTTCCGCCAGATGTCGTGTTATGATTTAATCTACCATTAGCTAAATACGTATGTGCATCAGCTACCTCAATGTCAACTACTGGCATTTTCTTCTCGACCCGCTTGAAATCTGGATGGTTTTGTAATTCGATTTGCTTTCCATCTTCTATAATTATATGATTGGCAGTTCCTTTTAATTTACCATCAGTATAATAATAATCTACTGGAGTTTTAATAATAAAATTAATAATCGGTTTATATACAAGTTCGCCATTAACAGAAGTTTCTATTTCTATATTTTCCGAAGTCAAATCGGCTATAATATATGGTTCTCCTTCCATTGCTGTCAAGTCTCCAGACTTTATTTCTTTGTATACGGATATCAAATCTGGAAGTCTAGTACTCATTAAATTAAATAAAGACTCTGTCCAAATATGTCCGGCAGTATTTCTCAATTTTACTTCAGTTGTATGTGGATCAACACAATATTTGTCTCCAAACATTACTCCCATTCTAACCCGCAATTGATTTGTAAATATTAAACAAATCTTTTGTCTGGCTATTTTGTTTGTAATTTTTCGCAATGCTTTAGAAATGATAATTGCTTTAGCTGTTGCATATCCATCTTTACCATGTTCCGAAGCCTGTTCAACTTTTGTTGTGGCGCCCATCACTGAATCAACTACTATTGTAACTAACCTGTCTTTGTCCTTTTTTCGAACTTTTTCAATTATAATATCTATTGTCGTAAAGGCGTCTTCAATTGCTTCCAATGGAACATATAATAGTCTTTTTATGTCTACTCCAATTGCCTCTAAATATGCTTTTGATACTGCTGCTTCTGTATCAATGTATACGGCTACTCCGCCTTTTTTCTGGGTATTTTTTAGAGCATAAGCTGCTAATAATGATTTACCCGATGCTTCCAATCCTGTAATTTCAGTTATTCTACCTACTGGCCACCCGCCGTTTGGTCGGTTAGCAATTGCTAAATCCAGTATGTCTAATCCTGTTGGTACAAAATCTGTAACGTTGCTAACGTCATCTTCTGATAAAAAATAAGCTGATTTAAATTCGGTTGCTTTAAATTCTTTATCTAACGAGCTGGCAATATCCGCTGCCAGCTCTAAGATGTTATCAGTCTTTGCTTTAGTTTTTCTTTTGACTTTACTCACAAATTAGTCGTTGAATATGTCGTCAAAATCGTCAGAAATTGTTTCAGTAGTTGTTGGAGTTTCACTCACTGCCTCTTGCTTTTCAGCAAATAGGTCGTCAACTGCACCAGCTGGGTCAGATTTAGAATCTGTTGGGGCTGCTGTTTCCGCTTCTGCTTCTTTTTCATTATTCATAAAGCTCATTAATGATGCTTCTAATGATTCGTAAGTTGGTGCTTGCCATATTTCTTCAACAGTTGGCATTTCTTTGATTAATCCCAAAACCTCTTTGTCAGATGTAACAACCGTTGGATTTGGCTTGACTCTGATAGTAGTTTTTGGATATCCACCTGCTTCTGCTTTTTTGTACTCGACGGTAATATCTCTTCCAGTTTTTGGATTAGTAATATCACCATAATCATCATCAGACATTGTCGTTAACAATTCTTCATAAACTGTTTTACCAAAGCCCCATAATTTTACTCCTTCGCTTTCTTCTCCCCTTACTAAGATAGGAACATATGTTCTCATTTTAGGTTCAAGAGTTTTAGCTAATTTGTAACTTTCTGTGGTGCCTTCGTTTCTAAGTTGCTGTGAAAATTCGTAAATTGGGTCTGGATCATTATTCGTTATCGGTGATAACGTCGTCTTTTTGGTAACGTCGTAGTAAAAATACAGTTCTAAAAAAGGATTTTCTGGTCTGTGTTTGTACGGAAGAATTCTGATTATCGAAGATCCCGGTTTTGGTTTCCATAATAAATTCTTTCTTTTGGTTTGCCCTTGGAGCTGAGCTAGCTTGTTTTTAATTAGATTAATATCCATTAGTTAAACTTTGTTTAAGTTATTAAATTGTTGAATTGTAAATATAATAAACTTTCTTCACTTATTCAAATGATTTCTAGTTTAATTTTAATTTTTCTTTAAGATAAATGTTAATTCTGGAAACTTTCCTTTCCTTATATATAAGTATCATATTAGAATATAAATTCCAATCTAATTTAAACTTTTTATCTAAAATACCATTATTAATGTTCATTATAATTTGATTCATTGCATTGATGGTATAAAATGTATTAGTTTTAGATTTTTTATGTACTATAATTGTTTTGGGAATCTGAATTTTTTGCTTTTCGATAATATATGCTAACATTAATTCATTATGATTGTCTGTTGTATATAGTATCACGTCTTTTACATTATTATTCGATATTTTTTCTAAAGTTTGTTTCTTTGTCTTTTCTGTACAAAATGTACATGCTATTCGTTTTTTCAAGTGTATTAATTTCCCATACTTTTCATTTCGTGGTAATTCTTTCCATGTTTAGTACTAGTACTCATATTTCCCTGATTCATTATTTTCTTTATACCATTTAAAACATTAGTGGCTTCTTCTTTTTTCAAATGTATTAAGAATGAATCGTAGGTGAATAGTATTAAATTACTAACATACTCGTATATATAGTCTTGAATTTGTCGTAACATTAAAGAATTATACTCGGTTTCATACGCTTGTAAAATATAATTGAACAATTTAGTAGCAGACATTTTACCCAAATTTCCTTTTAACATGCGCCTCTTATATATTGGAGTTTCTATAAAACTATCTGCTAAATATTTTTCGTATATTTTTTTTCTATAACTGTTTACCTTTGCAAAGAAATCAATGTGTTCATATTCTTCTTTAATCTGACCATATAACATTTGAAAGCTAATTATCTTAGATTTTTCATAATCTTCATTATTTAGAAATGGAGTTTTAAAATACTGTCTACCAAAATAGTCATGCAGATTTCCTTTTGGCAATTGATAATCAATTAAATTAGCAATTAATCGTAAATGATAAGCATCAAAATCAAATTCAACCAATCTAAATCCATCATCTGCCTTTATTATTTTTCTAGATTCGTCTACTTTGTTCAATGCTGCTAAATTTATTCCAGAAAATGCATTAGATGGTCGTCCAGTTGACGTATATAACCTATAATTAGATTTTAGGGACAAACCCTTATATTCTAGATCTAATAGACTTTTATCCGTTGGTATATAATTACGCTCTAATCTTTTAAATTCTTTAAATACGTCGGTGCAATACCGCTTAAATACGATTATATCTACAGATCCGTAGATTCCTATAAATTTATTTTTTATTTCTCTTGCATAATCAATATGAATTGCGAGTGGAATTGAATTTCCTACATTTGATATTCCTAAAAAATTTCTTTCATAGAAATTATATACTGATGGGTAATTAATTTCCAATTGATCATTAATTGCAAACCAATAATATAATTCCAAATCCAAAGATTGGCTTAAATATTTATCTAAATATTCTTGCCCATATACAAAATGATTGCCTAGATTTTTTGCAGATTTCAAACTGTTTAAATTAAAACGTTGCGCATCATTGTGACATTGATTTAATATAAATTCTGATTTAGTCGATATATCATATAAATATAATACAGATATATCTGTATCAGTGTGATGCTTAGAAACATCTTGAGCTATCGGAATAATGACTAAATCTTTAGCCAGAATATCTTTTAATATTGTTAAGTTGTTAGAATTTATAAAAATCACTAAGACAATATACAAATATTATTTCGTATATTCTAGAAAATTTGACAAATAATTTAAAATACCTGGAATTTTTTTACTTGCTTTATGAGTGGCCTGTTTGTTTTTGATTGGCGCCAAGTCTTTTGATAAATACCAAGTAACTAAAACTGGAATCCATAATAAACCATCTAGACCTAGGATATTTCTTATATTTATAGATTGATATTGTTCGATGTCTATTTCTATTATTATACTTGTACCAGTTTTTTGTACAAAATACCGTTCGATCGTGTCATACGAATAATCAATTTCAGAAATATTTATTTTATAAGGAACTGGACTTATATAATTAGATTTTTTATTTTTAATGCCCCTTTTAAATCTAGCTACCTCTGGACTATATTCAAAGTCATCTTTTTTATATAAAAATTTAGATTTAGTTGTTTGAGTCGACCCCGTCCAATATGTCGAGTCTGGAAGTATATGATATTGCCCAACATAGTTGTTTCCATTCTCAAGAGTATATTCACCTCCCGAAGTATATTGGCTGGTAATTATTTGCGCTTGTCTGTAATATCGTTTTCTCATAATTTAATATAATTAGCATCTGCATAATAACAAAGTATTCCGGACAGGCTTGTTTCCCAGTCAGAGCCTTCTGCATTAAATTCGTGGGTCACACTTCTTACCATAAAATATGCCTTATTCCTTTCGTAGTTTTCTGGCAAATGTATAGATGATATTCCATTACCAACATGAAATCCATAAGTTCCATCTAACGTAACTGACAATTCTAGTCCTGGATATGTAGGCAAATCAAATCTACTAGTATGATCATTAGACTTATTTTGATTTATTTGTGTTATAGCCGTTCTTAAAGATTCTTCTTGAGTATGATTGAATTTAGACTTTATCAAACTGGCTGGAGAATTAATCAACGTAAATATATTATCTTGTGCCTCGACGTATTTTGAATTTCTGTTGGAATCTATTTCTCCCATTTTTCCAGATAGATTATGAACGGCGTCTCCTTGCTTAGTTTGGCCAGCCATTATAGATGAAGCCATTTCTGGAGACCCAGCTCTGGATGCCAGGCTTAGAGTTCTAGTAGATCCATCTCCATCTATACTGTTAAATGATATTACATTAAATTTATCTTTAGCTAAACCATTATTTTGATCTATTATTACTAATGAGTTTGGATTGTTTGGATTTTGAGAAAAGCCCAAAGTAATGGCATTTCCAGTAGCTTCCTTTATTACCTTGAAAATTTGCTTTAAAAATTCTAAAATATTTACTGATTCTTCTGTTTCGCTTTTATCATTAGTTTTGTCAGCATTGCTTACATCTTTATTTGCTGATTTTTCCATTGCGTCCAGTATTACAGATCTTTCTAACAATATATTGCCAATATCTACTTCGGATGTAACTGCACCTTGATTTAATGCATATATTTCTGATAATCCAGCACCTCCTACATTTTCAAAATCTATTCCTAAATCATCATCTGAGCCATAAGTGCCTTTATAATTGCCCATCTGGCTTCCTGCAAGGACTACTTGAGTCGGAATTCCAGAACGTATATTTGAATCTATGTAACTTTTACTTAATACAGGATCTATATCAATTGTCAAAGGAGAAAAATGTTTTGTGTCTGTAATTTTTGTTGTATATGACAAGTGACATTGTCCCATTATAAGGCGATTTACTACATAACCTAAACTATAATAAACGGTATTAACCGAAGATGTGGTTGAGTTTGCCCAATTAAATTTTTCCTTTATTCCTTGCCATGCCTTTGATATTCTACCAGAAAACATTGTTAAATGACTTGACTTATAAACAACCACAGCGCCTGGATCTTTTTTTATATCATGTTTGCTATTTGGTTTAAAAACCCAACCATCATTACCAGATAAATCTATATCATCAATTGCCGTTTGTCCATTATTCTGGGCATCGTGTGTCATTAATTCAACTAACCCTGTAACAGTTAATTGATCATCTCCTGACCTATATGGCAGTCCCTTTGCATGTATTCCTCCAAACAATTCTAATTTCTTTAGTGCCTCGGTTGCTCTAACTGCTGTTCCTTCAACCACCCAATATCCTTCTGAAGTCGTATTAAACGCAAATGAACATAAAATAAAATTTGATAATGTTATGGATGATTGCTGTTGGACTTCTGACCAAGCATTTGGGTATCCAAATGTAACAGTGACATCAGACCCATGACGACAAGCTGCTGCTTCTACTGCTTTAAAATCCGATCTATTGTAACATTCTATAACCCAAGATACAGTTTCTTTGGAGCCATATTCTGTGCCATCTTCGCTTATTGTCAGAGACTTTAAACTTGGATTAGTTTTAAATGTACTCAACTGCCTAGATTGTAGGGTATCTTTATGATTAGGTAATGTTACGGACCCACCTGATCCTGAAATTGTTATCCTAGCATAAGATGGATTGGTCGTAGCCGCTTTATAGTGGGGTCCGTTTCTATATAGGCTTTTTCTTGCCTGTAATAAACCAATTGCATTATGCGTTGGATTGTTTCTATATATATTTTTTACTGCCATTAATTATTGTTGAGCTTCTATGATCTTATTTTGTATTTCATATATTATCTGTGGGTCTGGTATTCTTATTCTAGTTCCAGCTGGAATTACTAATGTCCCGTTAGATAAATTGTTCGCCGTAGCAATTACAAACCAAAGGGTCTGATCATTATAATATTCATACGCTAATAAATCTAATCTATCACCTTGCTTAGATATAATATATTGATCAGTATCCAATACTGTCATCACAGGATAATAAACAGTTTCCAAATATCTATTATCTCCATCCGAAATTTGATTTACATTGTTATATCTTCTCATGATCCTGTTCCTTGTCCAAACCCTTTATAGTTGAATACTCGATTACCATTTCTATAATCTGGCTTCTTATTATCTAATACTTTAAAAGATACTGACACCTGGATTACCACTGGTACATCTTTTATCCATGGAGTTTCATTATCTATACTATATGAAACTGATGACAATATTCCATAAACGTCCAAGATTTGTCCAAGTTTCATATGACAAAATACACCATTATATCCCAATCCTCTTTTATATACAGGTTTTGTCATCTCTGCTAATGTATTTATTGCTTCCATCCACAAATCTTCTTCTCCAGGATTTAATGCAGCGGTTTTAAATGATAATGAAATAGTCCTGGAATACGAACTATATAACATTTTGGGGTCTGCTCTTCCTATGTCGTTATTTTCTGACCAATTTGGAGATGAATCGTCAGACAAAGAATCTAATAAAGCTCTGAATTTAACTGTTGGTCCACTTCCTGTAGGTGGTACCATTGCTCTAAATGAGAAATTGGTTCCTCCCGGTCTAAATGTTGCACTCATTAATTATTATTATTCCTTTTAATTTGCTTTCCGAGTTCTTTTACTGCCTTGTTCCCAATTACAACTGGAGCAGGATTATTTCCATATTTATGAATAGCATTTAATATATCCAAAACCAATTTCTCCATTTTGCCATCAGATGCATTATTATATATACTAGATTTATTTGAACTAGAATTATAAGTTTCATTGTTATTATTTATTTTCGATATTGCTGCTTCATTTGCTGCTGCCGCTATTTTTAGACCAGCAGATTCTATTTTAGTTTCAAGCGATGAAGTAGACTTAATATTAGCATTGGAAGTGCTTGAAGTCTTAGATACTTCTGACATATTCCTTCTAATATTAACATCAGATAAACCTTTTATGTCTGATAACTTATTTAGTTGTCCAATATTTAAATCAGATAACGTCGATTTTAATTCTATTAACGAATCAGATAACATTGACATTGATACTGCTAATAAATTTATCATTGGAGCGGTACTTGCTAAGGCTAAAATTTTAGCCAATGGATTACCAGCAAATAATGCCATGATTCCACCTGCGCCGGCGGCAATTGTCATGGTTGCTAAACCTGTTCCAATAGCTGTTAGCCCAGCGGCGATTCCTATTAATTGCATTGGACTTATTTCTTTTAAATCCCCAAGAGTTGTTAATATTTTAGTTCCAACATCTGCTAATTTATCTACTCCAATTGCAGTCATGGCAATACCTGCCCCAAATACTATTAATGATGCTCCAAGAGCTGCGATTGCCATCGAACCAACTAAAATTAATGGAGCAATGAATGATAGGCCTGCTGCGGCTGCTGCTAATCCAATTAGTGCCACTGCCGCCTTAGCTAATGAGCTCCACTCTACGTCGTTGAACATATTTAAAGCATATGCCGCAGGTATTAATGCAGCGCCCAATATTCCTATGGCTAACGCCCCTAATAACATTTGAGGAACCGCGGATCCCATTAACATAGCTATTCCAGCTAATCCAATTAAAGACACACCTGCCTTAGCTACTGATTCCCACTCTACGTCGTTGAAATTCTGAAGTGCTTTCGATGTTATCCACAGAGCTCCAGATAATATTATTAAAGCTCCGGCTCCTATTAACGCTTTTGGTGAAAATTTACTTAATCCCTTTCCTAAAGAGCCAACTAAAGATTCAATCATTGATCCAACACCCGAAGCTACCTTTTTAAGTGGTTCCATTATTGCGTCTGCAATTCCTGTTCCTACGTCTTTTATAAATGTTAGACCAGATTTAATTGATTCTCCTAATGATTTTAAACCAGATTTAATTGCTTTAGATATTGATCCAAATCCTTTACTGACTTTATCTTGCATTGATTTAAAATCGAAACCTTTAGTATCTACATTCGATGTTGCTGTAGTTGACGTCGTCGTGTTTTGTTTTTTAAATACACTAGATATTTTTTCTTTAGAACTAGTGAATTTTTCTTTAACTTTATTTAATATAGTATTTGTTTTTTTACTATCGATTGAATTTCCAATTCCACCCATACCAGCTAGCTTTCCCATACCAGTAAATTTTTCAAATACCGAACCCAAGGCGCTCGTCCATTGTTTCTTAAATACTAAAGCCAATAGTCCAAGGCTTACAAATTGTCCGCCCAAACCTGAAAATGAACTTGTCAACTTTGCAACTACACCATTACCTTCAGTTAAACCACCTAGGAAATCGTCAAGTTTTTCGGTTAACCACTGGATAACATCTCCAATACCAACTAAAACCGATGATATTAATTTTAATCCTGGTATAAATGGTTTTAAAGCTAAACCTATTAACTTAAATCCTAACCCTATGATATCCAATATTGGACTAATACCAACTAAAATATCACTGAATACTTCAACTAATGGCAATAAGGCCCTGGTAAATGTGGTTTTTATTTTTGTCCACGCCATATTCATTGCGTCTGCTGCTGCGAATTCTTTTGCTCTAGATTTTAATGCTTCCTTACTCATTCCACTAATGTCTCCCATCGTGGACAAATTTTCATTTAATAACTTTTGTTCTTCAGCAGTTAAATTTAATGATTCTTCGTTCAATTTCATCATATTAGCTATCTGTGTAACTGACATTCCCAAGGTGTCTGCTAACTTTGATTTAGCTTGTGGCATTAAATCATTAAAATAATCTAACGAGCCAATTGAATCAACCAACGCTTTTTGGGTCTTAACCATGTCGCCAGAAATTCCTGCATCAAATACTGGTGACAGATCTATTCCTGTCAACGACCCCAGCTCAGCCATATCTCCCATGAAGCTTTCTACACTCCATGTCTTTTTCATAAGTTCGCCAACGTCCTTAACATTGCTACCCATTCTTCGAACTTCTATTGCCGCTTTTGCTGCTGCTTCTGGCATATTTCCGAAGAATGTAGCTACATCTTCTGCGCCATCTATTAAGTCTTGGGCTATTATGTCTGGAGCTATATTAGCTAATGTTGCCGCTTCTAATACCGATGCTGCTAAATTATTTGCCAGTGCATCATCTGCCCCTAACTCTTGAAATATATCTATTAATTCATACCCAGATTTAACGCCCACTCCATATACATTTTCAATTAAAGAAGCATATTCAGATAATTCTTTTCCAGATTTCTTTGTTAAATCTAATAATTGTCCCGAATCTTGCAATGAGGCTTCTTGAATCGATAATAATTTCCCTTGAGTCAATGTTAGATTTCCTGCGGCTCCTTGCATTTTTAACATTGACTCATATAATTCAGATGATTGACTTTTTGCTATTCCAAGTTGAGAACTAAATTCTTTAATATTAGAAGATGCACTATATGCCATTGCTCCAATTGCCACAACAGATGCTAGAATTATAGTAAGAGGAGATATTGCTGCAATTAACGTTGAAGAAAATGTTTGAGCGTATGCTGCCAGTCCTTCAAGAGTTGAAGCTCCATTTGCAATAGAATCTTTAAATGTATCAAAAGATGCACTAAAGGCAGTTGATAACTCATCTTCTAATTGGTCCATTCCTGTTATATTTTTTATCCAATCTGGCATTTCTATTAATGCTGATGATACGGTACTTTGTATACTTTTTCCAATTCCATCAACTGCAATTAATGCTTCCTTATATTTTTTCATTGCCGCTAGCTCTTTTAGCCTAACTGACATTGCATATTCTTGGGTTCTTAACGTGGATATGGCAGCTGCATCTATTGCCATGATAAGTTTGTGCTTGTCTGACAGAGTACTAACGTAAGATCTAGCCATTTCGGACTCAGAATCTAAATAACCGAGGAGTTCTTCTTTAGATTTTAAAGAATTTTCATTTAGCCTTCCTTCTGTAACATGTGCGGCATGCAATTTCTGCGCTAATTGTAATCTACGTTCCTCGTGAACTCCAATATTTTTTGTCTTAGTCAAATTTATGGCATTTAATTCTCCAATTAAATTGAAATAATCTGCCATTTTTTTGGTTTTTGTTAGAATTTTAGTTTCTACAGACCCCGAGATCCTATTAAACCCATCTTCTGTTAACTTATATAATTCCGCTAATCCAGAGTCTCCTATTTCTATTTTATAACCCGATACGTCTAATAGCCTCTGATATACATCATTTTGCAAATCTTCCATTGACTTGCCAATTAAATTCTTTTCTGTTTCAAAAGCAGACGATAATTTAGTAAATGCTTTATCAAATGAAACATCTTCCAAATCAAAGATGCTAAATTTAGCATCCCCAAAAGACCCTCTTAATTTTTCCGCTTCTCTAAGTACATTGTCAGCCGATTCTGATGGTATTATAGCGCTTGATAAAATATCACTATATTGACTAGCCAATATCATTGTTTCTGCTAACATTGCTTTATTATCTGAGAAACCTAGGCTGCTAATATCTTGCAAATGATTATGATTTTCATATTCTTTGCCTAAAGATTCTAACTGCCTATTAAATTCAGACATTCGACTTAAAGTTTCGTCGTATTTTTCTAGGGATTCGTCTAAATAATTTAACTGTTCTTTATATTCATCGGTAACTTTTAATTGATTTAGCCGAATTTCTTCTAAAGTTTTAAATAAATCTTGATATTCAGTAGAACCTTCCAACTGAACTTTAAAATCTCCACTTAAATCCGAATCAAATGATTTCTTAAATTCTTCAATTTGGTCTTCAGTACTTTTAATTAATACTTTATTATCAGTCAGTACTTTTAAAATAGCATCTGAATTAGATGATGTTAAATCGGAAAGATTTATTAGTACTGACTCCAGCTTTGTTCTGGACATGTTAGATTTTACTAGCCCCGATTGAAAAGCCTTTATTAATCCAACGAAATTTTTAGACGAATCTTCTACATTCGATTTGAATCCTTGCAATGATTCTGCTAATTTATCTCTTTCAGAAGATTTCATAGCTATTATTGCATCTTTTATTTCATCTATAATCTTAGCAGTATACTCATTCATTTAGCTTAGTACTTCATTTTCTTTGGAGATCTGCATAGTGGAGAATCTGGCCACATCTTGCAATAAACTTCTAGCTCGGATTCTAATTGATCATAAGCTACTTCTAAGTCACCAGTTAATTTTTCTAATGTTGGGGCATCATTTTTAAACTTCTCTTTGACTTTTCTAATTTCTTTTTTTGTTTTAGATATTGCTAATTTTTTCAATATCGCTTGCATTACATTCATAATATCCTTACTAATTACGTTTATAAATATAACAAAAGGCCACTTATTTTATCGTGACCTTCTGGATTTAGTTGCTTGAGCTGCTTTTTTTTCTTCTTCTAAATGATATAATAACCTCTTTATATAAAATGTCCTTAAAGCTATGGGCATGTTGTATATATCTGAATGATTAAAAGATCCCTTAGAACAATAAAGCAAATCAAAAATTTCAGTATGTAACTTTTGTTTATATTCTGCAGTTATTCCGAAAAATTTATAATTTAATGGAATATAAATACCATTATTTCGTGGATTTAAAGTCTGGATAAAATAAGTCAATTCCGATTGAAATCTTACCACGAAAGGGATCAGCAAATTCATCCTCCAATTCCATGTTTAAGTCCAAATCGGGTTGAATTTCTCCTATATAAGATCTAAAGGCCCTGGAATCTCTAGATAGCATATTATCGACATATTTTTTAATCACTCCTGCTTCAGCTGAACCATTTACCGATGTTATCATATATCTTAAACGAGTGGTCATTTGTTTATCCATCCCATTTTTTATTTTCTGATAACCTTTTAATGCCTTTTCTAAGTCATTAAACCTTCCAATTGTCAATAGGCTAAATGTTATACTATCTTTACCGATTGGCGTAGTAAATTCGAATTCGTTTTTGCCTGATGTAATTTTTGTTTCATCAATTTCAGTATATCCAATCTTAGATAAATCTACCGTTATGTTATTAGTGTCGCCGTTTTCTCTAGTAACAGTAGTTTCATATTCATCTCCATATCCATACCTCCTTGCTGCTATCATAATGGCGTTTTTATCTCCTAATAAAATAGTACCATAGTCCACATCGGGAACGATTAATGATTGCAATAGTTTATCTAGGACAATTCCTTTTTGCATGTAACTTTTTGTAGATAAAATATCTTCCTCTTTAGCTGTCATGTATTTTATTTCAACCGATCCAATTGAGAATGGATGATCTTTTGGATACAGTAAACCTTTAGATGGCAATTCGACAATTTCAGTTGGAAATGTCTTTGCTTCCTTTACTGGAACTGGATTTGGAGGCAATGATGGAATTGGTTTATTCTTTAATTCCCCTTTATTAATTGGAGCTTCTTTAGCGTCCGATGGTTTTACTATTATTGGATCCATTTATAACTTTTTAATTTAAAAATTTGTTTTTCTATTAATATATATCTATAGATATTGTATTTTCATAAGAAAAGGGAGCCTAAACTCCCTTTGCCTCTATTTTCTAAATTAAAGTTTATCCTAAAACCGCGTAGTCATAAGATAATGTTACTTCAATTTGCTTCGCTTCGTCACTTGACCAATCCATTTGTCCAAAATTGGAATCTTTAACATAAGCACCGTATAATGTCCAAATTTCAACCGGAGCTGTTTTTGGATCTAGTGCTTCAAATGTAATGTCTTTTTTGTATCCAGAGAATGCATAACCATCAATACCTGACTCTGAGTTATGATGGTCTAGTAACCAATTGTGTACCGCTTTTGCTGAATCTGGCTCAATACCATCGTATAATGTAATAGAGATATCTTGCCATCTACTTTTACCTTTTACTTTGAAATCGGTATTTATGTGATCAATTACAATCTGCGAATTATCTACCACTGGCATTGCTGCTGCTTTGATTACATATGATGGAATCCCATCAATTATCATTTGAAATCTAAAAGCTACTTTTGGTTCGAATGGTGTAAATATCATTTTATTTTCTTCCTTTAAATCTTTTTATAGTAATATATATTATCTAAAATAGATTATCCTTGTGGATTACCTGTTTCATTACTATTTTCAACCGGGAATACTGCACCAGTAGGTAACACCATAAAGTCAACAATTATAAATTCAGCTGTCTTAGCTGGTTTTAAGTATATTTGTGCTCGCATTTCATTTCTATCAATTACATCTGGAGTATTATTGTCCATATCAATTTTAATTCTGAAATCGTATATACCTTGCTTTCTTCTAGCATCCTCAAACCATGGTCGAGTTATGTTAATAAATCTTGTTCTTGTTTCTCTTGTATTTTGCTCAAACACTAAATATTTAGAAGTTGTAGCTACATGTCTTTTTGCTGCAATTAACAATCTTCTTACATTAATTCTATCTAATGCAGATCTTTTCTTCTGTAAAGTTTTTTGTCCCCAAACAACTACGCCCTCTCTAGGAAAAGTTGCAATTGGATTTACATTCTTTCTATATAAACTATCTCTGTCATTTTGCGTCATGATTCTTTCAGTTTGTATAGCTAAGTCTAGCCCACCTCTATTTAAACCTGCTGGAGCATTCCATTTTTCTCCAACTGCATCATTAAAAGCAAATGCTCCTGTAATTACTGCTGATGGTGGCAACCAAACATTTTCACCTAAATCTGGGTCTTGTACTTGTATCCATGGGTAATATATACCAGCATGGTTTGAATTCCTTGCTTCTGCGGCTCTTTCTGCATCCCCTACTGATTTTCCAAATTCTGTTGGATCAATAATGTAAAATGCATCCCCTCTTTCTTCTACCATACTAATTGCCTGCGTGATAATTTTTGCATGGTCTGGTAATTGGTCAACTAGTCCAGGTGTAACTAACAAATCATAGTCAAATTCATCTTTATTAGAAAGCATGTCAATAGCATCTAAATAATTAGATTTACCATAATCATCAACTGAAAGATTTAATCCTTGAGTATTTGATTCCCAAATATTGTCATACATTGCTCTTGGATGCGCCACGTTTCCGTCGCTACCAAATGCAAAGATGCCTTCTAAATTACTTGCAACGGTTCCTGATATATCAGTTATGTTCAAGAAATGATCTACATTTGTTGATTCTCCACTAGTAGTGGTTATCAATTGTACAACTGCCCCAGTTATGTCTTCGTCTGCGGAATTATCAGATACTACTAAATTAGTATCGTCTGCAATAGAAAGTACTTGATAAACATGCGATGATATTGTAATAAAATCACCTGCAGTCAATTCGGTTGTAAATGCTGTTCCTGTGCCAACTACCGCGCCAGTCGCCTGTGTTAAAGCAACGGTTCCAGTGACAGCTGATGTGTCAAGTGAGCTTAATGCAGTTAAACCAGCTTCATTATAATTTCCAGCAAATGTAGAAGTAAATGCTCCAGGAAGTTTTGCTATCTGTGAATAATCTCTAACAAACCCGTCATTAGTTAAATAGTTTATAGTTTTTTTATGAACTTTACATCTAACAAATCTTGATCTATTTGGATATGTCCCTATTTTTTGTAAATATGGAACTCCACTTGAATCCGCTCTTAATGCATAATATTGATTTCCAATTACCTTTTCTATATAATTAGAAGCTCTTGGGTCTAAAGTTACTCCAGTAAATGATTCTAGTATTATTTTTCTAGTATTAGAATCGTCTCCTCTTCTAATGTATAAATCAAATGTTCCTCGCTTTGGATCTACGTTTGCAACTTCCCATCTAATATTATATCGACTACCGTCTCTTAATTCTCCTGTACCCTCGATATCTCCAGTTGGATTACTAATTGCATTGTATTCTGTAGAAAAACCTTTTAATGCAGATGTTTTATTACCTGAGTTTGCTGCTTCTCCGTCTGTTAATGTAATTAACTCGAAAGACATTTCATCTATTACAGATTCAAAAGCTGTTGCCCAAGCGGCATCGAATAATACATCTACAATTTCATTTATTGCACTGAACTCTTCTGCTGTTAATGCATTGACGTCATCACTTAACATTGTATCATAGTCTGCGCGAGTATGTGTAGTTGTATTTTCAGTATTATACTGAGTAATTGCATCGTCAATATAATCTTCTTTTTCTTGACCTGCTGGTGGAGTTGCACTTGAAGTGTCTCCAGCTTGTGATATTACAGTAGATTTTGCTGGAGAATATCTATTCCCCAAAATTCTAGTTACTGTACACATCTCTCCCCATCTTAAATATTCTTGTACTGCATATGTTGTCATGTACTTGAATTCTTGCTCATTTCCATCTGATCCTGAAACGAATATGTCTCCAAACCATCTAGTATATTCTCTATATGATGATACTGGCGTAGGAACTAATCCAGGCCCTCTTACTGTTGGACCAACAACTGCTAATCCTACCGCTGGAAACGGTTCAGTTAAAAATGATAAATCGAATTCACGAGTGTACACACCTGCTGACAAGAAAGTATTCTTTACGTTTGGCATTTATATGTTTCCTTTAAAATTATCGTGTATTACAAAATTTTTTGTATATTATTAAATAGTAGGTAAAATCCCGAAACATGAATTATAAATATCTATTTTCTATAATTTATGTACTGGTTTAATTTTTCTATTTCTAAGTTTGATTATTTTTGGCATATAATCGACTATTATTTCGGGCTCTTCATATGCATTTTTAAAATCTACTCTTTTAATTCCAAACGCCTTGGTAACGTCTGCTTTGTCAACTGTATGTTCATTTCTTAGCATACCATCTACAGTTAATGTCGTCGTGGCCCTTACTACTCTATCGTCTCCTACTGAATTAAGTGTTTCAAATGCCCATGGGCCAATAACAGTATTGAATTGAAATTGATCTCCCCAAACTTCGTTGTCAAATGGTTGAATTTGTTCTACTAAATGATTCATCTGTGTTTGCAAATTTGTCCATAACAATAATTCATATTCTACCTTTACAGGAACTGGAATTACCGACACTAATATTTCATTTGACTGATTGACATTTTGGGCAGTATTTAAATTGTTAAATCGATCTGCATTATTTCTTGGAGCAATATATACTAACTTTTGCCCAATTGGTCCGTCTAAAGCTGCAAATCTACTATCTCTTTCCATAGAGGTTCTTTTGATAACGATAACTGGAGCTGTCAATTGTCTGGATTTTCCTCTTAGTGCACCATATCGTTGTATTTGCGCCCACTTTTCAGCGTTCGCAATAACTACTGGCACTTCAATCGAGTTTCCACTTTGGTCGATTCGCAATTTGAAACCCTTTTGCAATTGCCATAAAATAGCATAATCAATATCATATATTTTTATTGCTGGTATTAATTTAGTATCACCATTTTCATCCTTAATATCAAGAGCTCGATTTGTTGGAGTGGATTCTCTAAATTGAAATGATTTATCATCTTTCAAAACTTTTACTCCTTGCTAGTTGATTTAATATCTAATAGTTCAAAACTATTTCTATCGGGTAAAAAATCTGGTGTATTTGTTTGATGGGCTTGTGCTTCTATGCTATAATCATACCCATATAAAGAGCTATTGGTTAAACCTAAATGATTTGGGTTTCTTCCTGACCAATAATTAGTGTCTGAAACTTGGTCTACTTCAAAGTATTTATTATCATAATAAATGAAGTCTCCTTCTTCAACTGCAATTTCTTTTTCTTCTAACTCTTGCTTTATAAATGAAAATTTAAAAGTTTTAGTATACTCTATAATATCCATGTCAGTATTTGATTGTTTATCTCCAGGTCTAATTACACAATACAATCGAACTGGTTGATAGAATACTTTTTTCTCGGTTTCACCATATATGCTGGTTTGAGTTTCTTCTATTGAAATTTTAAACAATGCAACTTCCATTGAAATTATCTTTTGGACAATTTCTTTATTAATCCCCTTAAGGAAACCTGAATCTTTATGTGTATTAAATAATGCCATTTAGTTAAATCCAGATGCTACCTCGAACTTTGAGCCTTTATATTTAATTTTTACAATTAACTCTTCACCTTCGTCTAATAGATCTTCATTTTTTCGTACTTGATTGGCTACGAATTTTCCCAACTTATCAAAGTCAGAAAATTTACCTATATCCCAGAAACCTTCTGTAATAATCTTTGATAGCCCAACCTTTGCTTCATTCCAAATTTTCTTATTCATTTTATTCCTTTATATTTTTCATAGTGATTCCTTAAAATATGTTTCTTACTGCATATGCTATTAAATCCCATGACGCAACCTCAACTGTCAATTTCTTTTCATCTACATGAACAGTATTGGTCTTCAAAGCTCGTTTAACCCATGCTTCTACTTTCTTCGGGTTATTCTTTGCTTCTGATCCTACGTTTATCGTCACGTATTTTCCATCAACTTTAAATGAGCTATTTTCATTTAATGATTTTGCGACCGCTTCGTGTATTATATTCTTTAATTGCATATTATTATCCATGTTTGTTTATAAATAAATCTACTTTAACTTCGATGTAATCGACTATGTCCTTTTCATCGAATCCTTCGCTTTCAAATGTTTTAAATATCCCTTTAATTGAATTGTCAAGGCCTGCCAAATCTTTACTGCTGACCATTCCATTCATTCTACTAATAACATTCATCGAAACTTCTGTAGTTAATGCTTCATTCCAAATTTTCTTATTCATTTTATTCCTTTATTTTCTAAAATTCCAAGTCACTTCTGTTTTCATTTCAATTAAGCGATCTCTTATGGTTCTAAGTTCATTTTCTATCTTTCTATCCTCTTTACTGCTAGTTAATGAAAATGGCGCTTGTCTGTGAGCTGCGGAGAGGGCCTTTATTGCTTCATTGATTTTTTGAATTGGATATGGTTCTGCTGCTTCGTTTAAAATGTCTATTAATTTCATTATTTATTCCTATTTTTTTTCAAATCTATCAGCATTTACGCTAAATGAATCTGTATTTTTGTTTCCACCTTTTGGATACACTCTTGCGTTTGACCCATAATAGTTTTGAAATATATATATTTCACTCTCAGAGTTTCTTGTTAGATATGGAAGACTAGATCCATAATGTTCTTTTCCAGTAGATCTCATTTTTTTAATTTCAGCCCGAGTTGCTTTATTGAATACTAATTCAGTACCTGGCTCATAATCATATTTATGTTCATTAATACTTTCGTTTAAAATATCTATTAATTTCATAATTTACTTTATATACATTTTCATTGGTACTCCAGCCAAATGCTGTTCTAAATATTCAGCTTCTGCTGCTTTCTTTTCGAGTTGGGCTTTTGAACCAAATGAGTCTAAAAATTCTTTTATTTCTTCAATTAACGATTCTTGTTCTGCGGCTGCCTGTGTTAACAGATCGTCCGAATTCAATGTTATTTCTGTATCGGGAATTGGTATTTGCGAATATTTGCCCCGTACAAAACCTAACATCTCTTTACAAAGTGCTAAGGCATATCTTTGCATCCAATTTCTAGCGATTGAATTCGTTGCACTATATTTTAAATTATCATATGGTATATTGCTAATATCAGAAATCAATGATTCGCTTTGGTCAATATTAATATCTTCTGATTCTAATGTGTAATCGAAGTATATTTTTGTTGCATGAGTTGGAACTGGAAAAATTCGTATTTTATCTCCAGTTAATTTAAAACCATAATGACTTTTTCTTATCTGATCGTTTAATTCAACCGCTTGAATTCGTTGCACATCACTATTTAATGGCGTCAATAAGTAATCAGAACCTACTCCATTCATTCCAAATTCATCTATTAGAGCTTGATTGGTGCCTGCGCCTGCTGCTTGGGTTATATATCTACTTGAGGCTGGACTTGGAGAATGATATACTTTTCTTATTGTAAATTCGTCAGATGTTGGATCACCAAGTTCTAATTCAGTATCTGTGTCATCAGTTAAATTATAAACTTGCTTACCAGCTGTGGTGTTTATAAATCCCTGATATTGATTTTGGGAACCGCCTGATGGAGCTGCTACTCCATATTGTTCTGCTACTTTAAAAACCCCAGATAAACTTGCCTGTACATAATTACCTGTAAAGTTTAAAGCTCCAATTGGAGACCCTTGAACGTCCATTAGTAGATCTCTCGCTGCATACATATGAAGATAATATCCATACTTCATAACAGACTCTTCATAAGCTGCATAAAAATTATCAGATATCAATTCTACATCAACTATTGGATATCCTAATCTTCTAGCTGCCCACTTGGAAAACTTATCTATGTCAGTTGCAAAATCACCGTCAGCGTCAAAATGCCCATATGGTGTTTCTCCAGCTGCGAATGTACTTGATCCTGTCCATGTATTTATTACTGGTTCATCTGCCATTAGTAGTTTAACCTAATTTCAATCTTTTTAATTGCCACCTGTGTTTTTTCAATTGACATGTTTACTTTGTTTAGTTTTTCGCCGTAATTATTTGCATCGTTGTCTGTCCATTCTAAACCCTTTTGACCAGATTCTGAGTCCATATCTGAGAATATTTCTCTTTTTTCTATATATAAGTTTTTTAGTTGGCGTTGCATGTTCCACAAGTTGTTTTCTAAAGACTCCCTCTGTTTACCATACACTCTTTTCTTAAGGTTGGAATTCGATTGAGATTTTAATTTATCATGGACCATTTGTCTGGCGCGAACCCTTATAAGGACAGGGTCATTTGCATGTAAAGCTTCGTTCCAAATTTGTCTGTTCATTTAGCCCATATCCTTCATGTCCTCTTCAACTTCCATCATATTATTTAATACTTTATCAATAGTAACATCAAAGTCTCTACCAGATTGCTTAGTAAGTAAATTTCTTACGATTCTATAACAATTTTCAGTATCATTAGTAAACATTTTATATTTACCTGTTTCTCTAGATAATGTACGTAAATCACTTTCAGCACTTTCTAAAGTCTTTTGAATTTTCTCTAAAGATTTAATCCATGTTTGTAATGTCGAAAGTTTAAGATCGTTGCGCTCATTTAATCTTTGAGCTGCTTCTTTTAATTCTATTAATTTCATTTTAAGTCCTTTTTCCATGATCCCACAATAAAGTAGAAATTATATCTAATAATTTTTTATCTGAAGGAGATGATTTAACATTCATGATTCCAGATCCGCCTACTGTGAAACTGGCTATTTGTTTTGTTCCCTCATAAAACCCACCTTCGTTTGTGTTAACGTCTACTTTCATTACATACTTTCCTAATTTAGTATTCTGAACGTTTTCGCTATCTTTTAAGGCTTGATTCCATATCTTACTATTCATTTTATTTTTCCTTTTATAATTTAAATGCAATATAGGAATCGTCTCCGTCTCCGTTTAATTCATCCCAGAAATATTCTGCTGCTTCTTCTGGGGTGTCGTAATCTTCAATTGAACCATCTTTAGTAACCTTTCGGATAACCATTTGTTTTAATTGCTTACCAGTTCCTTTATAAAATTCTTCTTGGCCCTGATATTTGCTAATAAATAGCATATACTTAGTTCCGTCTTTAAGGTCTTTCCATTGGTAATTTTTATCATTCAATGATTGCATTGATTCTAATATTACATTTGATTCGTTTAGAACTTCATTCCAAATTTTCTTATTCATTTTATTTCCTTTTAAATATCTTTAAATTCAATATTAGCTAATTTTTCAGTTTTTTTAAGAGCTTCATATGCTGATTTCCATGGGGACTCTTTTTCATTGTGATCGAAAAATATTCCAAACTGATTTATTGGTCTTGCATTTGCTTTTCTAGCTTCGTGATCTGCATATATAAATACAAACGCCACATTTTCATTAGTCGTCTCAATAACAGTTTCTTGATGCCCGTCCGGTCTATCTATTAATTTATCATCATCTGACCTAGCTAATGTTATTTTTTTGATTCGATAGTATGCATTTTCTATGATATCATTTTGAAATGTATAATTTGCTATTATTGCCATATTAAAATATTAGATTTAACGTAATTTAAATTAGATGTAAGCGACTTTATGTCGTTATGTATATAAGTATGCCAGATGATTTAAATTGCTTAAATTAAATGCTTCTTTGCAAGTCCTTTAATATCATCCTATATATTGTGTTTTGATCACTTTGGGAAACATCTTCTATGTTTAGGCCTGCATCATCCAGTGCCGTTTCCCAATTATCGTCTATAAGATTATAAATACTTATCGAATCTACAATAGTTTTCATTTCAGCCTTAGATAATTTGCCCGGTTGCGATTCGTTTATACCAGCTATTTTTAATTGTTGCTCGTTTAACATTTTATTTCCTTTGTTGTGTTTATAATTAGCAATTAAATATTCATTTCGTATTTTAAACTTCCGCAATCCCAAATTCTATCATAACCCAAATTTAACATGTTCTGATATTCAGTTAATTCTTTATTTGCAGTTGGAAATTTTTGTAAAATATTTGACTTAGTAAAATTAAATCTATGCCGTCTAGTTTTATGATCTAATATATACCAATAATTTGGAGCTCCATCTGATATTTTAGTAAATCCTATCTGTTCATATAAATTTCCATTACTATATCTTCTATCAGCATACGAGATGATTTTTTCTGGAGAGTAACAACGAATAAAATAGTTTAATAATTTTGATGCTCCTCCGATTACACTACAATTTATCTTATTACAAAATCTTAATAATTCCCATTGAGGATTGTTCGATCCAGTAATTTTTCTTTTAGTAAAATTCATAACTGAAACTAATTCATTATTATAATACAATCCAATGTGAACTTTTGCTCCAATACTGCCCTGTAAATGATTTAATTTTAAGAATTGCATGGAATCTTTAGAGTTAAGCAATTTAATTTGACATTTCCTAGCATATATTCTAGTCTTTACGTCTCCTAGCATCGAATCAATTCTGGACAAAACTATATTTTTATGGTTTAACCATTCATCCTCAAATATATGAATCAATTGTATATTATTTTTAATTGCAAGATTTGTTTTGTCCAAATGGTAATTTTTATGTTTTCCAGATCCTTCTTTGTGCCAATATAAACCATTATATTCAATCGCAATATTTTTTATAGGAATATAAAGATCGAATTCAGTTCCTAATTTTCTATAATTTGGAATTACTTCTAGATTTTTTCTAGATATATAAGATTCAAGTTCTAATTCTGGTTTTGATCTCCATGTGTTTTTTTGCAATTCAATATTTTCATGCCATAACTTACTTAATTTATCACTGGTTTTATTTGACACTATTGGCCCATATAATTCTTTATAAGTAGCCTGTGTCATATTATGCTTCTTAAGATGACTATTCGTTATAGTTTTAAGTCGGTCTCCACAAATTTGACATTCAACTCCACCAGATTCTGTATTAATTAATGACGTTCTCGTTGATTCTCTATTATGCATTACGTATAATGGTTTGAATTCTGGAAAATTAGAAATTATATCAGTTACAGATTTTCCATGTTTCTTTTTACAATGAGATGTAAACATTCCTGATTTATTATTGACGTCAATTGTTGTCCAGTTACAATATGGGCATTTAATAGTTGGTCTCGTATCTTTTGGTTTATCGATAATTTCCCAGTCATCCCAATTCAATTCGTAACCTAAAACATTTCTGCTATATTTTCCTAGAGCCCCGGATTTATTTAAAATGTCTGTAGAAGTTTTTCCTGTCGCAACATGTTTAATTAATTTATCTTTGGGGTTTTTAATATTAGATTGGCGTTTGGCGTTTAATTCTTTGTCATTGAATTTACATTCATTCGAACAATAGTATTTACCAGTTTTTAAAATTTCATTTCCACAAATTTTACAAATTTTCATAGTTTTTAATTTTACTCCTATTAAAGGTCTGCTATTATAACTATTAACGCAAAAGATCGGAATATAGTTTAATCAAAAAAAGAGTGGATATTTCTACCCACTCAATCATTACTTTAAAATATAAATTTTAGAATCTTATACTGTATCCAAACCGTCAATTTGAATAGTACCATAAAATTCAGGTCTTAATATCTTCTTAGCATATCTTGTCATTACGCCTTTACGTGGTGTAAAGTTGTCTGGATCAAGTACTAGAGGAGTCGTAATCAATGGAATATATGGAGCATATACTGCACCTGTTTCCAAATACTCAGAACCTCTGTATCCCATAAGAATTAAATTCTCTGTCATGTAAGGATTTTTATAAACAGTAAATCTGTTATTTAAAGCCCCTACCTTTCTAACACCCATTGCAAATTGTGACTTGTCACCATCTGTACTAGCTGCATAACCAGGAATTGATTCAATGATTGTAGCTACTTCTGGGCTAGTTACCATAAAGTTTGCACCACCTCTCATTGTCAATTTGTTAATTTGATTCGATACACTTTGCAATTTAGTACCTAACGTTTGGAACCATGTTCCTTGGTTATAAGCACTTGCATTTGCAGAAGTTTGTGAGAATTGTTTTGTCCCTGCATCATATTCAAAACCAATTTTTGCAGACCATCTGTTTGTAGTTTGCGCATTAGTAATTAACATGTCCAATAATTCAAAATCAATTTCCTGAGAAATATATTCACCTAACATTGCAGTTAATTCTGCTTCTGCATCAATTGAATGATATGCATTAATGTCTTGGCTAAATTCTGGAGTCCAGATTGCTTTTAACTTTCTTGTCTTAGCAACAATAGTCTCTTGTCTCATTTGTAGATCTAAAGTAGGAATATCTAACGGATCTTCTCCAGTCTTTCCTTCTTCAAAATCACCTCTAGTAATATCTGTTGGTTGCTTGTGATAAGCTACGGTTGGAGTAGCTGCTGCCATGTTAGTAGCATTTGTTCCACTTTCTCCTACAATAATAAATGTAATCTCAGTTTGGTCAGATGATACTCTAGTATACTGGCTCAATTGAGTTTTAATTAATGGATCTGTGATTGTAAACGCTCTTACACCTTCTAGGTCTGGAGTAGTTAAGTCTGCTACTGGAACAACTACTTTAAGTACTCTATCTGCGGTAATATCTGCGTCTAATAACGCTAATACTTCACTGTTGTATTGTAAATCAAATTCTTTAGTTGCTTGAACTGAAGTCGCTGAATCTACACTTGCTACAACATCTACATCGTTTACTGAATATCCAAATCTACCAACACCATATAATCCACCAGTACCAACTGCATCTCCACGTCTTGCGTCTGTAACACCAAATACACTATCTTCTTGAGAGTCTCTAGCTGAGCCTGTTTTATAACCTGCTTGTCCAGTTGCGTATTTATGTTCTAGCCAGAATACTAAACCGTTAGGTAAGTTCATTGGTTGAGTAGAAACAAATTCTTTAGAAGATATACTTGAAAAGATTCTTCTAATTAATGGTAATGCAATTCCTGCCCACTCTTCTGCGCCTTTTTCAGTTGAAGTTGAGTTTGCTTCATTTAAAATTTGACCTGCTTGATTTTCTAACAAGCGAGCCAATTGATTTGCTTCTGATTCATTTAAACCAGTTAACAATTTAGTTGGTGCCCATTTTTCTACCAACCTTTTCATTTCCGCTGCTCTATCTGCTCTTTTATTTGCAGTCGGGAATAATGATTTAACGTTCATGTTTATTTTCCTTGTAATCTTTTTTAATTAATAATGAATGATTTTATCCATTCAATGGTGTAATACCAGCAATTTTCATCATTCTTTCTGAAACAATGTCTTTAACTGGGTCGGCTGTTTTAGCTCCAATGGCTTTTATATCCTGTGAAGCAGTTTCTGCTAATCTAGCTTTTGCTTTTGATCCAGAATTTTGTAATGTTTCTGCGATTGTTGCATATACTAATTTAGCATCTTTAACAGTAGAAGTTCTGTCAAACGCTTCTAAAACTTTAAGTTTTGCTGATTCGCTTAATTCAAAATTCTTAATCAATTTATGTGAATACATTAATTTTGCATTTAGCAAGTTAACTTCCCCATTAGTTTCTCTAAGAGTTTGAATTGCTTTATAAGCTTCTTTAAGGTCTGCTGTCATTTTCTCATTTGCTCTACTTTCGTTAGACTGAATGATTTGATAAGCTTCTTTAAGGTCTGCTTTTAATTCCGCAATTTCTTTTTTCATGTCTTCTTCAGTTTCATCCTCAACACTTTCATCAACATCTTCGCCTTTTTTCTTAGCGATTGCTTTTTTAAGTGCTGGTGGTAATTCACCTTCTTGCATGTCTTCTTCGTCTTCCATTTCCATTTCTTTAGTAACTTCAGAAATAATTTCATCTAAATCGCTTTCAGTAATCTCTTTATCATCGTCCTTTAAATCGGATTCTAATTCAGCAATTACAGCTTCTAGATTTAAATCATCTTCATCTTCAGAAGATTCTTCTTTTAATTTTTCATCGTCACATCCCTCACCTTCTTTCATGTCACTTGCTGGAGTTGCGTCTTTACCGTCGTCCATATAGTCTTCGTCAGCCGCTTCTGTTGCTAGTTTTGCTTCGATCATTGTTTTAATCGTTGGTTGAAATGTTTCGTTGATTGTATCCATTGCATTTTTGTAAGCTGTTTCTTTTAAAAGTTTAGCTTCTGCAATAACATCTTTCAATAAGTTGTCCATAACAAATATTGTCCTTTTGTATCTAAGATTATTTGAATCTTAATGTCTTATGTTTTAATTGAATTTAAATAAGGATTTAGTATTGAGCACTAAATAAACACATGTAGAAATTCATGTGAGTTACCTATATATAGTAAGATTATATATAAAACAGTATAAATCTAGGAAAATTGTTGGCGATATCTCGCTGATTCTACTGTTTTCCTACGCTTTACTGATTTTTTTGTAAAATGCCTATTTTCGAAAATTGTTTTTAATTTTCCAGATTTACTTACTTCTTCTTTCCATGTTTTTATGGCAAGTCGCAAATCTTTGTCTATAACTTTGGCACCTGTACCTTGGATTGTGCCTAAAAACTGTTTATCTTTTTTTCGCATATAAAATATATATCTGAAATATTTGGATTTAATTTATTTTTTTGTTAAAATGGCATTAATCGTTGTCATTATAGTTTGATAGTATCTAACTAGATTTCGAAAGTGGTAATCGATTTGTTTGCCATCATTATAATCTTTTATTGCGCTCGATAATTCATCTACTACGTTAATATATGTTGGAAGTAATTCTTTAGGACCTTTGCTCCAAGAAAAAAGTTCTGGGTTATCTAGCATATATTTAAAAGCCTTATCAGTTTGTGCCTTAAGGTTATGAACTTTTACAACATATTTTGCCAACTTAGGATCCATTTTACCTTTCCTCTTTTCTTTCTTCATTTGAGCAATTTTTTTGGCATAATTCAAATGCTTATCTCTTAAAATATCCCAATCACTTCTTACAGAGTTTGCAAAATCTTTATTGTGCTCTTTAGAGACATTAACATCAGAATTTGATTTTATAACATACGCCGTGTATTTATTGGACATTAAATCAGAATTTTTAATAACTGAAATCGATGATATTCCTGTTTTATTTGATTTTGCATTGCCTCTTCCAGTACTTACGTATACGTTATTCTGCTTTCCTATGCTTTTTCCTTTAGATGTACCATAACTATGCCTCGAACCAGACATATGGACATGCTTTCCACCTCTCATTATTCCCGCTATTTCTTTGTATCGTTCATCAACAAAAATGACCACATCTAATTTATTTTGAGTCATATGACTCTTGGCCTTGTCGCCTGGAATTATTAATATCATATCATCAGTTACATCCGATGATTTAATGCCCAATTTCGAGAGTCCATTGAACATATTAAATGCAGATCTTCGGTTCCAACCAGAATTTGCATCATTAGATGTATATACGTTGTATTTAGATATTTTTTGCATTTTAGATGATTTAAATGCTTCCTTTATTAAATACCTATTAATTGCTTCTTTTACAATTCTTTTAACTTGTGGTTTTGTATACGTTTTCATTTGCATTTGCATTATTTTAAACAACAATTTCCTGCCAATTCGCAAATAATATCTCTAATTATTATTTCAGCATATTGTTCTTGTGTTAATTCATTTTTATTGACCGATTCGCTTATAGGAGCTAAGAATGCTTGATGTGTAGATGGATTAGAAACAAAATCCCAACAAACCAAATTATAATCTTCTGATACTGCGACTGTTTCTTCGTCTACTTGTGTTACCGATCCCATTCCCCTTGAACTTATACCAACTGTCAAACCAGCTAATATTAATTCCTTTAATATATTTCCAGAAGGCGTATTCAATATTTCGACAGTTCCAACAACATCATTTCCTTCCCACCATATTTTTCTTATTACGTGCGATACGTTTCTGAAATTTACTACACTTGAATCTGGATGATCTAATTCTCCATATGCTCTATTTTCTGCTATAAAAACCTTTTCATAGTTTTTAACTTCTCTTTCTAAAATATTTCTTGGATAAATTCGTTTATTTTGATTCTTAGCTTCAGCTCTTTGTAATACTCCAGTTACTAATAAACTACCACCATTCTTTTTGATAGATTCTTCTAGCCTAGTTCTGACTTGTGATGGATTTAAACCCTTTATTTCATTAATAAGAAATGGCTGAGATGTTAATATTGGTTGTTTCATTATTTCATTTGCCTTAATTGTTTGCTAATGGTAAGCAACCTCTTTTCTATTTTTGTAAATTTATCAAATGTTCCTTTCCAGTAAAATACGTCTTGTTTACTATTCGATTTTAATTTCAAACAATGTTTTAACGCTCTTTCCATTGAAATTAAATCTGAATTTATTTCTTTGATTTTAATATTAATTGTTTGTCGATCGTTTTTTGTCGGGTCATTGGTAAAATCTTTATATGTAGCTTCCGACATAAGCGAAGGATCTACTTTATTCATTGTCCTAATAAACATCTCTTCCATCTTATCTTCATAAGGTGTAGATTCTTTGCTAGGCTCTGTTTCCTCATCGCTAAAGGCTTTTTTACTAGATTCGAAGTCATTATTGCCCGTGTCATTATTTTCTAGTAACAAGGCATCTATTTGATTAAATAACTTGTTCATTTATTACTTTTTAAAACATCCAACAATTCATAATATTTTAACATTGACGAAACATGATTTTCTTTAATAATATTACTTGTCAGAATTAATTTTGTCATAGACGATATTTCGTTTAATTTAATTTCTAACGATTTATTTTTCGAGGTATCAATTTTATCAATATTATTTTTAATATTAGCGACTTCACTATAAATATATTCTTTAAAAGAAGTAGACTGGGTGTTTTCGTTTATATATTTACTAAGTAGAGTTTTTTGCTTAGTATTTAGATTTTTATATTTGTTATTAAATTTTTCAATTAATAACTTTAACGCAATTTTCTTGACTGCTGGATCTTGACTTTCCCAAAGTTGGTCTGATTTTTCATCTCCCGAAGTAGTATTTTTTATTTGTTCCACTAAAGTTGCATGGCATTCTGCATATAATACTGGGGCTTTACTGCTATTATTTTCAAATAGTTTATATATATTGCCCAATTTTTTATATGAAGATATTCTATTACTAAAGAAGGAATCGTCGTAATTCTCTTTAATTTCTTTAATTAAGTTGTACTTCTCATGGCTTAATTTTCTATTATTAATTGTAGCTCTTTCCGCTAAAACAATATCGATTAGCTTTCCTACTGCATTATGGGCTAAATTGGTAGTTTCTGCTAATGCCTTGTACAAACTTAATTCTTTATGCAATAATGTATTCTTATTAAAATACTTTTTAATAAAATTGGCGCTGTGGGCTGTTTTATTTTCTACAACATCTGTCACTAATTGTCTAGACAATAGTTCAAATATTAATCCAGTATTTTTATACTTAGAGTTTTTTAATTTCATGTATTACCGATTCCTGTTTAAAGAAAGTATAATATTATATATCAGTGTCGTCGGATAAAACCAAAGATTCTTCATTTAACATACTTATTCCATGCAAATCTTTTAATGGAGTTTCAGTAATAAATGTAGATTTAATTGCATTTGATTTTGCAGATACGTATGTTTGTGGTATCGATTTAATGGCTTCCTTTTTCATTTTCAATCCACGTTGTAGTGTTTTGGAACCATCTGGATCTTCTCCGTTTATATCGTCTTGCTTTCTTCCAAATTTAGTTTTTTTAGTTGGACGTCCTGGATTATCTTCTCTTTTATCTCCTTTGTATAAATTCTTAATATTACTCGGATCGTGGGGTTTTGCCAATTTATCTACATCTCCTTTTTGAGCGTCCTTTTTTGCTTCTTCGTTTTCTTTATTCTCTTGACCCTGAGTCCAGGCTGCATATGCCATGTCGTGTGGTGTTCCGAAGGATCTACCTGTTTTTTCTGGATCATTCCCTTCGGCTTCAATTTGCGCTTCTCTAAATCCGCGTTTAAGATCTTCTATTACTGCACTTTCTTCTTTTTCAATTTCTTCTGGATCCAGACTAAATAAGTTAGTATAGACATATTCTCTAGAGAATAATTTACTTTCTAACATTTGGGTTACTAATGACATTTTCTCATTAAGCATATCTATTTTCTGTCTTTCATAGATTATGCTAGGCGGGGTTAATGATATAGTAAAACTTAATAAATCTTCGTCTTTAAATCCTTGAGTATATAAATGTACATATGCCATCTTATATAACTCTCCAACAATCACTTTTTGAATTCTTTCTACTGTTCTAGCGAACCTAATATCTTCTGCTGCGAGAACTGAATTATGTATTATAACTCCAGCTGACGTTCCGAAGTTATGATATTTGTCAACAGTTATATCGCATGTATCAATTGAATTCGACTGCCATTCAACTCTAACCACTTTATGATTTAAATATCTTGGCTCGTATTTTCTGTAATTTTGCATAAATGCTTTATTCTCTAATGCCAATGGCATGCAATTGAATATGAATTCAATTTTATCTACATTTAAATAATTCCATAATTTATTTAATACATTTCGAGTAATTCCTAATGATTTCTCTAAATGAGAAAATGAATTACAAGATTCGGCTGTTTCAATTAATTGTTTATAGCTTATATTTTTATACTTTGATTTACTTGGAGTTTGGTACGACTCCGGATGATTTTTCTGATATTCAATTCTACATGACGATGTGCAAAATCGTGTTATATCTTTACGATAATGATGAATTTGGTAGTTAATTGAACAATTATCACATGTAGAAAATAGATCCGGTTTTTTATTGGCTGGTCCGTTGTCTTTTACCCATTGACCAAGTTTAGGACCAGATATCTTTCCACCGATTAATCCACCCATTCTACAATGTATCTTCTTTAATGGAGATTTATTATATGCGATCATGTTTGGATTTTTCTGCATATCAGCAGCATGAGTGGCATGAAATTGTCTATGCTCCCAAAAAGACATTGTACCATCTAAATTTTCTGGATTGTTGTTTCTGCCATTGTAATCAATATGGTGGAGTACATTTGTTCCCTCCTTTATATTAAATTGATCTCCTACAATTCGATGTACTAATTTATATTTTCCATCGCATGGTTGATAAACTGTCGTGTAATGGTCTTTATAACCGCCATTACTTAGATATAAGGGCATCAATGATAGATTTGGAGTTAAGTTTTGCGCTTCTACCCAAAGTCCATCACGGGTAAGGAATTTGTGGTCTGGTGTACATTCTATAAACTTATCATTATCTAACCAAACCTTTACAGTTTGAGTATTCATTCTAGTGAAGCCAGCCCATGTTATTTTGCCCGCTTTAATTGTATTATCTGATTCGTCAAGTGAGTAAGTGTAGTTAATTATTCCATTTTTATAATCTTCAATTAACTCTCGTACCGTTTTAGTTTCTCCACTAATTAACGGTATTTCAGTATCCGGGCTTATACATTTCCCTTCCACATCGGCATCGTATCCGAGGTATGCTTTTGGTATTTTAAGATACGCCATCATTTTATTTCGAAGATACTCAATATCGGTTATTGCACCATCATTACTTAATCCATCTAATGTATTTATTTCTGTACTCGATTTTCCACCTCTAACCGGCAAATAAAAATCTTCCATTGCATTCATTAGATTATATCTTAAGTTATACGATCCATCGTCATTAACATGTGGTATTTTTTTATTAGCATTAATTATTTCTTCGATGTGAGAGTCTACTTCTTCTGGTGGAATAAGCCCTACGTCAATCTTAAATACCCTTCGTTCTGGCGCTCTCATTATTCTATGTAATAACATTGCATCTTCCATTAATAATAACTGCTTAAATGTTTTCCTAGAACCTTCTACCATTGATTTACCATAAGGCAAATAATTAGTATCACTTAATAATCTAAAATGTGAAACTTCGTATCTTTCAAAAATATTTTTATTTAACTGAGTATATCCTTCGCCCTCATACACAAATACAGTTCGCAGATCTTCTCCGTGATTCTCTCTTCTTCTCATTAAAGATGGATGGACTGGTAACGCATCCACTAATCCAACTTTTGGTTGAACATCATGCAATAAAAACATGTCTCCGTTTTTACATAAAGCTCTTGCCCAATGCCATAAATTAAATTCAATATTAAGTACGTCGTAAAATAAGTTATTGAGTATTTTCTTTATATTTTCATTCTTAGTAGTAATACTCAATAATTCCCCATGAACATTCTTAGTAGTGGATTCATCTGCATATACATCTAATGCACCAGATAGAATTGCATCAGAGTCCATTAATTCATAATCAGAATACAATTGCATTCTAACTGCCTCTATATGCTCTTGAGTAGAATTTATAGAAGACCATCCAGATTGATTGTATGCTTTTCTTAAGCGTCGATATCTACTATATCGGGTTTGCTTATTACCGACAGCCTGTGTTTTGTCTAGGTCAATAAGTTTTAATCGATTTCCAGATGTCTTTGTTAATACAAGTTTTCTAGAAAACAAATTTATTAAAGTGTCGCGTAATGCCATAGATTAATGTTTCTTTTATACTATAATTATAATAGCCAACGGAAAGAAACGGTTTCTTTGCCTACTTTTCTTGAATATGGGTCGTTTTTAATTGAATTAGGCTTATGAACGCCTTTAAATGTTTTCCGTAACGTCTTTCGATGTACATCTATTCCTATTTGCCTTAAACGCAATGCCGTATCTTTAATAAACAAAAATATACCCAATGCCATAACTAAATCATCATTATATCCTGGTGAAGCTTGAGCTTTTCCATTTCTCCATTTAAATACAAATAACTCTCCAATAGTTCTAGAAGATTTAATTATTACTGCTCTGTCTCGCATATGTATTTCTATCTTGGATATCATAATTGGACGGGTTCTGCTATTTGTACTAAATCCAGGGATCATGTCTTCTTTAGATTTTAGATCATACATTTTAGCTAAATGAATATTGGAATCTAAGAAAGGATCTAATCTATAACTATAATATAAATTATCATAACCAGAGTCAAGTACCGTTTGAACTGTGCTCCAGCCTATATTTAAATTTTCTATTACTAATAATGCATTATTCCATTCAGTGGCGGCTGCTACTAACATTTTACCAAATACGTCTGTTGGTACCTTTCCTTTATATTCTGCAACTTGCTCTAGTTTTTCAACATCAAATACATGAAATGTAGAATAATCAGTTCCGTCTCCCCTTGATACATCTGCCACAATTACGTAACTTATTGAATAATCTGGATAATTCCACATCCAATAATTATTATCTATACCCCGCATTTCCTTTGGAGGTTCTACCATATTAGTTTTATAATATTTAAGGATATCTCCTTCTACGACAGTATGTCCAGATGAAATGAAGTCACAATCGCATTCCTGGGCTGCTTGTTTTTCTCCCAATAACACCGTCTGCTGGTTTCTCCACGTTTGATCTCTGTCAGGATGTAGGTCCCATTTAAGGTTTATTGGATTGAATACTTCTAGACCTTCTGGAGCTTCTTGAGATTCTGCTTGTTCCCATAACTTATGAAACAAATTACCTACACCATTTGGAGTAGACAATACTATTGCGGATCCACCTGTTGAAAGTGTCATTTGCGCACCTGTCCAAATATGATCTATATTATCGACGAAAGCTGCTTCATCTATTATTAACAATGAAAGTGCCTCAGAACGTCCAGCTGTTTTTGATGCAGATACTGCTTTTATTGAAGACCCGTTTGCAAATGAAATTGACATCTCATTATTTTTAACCAATTCAGTTGTTTCTTTTAACCAACTTGGTAAATTGGCAAACATTACTTTAACCTTTTGTACCAAGTTAATTGCCACTGATTGGTTGGTTGCAATTACAAGTATTTTAAAATTTTCAGCCGAAAGCATTTTATATAAAGAATATCCAGCAGTTAAGGTTGATATACCCATTTGTCTAGATTTTAAGATTATATTAAATCGATTATCTAGAAATTCAGACAAGGTACGTTCTTGAAATGGATATAAATTAAAATTAATCTTACCTTTCATTGGATGTTCAATTTTACAATACTTCTTCATAAAATGAACTGGGTCAGTCATTGATCTTGACTTTTCTGCCCTTATAATATCCTTAATGCTTTTTTGTGCCACCTAAACCCCTACCTAATATTACCTAAGGCAAAACCTAATCCCAAAAAGAACCATGGCTGCTCGTAGAATTTTTTATTGCCATTTATATTTAATGATTTGAGATCTAATGCAATGCCTTTGTACATTTCCAATTGCCTCTCTTTGAGAAATTCTATTTTATCTCGCTGATCTCCTAATAGTATATAATTTTGTATTTGCCGTTCTTGAGAAGATATAATTTCAGATTGCAATTTAGATTTCTTCTCTAAATAAATAATATATTGCGCTGCAAACCTTATATCTCTGTCTGATAATGGTTGTGAATTAATATATAATGGGATCAGAAATAATAATATTAATATTACTATCCTTTTCATATTGTTGTGCCCTTCTTTTTATTATCTGTATTGCTTCATCTAAAGGTAACGAGTCGATGCCGATCGAATTCATGCTATCCTTTAAAATCTGAATATTTTCTTTTTGTTGTTCAATTTTATCTAATGTTATAATTAGATTATTTTCATTATTTTTTATGACAGGTGACAATTCTTCTGCTTTGTCTATATCAGCTTGAATTCTTTTTGCATTCATCTTTTGCCATATAGTGTAAACTGAAAGGGCAATTAATAAACCAAATAAAAACATTATAATATATTTCATAAATTTTCTAATTCCTCGAATACGTATTCTTTGTATTCTTTGTATTCTTTGATTATCTTTTTAGCTAATATTTCATTGCCAGCCCAATCTTCGGTTACTCCAGCTTTTCCACTATACGTCGTTTTAGTAGAAATATCCTTTTCTAATTCCGCTATATACTCGTCCGATTCTTTAAAAAATGAAATTGCGTTGTCTGTTAAAGATGTTTTTTGAAAATCATCCCAAGTTCCATTCAATTTCATTAGATCTTCTTGTTCAATAGAACATTGATGACACATGCCCCTATAGGCTCTAAATTTCCTATCAATCCACGTTTTCTTTTTTAACTTACATGTGGGTTTACAATTTGGATATGAATTAAGAAATTCTCTGGCCTTGTCTATTGCCGCATAGTTTGGAGAGCGTTTGACCCGATATCCCTGCCTTTGTTCCCAGATTGCAGTCACCTTTCCGTCTGCATCTTTCTGTTCCCATTTTTCTCCTACTTCTCTAACTTTGCTTTTTTCGGCTGCATCTTCTACACCTTGGTAACTAATAGATGTTTTATTTTGCGATACGTGCTTTCCAGACTTTATTTTTTGTAATCTTTCTAAATTAAATCCCATATAAAATTCTTTGTTATATATAGGATTCTTTAAAGGAATTTATTAATTTCTTGAGTATCTGTCATATCCCAAGATGAAATTAACAGGGGCAAATAATCCAGTATATTTATATAAATTATTATTCCATTCAAATACTACTCCTTCAGTTGGTTGCATATTTTGTGGTCCGCCTATTGTATTTATTCTGGCTATTTCCCTTTGGATTTTAGGATCAGAAGTGTCTTCGCTTAAGCGATTTATATTATCCATAACATTTTGTTTAGAACCTTCTCCAAACGCCCCTAGGAACCCTGTACAATTTGATAAATATTCATTGGCTAATTCTAAAAATATTGGTTCAATTGAATCTTTTAATTTATGCATTATAGCACTAATCATCGTTTTATCCATTTCCGATATTAATGGGGTATATTCTCCAAAATTCTTATTAGTTAATCTCGTTGATTTATCTTCGTATACCCATCTATTAACCAATGCCTGTTTAAGCATGTTATTAAGAGGTTTGAGCGATTCTTCTACTACTGCCTTCATATAGTATTCATAATATTCTCCAAGTGTATTAGAGTCGCTTAAATTAGCGTCTTTCATTTTAGAATTTACTAAAGATTCATAATATGATAATCTTTCAGTTAAATTATCTGGGGTAATATATTCAATAACATTTGGAGTAATAATTTCATAATGCATTCCAAGTGAATTATATTTCGGTATTTGAATTGGAGTATTTGATATCATATTCCATGATGCATCATACTCTACTAAACCTAAAGCCACTATATATGGTTTGGTATATTCAATAACGTTTTGCGTTGAAGGATTTAATATTTCGACATTTAAATATTTACTGCCATTCTCAAATAGATTACTATCTTTAAAAGCATGTTCAAGTTGAAGTGCTGCGCTTTTAAATGAGTTTTGCAACCAGTCCCTATCTGAAAATTTGTCTGCTAACTCTTCTATTGTCATGGGGGTTTTCAAAGTACTTTTATTTCTGGCTGCATATAATTTATTCTCTTTAATCGTTACCATTAAATTCTGTCCATCTAGTTTTTCGTACGTCTTTGCTTCTAAGTTACCAGACAAAGAACTAGAAAACAATTCTTTAATTTTACCAAAAGTTAATGATAAATTATTATATGGATGATTTAATCTTCCAAATGCTCCTCCCATGAGTAATAGATTTTGACTGTTATTAATATTTTCTTTAAATTCAACGTTTGGGTATGTATTGCACAAAGTTAACAATTTTTTAATCAACAAACTAATTTTTAACACTTTTATTTTATCTGTAGGGCTTTTGTCTTGTCTAGCTACTACTCGGTGATGACCATCCAAAATATAATAATCTTTGGAGCATATAATAGGTTTATTAAACACATCGTTGCCAGAATCTGAGATTGATACTACCTTATCAACATTAATTTCTTTTTGTGTTAATTTTAATTGACTTATTTCTATTTCTTCTATTTTATATTCTATTTTTTCAGTGTCTAACCACTCTTTAAATTTATCTAAATCTTCAATTTGAGGCATTTTAATTCTTTTAATACCAAGAGATTGTTTGACATTAATAGTATCTTCTACATAAATCTTAGGCGTTGCTGAACTAAAATTCTTTTTTCGCATTATAGTTTTCGCAATTAAATCATATTCCAATGTATTTGGGTCCCATTCAATTACAAATGGTATATTTAATGCACTAGATTTATCAACTAAAACTGCTTCGTCGCCGGGGTCTAACCTGTCTAATTGACCTTTTTTGTTTTTTAAAGCCTTTTTAAATAAATTTCGAATTTCCTCTATATCTATTTCTGGAGTATTTCGGTTATCGTTTGACCTATCTAAAAAATGTGTCTTCATAAGGTTAATGTCAAGTCCTATGCTCCCATATATTTGATCTAAATATTTTTCAACATTATAAAGTTGACTTCTTGATATCTTTTCAACAAGTTGATATCCACTGTTATTGGATAATTTAGTAACATGATCTGACCATTTTAGTTCCGAATCAATTTTTGATACAAATTTGTCATAATCAGTACCCGATCCTGTATTATTATCTCCAGTTGGAAAGTAAGATGTTGTTGTTGGTGGGCCATGAGGATAATCAGTTTCTGGGGCATGCGCTTCTATAGAATCTATATCCCCTATTAACCAATTCATAACTTTCCAATTTGCGACATTTTTTGATTTATTGTCAATCGATATGTAATACGATTTTAAATCATTGTAAAATGCCCTTGGTCCGTCATCTGGCGCTGTATAATTTCCTTCTACTATATTCCTAGCTATTTTTTCTTGTATAGCAAATTTTTTTTTAATTATATTATGTGCTAATTCTTCGTACCAACCAAATATTTCTAAAAATTTATCTTTAGTAATTCCAGGCAAATTTTCCCTAATATAAGTTCCTGAATAATTTTCTACTGATTCTATTTGTATATGAGGAGCCACAATAACGTATCCATGTTTGTCGTAAGATTCCAATTTAATATCTTCTGAATATGGCTGGAAATAAGACAATGAACCATCTGCCTTTGTCCATTTGAATCGAGAAGAGTCTTTTTCTCCTATCATAAAAATAGCAGATATATTTGGATCATATTTTTCTAAAAATGTTGGACGATATGGAATCCTCTCTTCTTTTATATAATTTGAATTAATTCCGTATCCATTCATGAATACTGCTTTTTCTTCGAATGCAAATGGAGAATTTGGAAATTCAATTTTATTTGACGTAACTAAGTACGAATTTTCTTTTCCAAATTTATTCTGCATCCATTTAAATGCCTCATTATGATGTTTACCAAACAATTGGAAACGTCCTGGATATATAGCGACTATTTTATTATTTTTATTCATTAGGTACAATTTAATTTTTTTTATTTAAAAATCCAAACTCTTAAGAAGTTTTTATTATTGTTAATCCACCACCATTCTCTGCGGATCCTGAAATGGTGTCAGCGGTTGAACCCGACCAAGTTATTTTTATTTCGTCTTCAGCTGATAATTCCACCATATGCTTTAATTTCATATATTTTGATCCATTGATAGAATCGGCCGATTTAATTGTTGTAAAACCTGCGCCAGTGTCTACTTTTATGTTGTATGTAGTATCTCCTAAAAATGTTCCGAATGCATCAAAGTCAATTAAATAATCGCCATCAAATGGAACTACATGAACATCTCCATTTAAAAATGATATATTTGCTTCTGTTCCAGTTGATGATTGCGATGACGTATCGTACCCATCATTAAATAAAGATGATCCTACAATTCTAAGAATAGATGGCTCTCTAACATATAACCTATTTTGTCCCAGTCCAGTCCAATTCCAAACGGTTATGGCGGCCCATACGGCTGTAGAAGTTGGAGTATAAGTATATGTATGTATTTCCCAATCTGTGTCTACTGCGCCATTTTCATACCAATTTGTTTTAACTCTTGTATACCCTTGCACTTCCACTGGCTTATCTCCATTACCAAGTCCAACTTTATTTGCCGGAAGCTCAGAGTCATATTCTGCCATTCTTAAATAAACACCATTTCCAGAGGTTATATTTGATTTTATTGCGATTGATATTTTCCATGAATTGACACTATCTTCGTTAACTCTAAATACTGGAAATGATGCACAATGTTTATTATCAGTGGAACCATTAATTGTTAATGCCCTTTCATTTACATCGTAATATACATTCGTATATACAGTGGTTTGAAATGGTAAAACATCATATGGCAATGTAATAAGTCCAATTGGCGCTCTAGAGAACGAGAACGTAACTGGATTATTTGCTGTAGTGGGTATAGTTGAATTAAAATCTTCTACAAAATTAATTAACTCTAAACCCCATGTGTATTTATTGACTCCTTGATTAACTACTTCATCTATCTTATATTTATACCATCTGTCTTCAGATACTTTGAACATTATTTCGTCACCTTCTTGAACTTGATGATAATAATTTGATCTATTGACGCCATCTGTATCATTTACATATAAAAGTAATCCATCGGCTAATGAAAAATTATTTGCGTCACCACTAGTAGTGACAGTCCTGTCTGTCAATAATGCATATCTTCCTTCCCCAGAGGCTTCGCCAGTTGTATCTAAATCGTCGTATGTAAACGAAATACTAAATCCGCTAATAGCGTCAGGACCCGAGCTTCCATCTGCTCCGTTAGTTCCATTTATACCGTCGGTTCCGTCCTCTCCTACAAATTTTGACCATTCATAATCAGCGGCAGTTGTTCCTTCAGTACCAGTAGATTTATTATATGCTATTCCTATATATTTTCTTGTTCCTGGATCTCCGGTTGTGAAATTTGTTGCACCTGCTATGTCGTCTGCATATGCTATCCATGTATATTTTTCTGGGGCGTCGGCACCGTCGTTTCCATCCGTTCCATTAGTGCCATCTGTTCCGTCTGACCCTTTGATTAATTTCCACGTATAGTCTGCTTCAGTTGATGACTCAGTTAATCCAACATATACACCAAGATAATCTCCTGGTGTTGATCCATTGCTTGAAGTGAAATTTGCTCCATTGTCATCTGAATATCTAATCCATATACTATTTCCATCGGCGCCATCGTTTCCATCATTACCCTCGTCTCCAGCCAACGAAGCAACCCATTGTTCTTCAGTACCAACAAATCCATTTAGAACCGCCAATTCATACGCGGATTTTCCTGCTGTTTGTACGTCATCTAATGCAATGTCACCATTAAAATTTAACCCATATATCTGAGATTCTTGTGTGGCCTTTTTATTATTTTCATTTAAATAATTTATTTGGAGCGACAATTCGTTGTCCTTTTTAAACGAACTAATTGGTATTTTTAAATTAACATGATTTGAAGAATATCCCAATTCATTACGAGGACTTAATCTTAAATTAGAAAGTGACCAATTACTAGTATTTCTGGATTGGAATTTAATTTTAATATTTGCATCTTCTAATAATTTAAAATACAATTTAATATTTTTTAACAATGCACCCGTCGAATGTTGAATAGAACCTATATAAGTCCAGCCCGCTATTTTTAAAGGAGCTACCATATTCCTAGGATATTCAATATCAACTTGTACATCAGTCGATGAAACATATACATCAACTTGAGATGTTTTTGGATTTGGGTCTAGATCATATGCATCGAATTCTATTTTATATTCTGTATTTTTATGTCCCTCAATGGCAAATTGGTCTTTTAATGAAAGAGTCCAAGAATCTAATGCCTTTTCTTCTGTATTTTTAAATGTAACACCAGTAGGAAATTTTTCTGACATTACATGGCTTGAATTGGATTCATGGGCTATATCCCAATAAGTATTATAATCTTCAATTGTTGCTAGATCCCATAAGGGCTTTTCTTCTATTTGCAATTTAGTCGATATAAGACTTTGAGGATCGACTAATAAATTTTGCGAAGGTATTTTAAATTTTCCTAAATTTACAGATTCTCCAAATGAACCATATAATTTATATGACAATTCAACTTGAGTGACATTACCAGCTAATGGTTCAATGTCTAATAAATCAATTTCTATAAAGGACTCTTCCGATCTTTCTTCTAGTGTTACATCTGATCTGTAATACGTTATTTCGTAACTTCCATGGGTTAGCTTTGAATAATTTCGAGTCGATTTTTCTCCACGAGTATTTATGTATTCTAGCTCATATGTAAAAGGCTTATCTAATATAAAAGTTTTAGTATCTAAAATATCTATAACTCCAGCTTCAAAAACAATTCCAGTTGGTGATATATAATCTGGATGAAAATCTGGAAACTCCAACGACTGTTCAATGTTACTTAATGATATCCTTGCACCTATCCAATCCTTCGTAACAGTATGACCAACAATTTGAACGGTTGTTCTAGCAGATGTAGAAGAGCTAGATGTTGATTTTACTTTAAGTCCATCAATTATTGGATCGATTATTACCTTTGGACTAGAATCTAATTCGTATTTATCTTTATTATTATTATAATTAATTAAATTAGTAGTAGATAACGAAATTGTATTGGAACTGGAAGACTCTGTAATAGTATTTATCCTATTTTGGTTTTCTGCAATTTTCGAGTATTTTTCGGTTCTCTCTTGAATTATAATAGATGGTTCTCTCTCAAATATTATTTCATTGTTATTTACTTCATTTGGAATAATATTTATTTCATGTTTCCACATTACATTTGGAATGTCTAGATTATCCCAACCACCCTTTTTAATACTATATTGGATATTTTGAGCAGTCTTAGTATTATAACTCATTCTACCAGCAATATAAATCGTAGCAATACCTGGAGGTGTGTTTGCATAGATATTGGCAACTATTAATCTAGATCTGTCTTTTCCTATTATCGAAGATATTTCATGATATATTGGATTTCCATTTGCATCGATAATATCAATGTATATAGTAGAACCAGAGACTAAATTTTTATTATTTGCATTTAATCTGATGCTATTTTTTCCTAATAGGAATTTATCTGGTAGATTATATATCCTAAAATAAGATTGAGAGTTTCTAGAAGTATCGTGTAACTGTATATACTTTTGGAATTCTTGCAATCCAGTATCAAATCTAAAATTTTGTAACATTTAAGGACCCTGTTTATAAATAAGTATTCTATTGAATGTTATTTACATAAGAGAAATCTTTTCCCTTTCTAGATATTTCTATTTTCGAATCTGCTAAATCTTTTAATGTATTTAGGTGTGTAATACACAAAATAAAATCAAATTTAGTTTTAATCTTATTAAATAATAAGTATATGTTATTTACATTATCTGCGTCTAATACTCCAAATCCTTCGTCTATAGCTATGAAATTTGGTCTAGGTAGTGAAGTAACTTCTACTAAAGAAGATCTAATAGCTAAAGAAGTTATAAATTTCTCCATTCCGGACGCCAGTTCTATTGGCCAGGATTTACCATCATTATAATTTATATAACATAATATATTATGTTTTTCATCTGTCTTTAATTCTACATTAAAATCGACTATATCTAATAATAGTTTATTAACTTCAGATTCGAGTACTGGTAATATCTTTGTCAATAGCATATATGGTATACCTTTTGGTGAAATTGTTTTCACATATAATTGATATACTTCATACTCTGCAATTAACTTATTTAAAGATTCTTTCCTTAAATTTAATTGTTCAATATTATTAGTTACTACTATTAAAGATGTCTCACTATCTTTTAATAATACTAACGTCGAATCTAATGATTTTATAACATCCCTTCCTAAAGCCTTTAGGTTTTTTACCTTTTCATCTATATTATTATTCTCTAATAGAATTGTTTTATATTCCTCTAGTGAATCTTTCTCAGATGCAAGATCTTTTAGTTTAGAATGGCATTCATTAAATTTTAATTTTTGTACTTCAATTTTTTGCAATATACCATCTATAACTAATTTATATCTTACGATATTATTTTCTATTTCTTGAGATTTTAAATAACGATTATATATTAACTGCAATTCTTGGACTTTGATATTTAACGTCTTCCTAAATAACTTGTCTTCTTCTAGTGCCTTTATATAGAAAGATATTTGACCAACTTCTCTATTTGCAGTTTTTACAATTTCATTATCTACACAATATTTGCATTCTGGGTCATATTCGTATGATTCTAATAGCTTTTCTTTTGTTCTTGCATTAATTAATAAATTCTCTCTTTTATTTATTTTATTGTTTAATTCAGTTAATTCTAATTTAAATTTCTTAAGTTCAGATTCTAATTCGATTGAATTAAAATTTTCTTCAGATATATTATTTTTTGCTTCTTCATATTGATCTTTAGCAGTTTGCATTTCATTTTTTAATTGATTAGCAGATGCTATAATTTTTTTCAAATTTAAATTATTACTTTCTATATCACCTTCTATAATAGATAATGGCCGCATTACTGGAATTCGCTGCTTCGATTCTATTAAATTGGATATTTCAGTAGCCAATTCTGTTTGTTGTATTTTATAATGATCGACAGTTCCTTTATATTGCGTTATCAGTGCCTGTAATGCCCGCTGCTGCTCGTAATATTCAGACTCGTTAACTTGGTTAATACTTTCGGTAGAAGCCTTAATTACTGCCTTCTTTTCCTTTAATTTTATTTTACCATAATTCCATAATTGAGTAAACAATGAAATGTCTAGAAATGAATATAATAAGTCCTTTCGTTCTCGTTGAGTTTTAAATACAAAGTTTCTATTGTCATTCTGAGTACTTAATGCAGTTAATAAGAAATCGTCATATGTTCCAATATATTCTCGAATATGCTTGTTTGTAGTATCTCTATCCTTGCCCTTTAAAGATTCGACCTTTTTGCCATTTTCTTGCCTATAGAAATCAACTTCAACTCTTACATGGCCATGTTTATCTGCTTTTCCATTTCTAACAACTACATATTCTTCTCCCGCCATTTGAAATACAAACTTTGATTTAAATAAAGTCTTATGTATATTAAGTACTTCAGAAGCTTTCCATGTCCTAGAGCATTTATCAAATAGACAATATGTTAACGCATCTAACAACGTTGACTTGCCAGCTGCATTTGGAGCAAACAAGCCTTGTAAACCATGCAATTCTAAATTAAATTTATTATTAGGTCCATATGAAAACATATTAGAAAATTCTAGTTGTATTGGTTTCCATATAACATTTCTAACAACCTTTTTATTTGAATTTACTTCGCTGTTTGCCATTCTATTCATGTGTCGGATTTGATCAACTACCTTTTCACTTGGCAAGTCTATCTGCTTTAAATATTGCTCAATTAATGTGTTTTGGTACTCTATATCTCTTACGTCGCCTATTGTCATGTCTGCATTTGATATATTGTAATCTAATGCATTTGATCTTATTGCAATGTATTCCTTAAATACGTGCTTTTGTTTCAATGTTTTAACATATGATTCTATGACTTCTTTGTCAGTTGCCTCATGCTTAATTCGCAACCTCAAATATTTTGGTAATTGCTCAATATAGCTTTTGGGTGTCATTAATTGATTTTGCTTAAATGATAGAGTTGCATATGCTATATCATTTTTTATAGGGACAAATTCATGTGTTTCATTTTCTAGATCCCAAACCACTAAGCCATGATTGTCTACTGATTCTCCGTAATTTTGTTGAATTAAAGATGAAGCGTAGCATATTCTCTTTTTTTCATCTAAATATTGAAATTTATGAATGTCTCCCAATAAAGCGTAATCATATCCTCTGAAAATACTAGATTTTACATGATCATTTGTAATCTGATAGTTTAATTCAGTCGTGGCTCCGGTAACTGCGCCATGGTGAAATGCAATTTTTATATCGTTATTTTTGATATCTTTAGCTGGTATCCAGTCTTCTGGAGATCCAAATACTGAAAATACTGAATAACTAACGTTATCTTCTGGATGTATTTTATACACTCCTGTATCTTTCCAGTAGTATATATTATCATGGTCCAATGCATTTATAATAGGGCTTAATGCATCTAGTCTAGAATTATTATTTAAATTAGTATCATGATTTCCAGTTATAACAATTGTTGGTAATAGATCTGCGCAAGATTTAAACAACCAACTAGTTAACTCTATCAATTCCGGAGTCATGTCGGTTTTCTGGTGAACTATATCTCCTGCCAAATAAATAACTGAATTTTTAGTTTTTACCGATTTAATATATTTTAGCATTTTTTTGAATACTGCTCGGTATTCAGAGTGCCTTTTATAATTCCTAATATGTATATCGGCAACATGAAAAATTTTGTCTGTTTTATATTCCATTTAATCCTCTTTGTATTTCTAATTCAAAAAATGAATTTTCATTCATTGGTAAAGTCGAGTTTATTAAATCCCAACTAAGTTTATATCCTAATTTATTTACATCACTATTTTCTGGGTATTTTACGTGGTATACTTTTATACCTAAACCAAGTAAATATTTAATATATTTCATCTGTTGTTTAAGTGCATCTGGATCTAGGCATAGATATATCTCAGATACTTCATTTTCTAAAATTGCAAGTTTTAATGATTTGGACATGGTTTTACCATACATTGGAGTCGAATTAATTCTTAATGTAATTGCATCTAATGCCGACTCGCATATTAATAATGGTAAATTCCAATTCAATTGCATTTCAAAGCCTATTACATTTCTATCATATGGTGCATTAACGAATTTAGTGCTTGACCCATTCATAAATGATCTAGTTGTATAAAAATTTAAATTACCATTCTGATCGTAATTTGGAAAGATTAATAAATTTTTATATTGTCCAGAATCCGAATAACCAATATTATATTTTATAATATCTAGTTCTGTACATCCTCTTTGTGTTATTAAGTATTCGTGGGCTTTGTCATAGAAAAATCCAGATTGTTTATAATAAAGAGGAATGAATGATTCAGGTAGCTCAATTTTTTGAGTTATAGATTGGCTTGTATTTTTTAATAGATATTTAGTGCGATCGTCTTTAGGATATACTTCTTTTAATTTCTCAAAATACCTAGGAGCGGCTTTCATTTTTCGAAGAAGGGAATATATAGATTTACCTTTTACGTCGCATACCCAACAATGATAGGTTTGATTAGTTGGATGTATTTCAAGTTTACGTTTCCGATGATTACAAAACGGGCAATGAAAAGCAATGTTAGTTTTACTTTTTTCATATCCAATACCTAAAAAAGATTCTAAGAATTCTTTAACCACCAAGTTAGTTGTTTGTTGAGTTAAGCTAATATAATAAAAAAATAGCGAATATCCAAATTTTTACAAAGATAAAATAATATTGATGTACATCCTATTATGTCGCAATTCTACATAAAAATGATAATCATTATACGATCCAAACATTGAATTGCACATTTCTCCTATTGTTTCTAAATTATATTTCAGTGATTCGGAAATATAAATTTCTATTTGACTGGTAAGGGTTTCTTTGATTTTATTTTTTAAAAATATATTAGCAATTTGGTATTTTAATTTAGTAGATTCTAACTGTATATCTGTATCAGTGAATAATATTTCATTATTATAGCTATAAAAATATGTTTTAAATTTAACTCTTCCTTTGAACATTCCATCTACATGCACTGTTCCGAGAATATTACTATTTTGTATAGAAACTTCTATTGAGTCAATTTGTACATAATCATCTTTAATTGCATACCTTAAATCATCAAGGGATAACGAATTGAAATAGTATGATACTATTGATTGCAATTGATTAGAGTTCAATAATACATTAAAATTTATAAAAGTTTCTTTATTATTTTGATTATTCGTGTGAATTACATTTGTGGTGGTTCTAGAACAACTTAACAAGCAAAAAATAAATATAAAGATAAATCTCATATTATTACTTCCTTTAATGATTTCAAGAAAGCTTCGCTAGTTTTCACATTTCTAAATTTTCCACTTCCAACTGCATCATTATAATACTGTGTATTTAATATTACATTTTCAGTCATTTGGAAATATTCTTCAATATAATTGCATTGTCCTTTAGTTTTTCCAAATATTAAAATCTCAAATTTGAATTTATCTTTACCACTCTTTTTAATATCCGCATTTACTTCTTTTGAGGATGATGTGTATGTTTTCCAATTTGATTCTGAGTATACAACTGTTCTTCTTTTTCTACCTGCTTTTTTTTGTGCTTTGGTTAATGCTTTTCTCCTACGTGATCCTAATTGCTTTTTCCCAATATATTTCATATCAGTTTCAATATTAGTAATCATGTACACAAACCCAAACATTCCTTTTGGTAAATCTTCAATTGAATTTATCTGCTTCCCTTTATATGTCCAATGACTAGTCATAATTATTTCTTTTTTAGATTAAGTTAATACTGCAAAAATAAAATCGCTTACACTAATAATTGTCTTCTTTGCTAAACGATATTCTAAATCCTTTGAGTTTAATTGCGATTTAGAAAATACTCCATGCATGACATTATTTCTTGGAAACCACATTTGGGCTTTATAATCAACAATTAATCCAGACGAAGTTTCTATCCATTGACTTTTGACATTCCGTCGCATTCCAATTTTAAATGAAGATATGGAGATATTAGTTTATGTATTTGATTTTTGTTCATTCTTTTTAATAACTACCTTTGCCAGCTCACTTAATTTAAATATCTTTGCCAATTCATCCTTTTTAAGTCGAATCTTTTTCTTTCCTAATGAATCAAACATTTATAATCCCGTTTTTGTTTTTAAATCCCATGGACCCCAATGTCCGTATTTTCCTATTGCCTTTGCAAATGCAATATAATCGTATTTTTTTAAATTATTAAGTTTATCTATTTTACCCAATTCATAATATTTAGATCTCCTCATGAGGATGTTATTCCCATTCGATTTATCAATTACAATATCATTGCCAACTTCTATCCAACAATGCCCAAATGAAATTCCTGTTAAAGATCCTTGCCCATTACCTCTCCATGAACTAATTTCCAATCATTTTCGTGTTTGTCCATGAAATGCCTACCATTAGAATCGTAACAATTCCCCTTTTTCATACTATGCTTCCCATTTAATTAAAATATTAATGTTGACATCGTCTCTTGACATTACTGGTTGGGCTAATTTTGCTACAACCAATAATTCTCCTGCCTCGTTATACAATCCTATTTCAGAGATATATGGTTTTAGACCACCATCAGTAAAGTCTGAATTTAATTGATCGGATGATTTATATATTCTCGCCGTTGGGTTCAGTGTTAGGTTGAACTCGCCTTTATTTATCCGACAAAGTACTTCGTATTCATAAATCATATGAGTCGACTTAAATCGAAGCAAATCGATGTTGTCTAAGAAAGTATCATAGTATGAAAATGGAGTTGTTATTACAATATTTCCACTTCTATAAAAAACGTTTCCAATAACATTTGTATAAAACATATTTTGAGTTTTAGATAAGTCTGTCATTAATTCTAAAACTGTAGACGAATCATAAAAACTATTATTATAAAATCGTATTTCATCTAATCCAACATTTGTTCTTGCAGAACCTTCTAATATGCTACTTGTTCCAAATAATAAGTCATAATCATTATAAGGAGATATTGTATTATCAGTTACTGTTTCTACTAATGAACCATTTAGAAATATTGATAATTTAGGCACATTTGAATCTGTATATCTACATATGATTAAATCTATCCAACTTTCGCCGACAGCAGGAATAGTAATTTTAGTTAGATTCTTACCGTCAGATCTTGTAAATGTTATGACACCAGTGTCAATTGATAAATTATATGGATATATATTCGTAGCTACATGTTCATCTTCATAATAAATTTTCTTTCGAATCTTTATTCCCTTGTCAGTTACTTCTTCTATTAATCCAATCTTTTTGGTTTTCTTTACACCGTTTTTTGACAAAATTGTGCCATTATTATGGCTAGTCAATTCTATTTTCATGTGAATAAGAAAATCATCATCTATTAAATTGAAATGGTCATTATGAGCTGTTCTAATATACCCATCGTTTGTTGATATTGCGCCTCTAGTATCTGCATCTTCATATGACTTCGATTTAATTAAAGATATTCCTTTGAATTCTGAAGTCATTGTATCTGCATTAAATGGGAAGTCATATGCATAGTCTCCATCTTCTAACAATGGATCTGAATTCCACCGCAATACATCCTTATATAAATCATTAAATGACCAATAAGAAACTAAATGATTATTATTCCAGATTTCAGCTAGACTAGTTGGAACCTCTCTATCAATTAGATTACCATTACCATCATCAATAATTGAATTTAAATAATTGTAATTAATTAATTCTACAGAATTCTTTTTTAATGCTTCTCCTAAATCTAAATATGGAATTGAAATGTGAGATAATGTAGGAGATATATACTTGTATGTTTTATATCTGTTAACATGTTCAAATGTAGCTGATGGATTATATGGGTCATTATAAAACATATGGTTTAGTGAGGACCATATTATAGCTTGAAATGACCCGTCTGTGTTTTTTAAATCATTATCTGACTTAACGTCATTTATAGGAACTGGTATACCTGAATGATATCCCTTTCTAACTAAATATCCCTTTTCAGATGTAATTTCGTCAAGGGGTAAATTGAATTGTTTGTTAACCGTTACCGGCCTTAATGTAAAATCTGATTTTTTGATTTGTTTTGCAATTCTTGGTATAGCCATATCATATTTATTGTTCTATTTTTATTGTAATAGCGGCTTCTTCAACTGCTGATTTTAGTAATGGCTTAGAAAATTTTCCAACCGCCAGCAATTCTTTATTGGCATTGTAAATACCAATAGATGTTATATATACTTTAGAATCGCCTACCATAGTATCTATAACACTTCCTTCGGCATCTGTGACATATGTTGGGTTATTAGAGAAGTTAAATTGAGAGTTTTTTAATCTTACGAATGCATATCTAACATGCTTGTATTCAATGTTTCTAGCTTTAAATCCAAAATAATCTCCAGATGCATCTTGGTTTCCTTCTTCCACCGCAAAGGAATTTGTCAAAATTGCCCTATAAAATTTGTATGGGTTTTTGCTAGACGATTGCACTTCCCTAACTACTGGGTCTCCTACTGCCATTGAAATTACTTCGGGTCTAAACACTATTATACCTTTCGATGGATACATTATTGCAAATTCCTCTGTATCTGTTAAGCCTGATTCCAACGTACCTTCTCTCATTGCAACTGGCTTAGTATTATCGATTGATTTAGTAGATTTTACATGTTCGTCTACCAATGTTCTACCAAATCCATCAAAACCAAAATTAACAATTAAAGGATTCGTGTTTGGGTATGAATTAGTATCTTCTAATCGATTAAATGACAATTCTACATTTCCGGCATCTAGTCCGTCCTTATATAATTTCCTGTTAAAATTTAATATATATACGGCGTCTTGTTCTGCTCCATTAATTATAAATTTATCTTGGCCTTGAGGTAATAATAAATTGGCATACTGAGTATACATTGCTTTTGTCAATGTTTCATTATCGTTACCACCTAAATCTATTGCACCTTTGCCCTCATAGTCTCCATATAATATTTTAAATAATTCAGTACGGCAATCTTCATCATCTGGTTTGTCATATACACTTACACAATAATCTATGTCTTCTGATGCATCGGTTGCTTCGGTGTATTTGTCTTCTAGATTAATAACTTGATTTGGCCATAAGGTCGATGTTTCTATTTCATAGTCACTAAATGTATCATCTACTAATGAATGTGTTTGCCCAGCACCAATTAATGGAGTATCTGGGGTAATTGGGTCGTCTACGGGTCCTGGATTAATTGGGTTATTTCCATCATTAATTGGATCTTCGTCAGTTGACTTTTCGAAAAAACATAATTGACCATTTTCACTTACGTAATAATACCCGTCGGGAGAAATGAAATTTGTAATGTCTACATTTCCAAATGTTCCTCGTTGGATTATTATTTCTTTTGGTATTTTGAATTTTGCAATGAACATGTCATATTCTGGAACTGCGTCGTATTTTGCAAATTCAATAAAACATGCTAGGTCTGCAATCTTGTGGTCCGTGCAAATTACCTTCATGCCATCAATATCAATTCTTCCATTCCAAAATGTTCTGCTTAATAATACCTCTTGGTACACATTCATTGCCTTTGAGTTTAGTGTCGAAACTTGACTTACTTCTGGCTTAGCTAGAAATGTTTTTGCTTCCTCTTTCCAAACAAATGAGTATTCTGCAAGATTGTATCCATAATCATTAAAATTGAAACATGGATTAGTAGTAGGATTGGAATCTGTCGTTGGAGTTATGGTTACTGGGTTAGGTTGGAATAAACCAGTTATTTTATAGGATGCATCTCCAATGTAATATATGACGCCAGTAGTTCTGGAACTAGCTATTTCTGGTTTATATTTTATTAATTCAGTTGCATTTCCAGAAAATATATGAAAATTATTACCATCTACACCAGTGTATGTAAATGACCTTCCATGCAAACTAGTAGAAAGTACATCATATCCAATAACGGCATTGGTGATGCCAGTTGGGTTTTCTCTGAAAATATATTTGTTACCTACAATATATGACATCTATTAATATTCTAATTTAACTCGTACAACAGTTTCTCTAGCAAAATGCTTTTGGAATGGTTTTGATAATTTTGCCACTGCCACCAATTCCTTATTAGTATTATATAATCCAACGGTAGTTACATATACTTTTGGATCATTAATCATTGTTGGGTGGGCTAGATCTCCATCTGAACCAGTTGTAAATGTTGGGTTATTTGAAAAATTGTATTCTGAATTCTTAAGTCTACAGAAAAAGTGCGTGCTCTTGACTACTTCGGCTGACCTAGCTTGGAATCCATATGGGTCTCCTGATCCATCAGTATATATTGCTGATCCTGACATTGACGTAAATAATTTTTGAACGTTATCTCCTTCTATTTCTCCGCCCCCGGATGAATTTTCTATTACAGTACCAAAGAATAAATTATCATCTAATTGTTCTGCGTCTAATATCATTACGCCAAGTCGCTTGTATAGCAAACCATAAACAATTGGGTTATCAGATACTAAATGGACTCCACCATTAGTTTGATAATTTTCTAACGAACCAGACACTAATTGGTGAACTTCTCCAGCAGATGTTAATTCTGGGTCATTTAGTTTTGAATCGTCTATAATAGTAATTACATTTTCAGCACCTTCTACTACTACGTTGGACCCAGTATATTCGTAATGGTTTCCAGTATATCCATTATTTGCCGATTTATCGTAATTCCAGCCAGTTAATGCTTGTAAATTTAATTGTAAATTCCCTTCGTCTACCCATTCTCTAAATCTGGATCTATTAATGTTAATAACATATATACTTTCTACAGATTTTCCGCCGATCGTAAATGTCTCTTTTTCTCCATTTAAACATAATAGCCTATATTGTCCATATATTGCTCTAGTTGGAGTATCATCTACTTGAACACCCTGATCTTCTGACCCCGAACCATATTTATTTCCAAATGCAATAGAGAATTGGGCTTCTGGAGCACAATCAGCAGCAGATCCAGTATTATGTATTTCTAAATAGTACTTTTTTTGTGAGTCTGTTTGATCTGGATTAATATGAAATTCAAGTAAATTACTTAAATCTCCAGTCCACATTGCCCGAGTTACAGTTTGTTGTTGATTCCTAGCTATTTCGTCAAAATTAAATTTATTGTATATTTTACCCGATCCAATTATTCCGCCAGGAGGAGTTGGTGGATTAAGAGGAATAATAGGATTAGCAGTAACTGGTCCATTATTAATTGGAGTCACTGGTAATGTTGGTGTTGGTGTAAATGGCTTTACATCATTTCCTGAACCTGTTGGTGTAGGTGTTGGAGTTGGAGTAGTTGGTCCTACATTAGTAACAATTTGAAATATTTGTTGCCTGTCCGTTAGAACATAAATGGCACCATTTGCATCTCTAAATGCTGGAACATTTCCTATCGATGATGGCCATACGTACTGTCCTAAATTAGATAACATAGCTTCGATACTTTTCAGATTGTCAGAAGCTATTAATTTTATAACATATCCAGCCTCTTGCAACCTTTCAATTATCGAAGAGTCAACTATAGATCTATCATTAAGAGTACCAACTCTTACTGTATTCCCACCTTTTTCATTTGAAGTCGACTTACTGTCTCCTATTCTAATTAAACTCATTAATTTCCTTATTAAGATTGCGTTAAACCTGCATTAAATGTAGTTGACTGTTGATTTACAGTTATGTTAATAACAGTTTGGCCACCTGTTTCGTTTCCTATAACTGTAATCGTTGTCGATTTAGGACCTGTCAATTGTGGTTTAGCAGTTACTTTAAATTTCATTCCGGACAATATTACTGATTGACTAGCTTCTAATAATGCACTGGTTGGAGCTGTATATGCTGTCGTTGATTGACTTGCTTCAGTTACTTCTAAAGTTGCAACATCACTATCTGCTATAATAGCAGTATAACCATAAGTGCTATTACCTTCTTGGTAATTTTGAGTATTTGGTATAATCGCTTCGCTTTGCCCGGTTTCCAAAGTTATTGTAGAATGATTTACAGTTACTATTGGAATTCTTACGGTTTTCTTTGGTAAAGTAACCAATTTAAATTTCATTGATTGGCTTTCGTCTGGAAATGCTTCTGTTATTGGCATTGCTTCTATCACAGCGCCATAATGCTGAGAGCCTAGTGGATGGTCTGGATTATATAACGTATAATCTATTTCATCATCTGCTAGAGCGAAGTGTGATATGTTGAATTGATTTTGTCCCTTAGCTAAGAGCTCTCTACCTTTCTTAGTTAATATTGCGTCGACAGTGATTTCTGTGTTATCTAAGTATCCGATGGTTTTTTTTCTCCGTTTGATTAAAGCTATTATTCTAGCTCGTATACATATAAATATATTATACGAAGTGAATTTTACTATTCTACGATTAAATTACTTGAACTATTTTCATTTGAGTTAATTAATTGATTTGGATTTACTTCAGTAAATGACACTACTGGGCCTTTATCTATTGTGTCGTTGGATGGTATATTAAAGTCTGGTCCTGTTAATTTACTTCCTCTAAATCTTTTATTATTTTCGGTAGAATTTTCATTGATTTGATATGAATGATCATCTTCCCAATAAAAATCAACGATATTTTGAGATTTATTATATAATTTTAATAATTGTTTTTCATATGTACTAATGTATTTATAAACCTCTATTGAATACAATATAATGGTGTTGCCAGTATTCTGCAAATAAATATCTACTGTCTGATCTACTGTTGGCGTAATTCGTGTGATAGCTGGTCTGGCGTAGTTTTGATAGCGATCATTTATTATATAATCAGTTGTTGTTGTAGGGTCGGCGATTGATGGTATAGTACTCAATGTCATAGTGGTTCCTAATATAGAAGAAGCATATATTATTATTTCATATTCTTGTCCTTGTTTCATTGATATTGAGTTCGCAGATAGATCTTGTCCAGTAGTCAATTCTATAGCGAACTCGTATCTAGGATGAACACGATACTCAGGATCATGTATAGGGGAAAATGAATTTATGCCCGAATCTACGACCACTTTATCAATAGAATTGAAATATTTTATACCACTTAATTCTTCCATTCTAGTATATGGACTATATACTGGAGTTTTTAACTTATAAGTAGATTTTGTTTTTACTTGATCTATTGCAATTTCTAGGTCTCCTATAAATCCTTGATATTTACTATCAAATACATCTAATGATCCAGTCCTCTGAGAGGCTAAATCTAATGATCCAATCAATGTTATATCTTGAGGTATAGTAGCGTATAATTTTAATGTATCCAGAAAAATATTTGAATTCATCTCCAAAACCGCTTTAAGATAAGATCTAATCAATTCTATTTGCTGTTTAGTTGTAAGTACTCCCTTTAATATAGAAGTCTTTACTAGGGCAAGGATATCGGGTGATACAGTTGTTTCTAAGTATAAATTTTCTGCAAATCTGTCCCATATATTTAAATCAATGTCATCTTCTAGGATTACTGCTTCAATTGAAGGCCTTTTAGTTATAACAACTTTATTTCTTTCTAATATATGCGGTTCAATTAATATCCCCGATATCAAATTTGCTCTTGCTGGAACTAACTGTTTTATTTGATCAAAGAATGTATAATCATATACGCTTAAAATTCGTATAAATGCATTTATATCATTTTTTTGAGTGTATTTACTAAAATAATCAGACCTTAACTTTTTAAATTTATAATATTCAGGTTCAAATTCTGACTCGGGGTCTGCTATATAATCGTCTAAATTAGAAACGCCCATATGATTATATATGTCTCGATTTATTTGATCTGCCAATGAAAAGACAATGGCTAGCCTATTTTCATCTGGATTTGGATTTGTCTCATCTAATATAGCCGACTTGTCCGGACTTAAGGTAAAAGATAATTCCTGATCATCTATTCGTATTTTTTGAGATTGAACAGTTCTTCCGCCTATTTTAGGAACATTTATATAATAAGTTTCATTATCATTAATATAATTCTCTGTTTGATCATCTGTAAAATTATAAAGAACCAAAGGGTTTGGTGAAATGTTTCTATCTGGTTGAGATGATTCATGTGTATCGTTGCTACCCGCAGAGTCGTGTGGCCACCTCTGTAAGTCTAGCCCTAATGGAAAATATTTCCATAAAGAATATTTTGTTAATTTAAAATCATCTACAGAATATGCAGCTGGATTTAAAACATGTTCAGTGAAAGTCTCTGAGCTATATGTTCCGAAATATTCTTTATACCCCTGAATATAACCATCGAAATCTTTAAGGGATCCGGCCCCTAGAGTAAAGTCTAAATATGGACTAACAGGTTGTCCGCCTAATTTAAATAGACTATTATTTGCAGGATCTAGGTAATATAACGCACTGGCTGTCATAGGAAAGGTGTCGGAATGTGTCAATTTGCCATATAGACAGTTCCCAGCCGAAGCTATATCTATTATCGTATCAGTTGGTTGTGACCTGTCTAATCCAGTAAATGATATTCTTACAGTCCACATATCTTTATTGAATAGGGGTATTGATTTGCTTTGGGCGCTTTGTCCAAATTGTGGTGAAAACGGGCCTATAACTTCTGTTGTTTCTAGGAGGTATAATTGCCCAAAAGTTTCTTCTTCGTTTGGATCATTATAGATATATAACATTAATGCCCCATTTCCATCTGTCCTTTCTATACCACCTAAATATACAGAATCTCCTTTTGCATAATCTTTATCAAATTGGAATCGAAATTCATATGTATCTGGATATCGATTATAACTAGTTATCCTTTCTAAGCTTATGCCTCCTAGAAATGTAGATTGACTAGCAGATCCTATATCAAATTCTAATTTATCAGACTCTCCGGCGGCAAATGTATATGCAATAGTTGTTCCAGGATTATCAGTGCTAGATTCTATAACTATGTCATTATGTTTAAATGAATATGATCCACCAGAAGAACTTAAAATTGATGCGTTAAACGTATATTCCACATTTGGTATTAAATTAACTATTTGATAGATATTTAATGAGTCATTAATCTCAACCGCTAACCATTTTCCGCCATTCGGGTGGTTGAAATTTAAAGATGGCATGTCCCCATTTAACGTATAATGTTGAAGTCCATATTCAAAAATTGGGTTTTTAAAATCTAATTTTAAATCAGTATCACATACATCTTCTGGTGCCCATCCATTATAATCACAATCAACTAAATTTAAAGTAGTTTCAACATATTGTCCAGGATCTATTTTTAATTTATAATGATATCTATCTTCTATCATAATGGGCTTGTCTGATTCAAGCCCTGGACCACCATATTCTTTAATAGAAACTAAAGTTTTTGGAATTCCATAAATGGACATTAAAGCTCTAATAGATCTAGACGTACCCTTTGTCTTTAAAAGATAAGGCAAGTTATTGACTATCCTTTTCCAAATTTGATGAGTTTGTTCTTCATGCGATTCTTGATCTGTAGATGTTCCATCTTCTAAAACTGCTTCTTTATATAACCACAAATCTGATAATATATTAGAATTTTGCAAATTCCAACCAAAAGATTTTGCAATATTAAAAAGCAATTCGTTTGGTGCTCCTCGTTCAGGATGTTCATCTTTAGAATGTATGTTAGTTAATGCCTTTATATATAACCATATATTATCAAAATGCTGTCCTATCATTTCTACAAATAAGACATATTCACTGTTACCTTCATCCATTAATATATGTTCGGGTATTGACCACCACAATGATTTTGTATTTAATTTATCATATGCAATTGCCTTATCTACTAAAGAATTATACCAAGACAATACAGACGGATCATCTATTGCTTTAAGTTGTAAAGAACCATCTTCGTCGCTAATTGTCTTTGGATATGATGTTATAGGACCTAATAATCCATGTGTAAATATAGGATTATTGTTATCGTAGTATAACCATCTTTCGAAAGGTCCGAAAGAATTTCTAATCTTATCTATAAATTCAGTTCTTTGCTCTACATCAATATTTATAAAACTTCCCGTATTTTGTTTGGCGTCTGTAATTTCTTGATTATACTTGTCTATCATTGTTACTTTTTCAAAAAAGTTAACAATTCTTTTTTCTGCCGAACTATAAAATATATAATTTTCAAAATTTGTATAATCAACATTTAAAGTAACCGATTCATCTATGTTTAATAACTTATCGATAATATTTTGACTTGTTACTTGGTCTGTTGATAATAACTCTTCCCAACTTTTATAAATTGTCGAATTATTATCAATTTGATCTGCATCTTGATTAAATCTTGGACCTCTAATTTTATTAACAGTTGATGGCAATATGTTATGAGTAATAATTAAACTATCAATATACGGATCTGCTATTTCATGTCCTATAAAAAATTTAGACTTTAAGTCGATGACGTCAGATAAGGTCTGATAAGTTTTAAAATATATTCCATTTGCATCGTATCTAAAATTAATAATATTATATATCTGATTTTCTCCGAAGTTAATTATCACGTTATTTAAGCTACTAGTATTCTGATAACTTAATAAGATTTCTAATATAGAAGCTATTGACACTGAATCTATATTAATTTGAATCTCTGTACGATCTGGAGAGATGTCTGTAACTTCAAGTATTTTATTATTAATTGATCCGATTAATGGAACAAGAGTGTTAAATACTGCTTTATATGAACCTGTTTCTATTTGGTTATCAACAAACACAGATCTAACATCGAATAATAATTCTCTGCTTTCTTCTGATATTGTAACGTTTGAATTGTAAGAACTTGCCATTATATCCCCAATAAAGGAGTATAAATGTATTTCTGAATTAATTATTGCTTCATTATTTTGCAATGACATTATATGGCAATCTTTAACAGTTATATTCATTAACGAAGATAACTCCGGATCATATAACTTCCCATATGAAGGATAATTTTTATCTAAAATTACACTTTTATTAAAATATCGATTTAAGCTCATGGTTATTCTAAATTATTTATCCGATTAGTTAATGTTATTATCTCTTCTTGTGCTGCGGTAACACTGTCGGATAATCCACTCAATGCAATAGTTTGATCATTTGTCAAATTTTCTGCTTCTGCTTCTGCTAGTTCCTTTTCAGCAATTGCGAAATCAATTGCGCCCTTTGATGCATCTTTTGCGGAATTGACAATTGTATCTGTAGAACCTGCTAATACTAATAAACTATCAAATTGCTGGCTTAATGATTTTAGTTCTAAATTAGGAGACCATTGCAAAATTAAATCGGATGATGTAGATGGGTTTATTGGAGTTGGCGATATTCCAGCAGCGTCTAGTTCTGATTTATTTTTATTACCATTATCGTATGCCAAGAGTTCATTAAAATCAACTTCCTCTATTATTTGTATAGAATCTAATGATCTCTCTCTTTCTGCCAGAAGAACTTCTACCGATTTATAGTTTGGTATCTTTAAGAGACTTCCATTGTTTATTATATAGTATTCGTATTCGGATGGATTTAATATGCCCTGACCTGTTGGTCTAAATATAGTTCCTTCTTGCAAAGAAAAAGCTTCGGTAGACACGTCTATAGATGGGGTAAAGAAATTGAATTCGTTATCAATTGTTTTATATACATCTACGTCAGAAACTATTAATTTTTCTAACTTAATTGGTAAAATTACAATTTCATTTTCAAAAGGTATTGGATAGACCTGCCTAAAATTTCTTTTTGACGTATTGGCATGTATTATTTCTGGCAATTCTTCAGTTACATATTGATATAATGGTGTCATACTATTTTGAAATTATAATTGTGATCTTTAATATACATATTTCCATCCGGCGAGATTAGTTTAAATTTAATTTTATAGAATCGGTTAGAATAAAAATTATCGGTTGTAAAGGACACATAATATCCTACATCTGATTTATTAATAGTGTTAACTGAATTATATGGCACTATTATTTTCCCCGTATGCGAATCTTCTATTTGATATTGAGTTGTTGGCAATGTTATATCGCTTAGTGAACTAGAAGTACTAACATATGACTTCTTATCAAATAATGCTCTAACATTTATATTAAAAATCACATGCTCTCCCCTTTCAAATTTTGATTTGAAATTTGAAATACTCAAATCAATTTTATAAGGGTCTAAATCAGTCGATGGGGAAAATTCTCCATCTGAAATTGGCATGCTTACAACTAATGTTGGATCCCAAATAGTATGAGTATTCTTACCAAAGAATTTAATGGCACTATTGTCATAATCTATTATTTCGAATGCATCATCGTATTTAATAATAATACCATGGTTAGGGTTTAAATTCCAATATTCTACAATTTCGGAAATGTCTATAAATAAATCGTTTTCAGTTAAATTATATTCATAAGATATTTCAATTGATTCATCATACATTGGATCAGGCCATATGTCATTGGAGTTATAACTTGACCAAGAAGCCCCTCTATTGACATATGGTGCGTCATTAGTATTACCAACACCTTCTACCCAATCAATTAACAATGGGTATATTTTAATATTAATAATTTGACTTGATGCATTTTGAAGCTCTAAAGTATGCAATAACAATTGATATAAATATGATTCATCATATGTTGTGTCTGGAAATTTCATTAATATTCTAGACGAGGTTGATGTTGGCCATGATTCCAATGGATTTATTTGAGATGGTATTATTTGCCCCGATGCATTTTTAATCAACTCTAATATAGGATCTGCGCCAGTGTTTTTATCTGGGGCATGTTGGTATATTGTGGTATCTTTTTCTAACCTATGTATTTTAAACATATTTTTACCTTTTTATAAATCGATTACACGACCTTTTATATCTGCGTCAGGAAATTTTACTTCAAATATACTAGGATCTAAACTAGGATATATTATTCCATTCCTTGTTGCACTTTTAATATCATACAAATTTCCAGAGTATCCACTATCAGAATCATATAAATTTTCAATAGCTATAGAAGACACTGTCTGTACTCCTTCTATTTGGTCTAACTCTGCATATAATTTCGACAATATAATTGATTTATTAATTTCCATATATTGCTGCGAGAATAATTCTTTTAATCTAGCAATACATTTTGTAATTACTTCATAACTATTTGAATTTGGACGAGTAATAATTTCAAAACTTATTCCAATATTAATAATAAACGCATCTCTAATATTAATTGCGTCTGTCATTAATCTATATTCCATTAAATATCTACGTAAATTTTCTTTAATAGCATCATTAGCTATTATAAACGTACCATCTTCATCATATGATAATACATGTAAATCCAATGCATATGGATTATGATTTGTATTATTAGATAATTGCTCATCTTGTTCTATATATGCCTTTGCTAATGCCCCATATTTGCTGGGCATATTATAAGCTCTTAATATATAGTCTGCTTTTGTTACTGCTCTATTTTGCGCGGCGAAATGCGATATTGCTTCTTCTCTAATTACATCTAAAGGTTTTTGATTTAATCCACCGTATGCTGGTTGTGGATTTGTTATTTTTAATCCCCTTTCGGCGTCAGTTTTTATCAAGTTTAAAATAGTTTCGTCTATACTATTATTATTGTCAACAAATTCTATATCATCTATTATTGTTATTGAATCAGATTTTACATTATCTATTAAACCATTAGCTTTTGAATATGTCACTGTTAAAGTTGTATCAGTTGGCGCTGTACCATATGTTTTAGTATTTAAAAAATTTTGTGGGTCAATTGACACGTCTTCAGATCTTTTAAAATAATCTATTCCAATACCAACATTAAATGGATTAGGCAATATTTCTTCATCTGATTCTAAATTCAATCCTGCCCCAAACTGTATTTCATATTTATCGTCATTTCTAAGTCTAATAACGTATCTTCGGTCAGTTTGTGAATAGCATAATAAATATGGTACGGTAGAATTATACTGACTTAATTCGGTATCATTGAATGAAGTATTTCTAACAGATATTGGAATTAGATCTTGACTTAGGTAATTAACTTCATACCATTTGTTTTCCTCGGAATCTATAATTTCAATAATCTCGGAAACTCCCGATTCATCTATTACTATTTTATCATATTTTTTAGGATCGGTGAATACATATTCCGAAGTACTTATTGCCCCAGAAACTGCTTTTACCGATTTAGTTAATTGAAAATATGTTATTTCCCCGTCGTTTGCAATTTCATATATTGACACTGTTATTGGAGAAGATTTAGTATTAATATTAAAATCTACAGGTTCAATTGTTCTGAATCTAATATTTTCTTGAGTACCAATTTGTGCGCCAGATTTAATATGCAATGCATAATCCATATTAGGCTCGTACTCGCCGCCAACTAACTTGGCTGGCACTAACTGCATAAAATCTATATTAACTTGAGCAGGCACGATTGTATTAGGCTTATATCCATAATTTTGAGCTAAATTATATATATTCTTTTTCTCAAAAGCCATATTAATAAAAGATTCTTGCAATTGCTTGTCATTGTAAAAAGACAGTACATCTCCGATCATTGCAGACATCTCAATGAACATCATTCCTGGGCTTGATTCGTTGAAGTCACTATACGTATCAGGAAAATAATTTTTCGCATGATTTATTAAGGCTCTTCGAAAATCACCAAAGTCTTTATTGTTATATTTTATATCAGCCATCTTATTCTACCCTTATGATTGGTCTACCATTTACTTTAAATATAGACATTGTTCTATTTGCGCCCGAATTATTTACTGTAAAGGATATTAATATCCCTACTCCGTGCCCGTCATTTAAATTTGCTTGAGTTGGAGTATTATCAATTATTAACTTATTAATTGTAATATATGGTAACCACATATCTGATTGCATTACAATTTCATCGTTAATTAAATCTTGAAATTCTCTAGTATTTTGATCAAAAACGTAATCCATTAAACCAACACCAAAAAGAGGTTGCATGAATCTTTCCCCCTTTCTAGTTAAAAGCAAATTAATAAAATTGCTTATTGCTTGTTCCTCTGTATAATCTGACATATTGAACGTTGTATTGTATTCGTCATTAGGGTCTTTGTTCATTGGCAATTTAATACCAAGTTTACTAAAACCTCTTTTATAGTCAGGTGGATATAATTTAGATTTAATCAATGTTAAGGCCTATTCTTTTTGTTCATTTTATCTAACATTGCCCCATAGTCTTTATACATTATATTAACCATTTTATTCGCGCTATCATTTTCTATTTGAGCCGATTCAACTACATGCGGAGTTTGGACATTTTTTATTGTTTCTGGAGATACTATCGATTGTAGTAAATTTAATGTTGGGGTGGTGTTACTTGATTCTTTTGTAGCCTCAACAATTGGCATTGATTCTTTATTTATTGATTCGACCAATTGCTTAATTGGTTGTAATTCTTCTCGAATAACTTCTCGAATAATATCTTTAAATTTTTCTGTTGCTGTCTTCATACTATATATAAATATTTAAATTTTAAATTTTTGTGGAAATGTAGCACTTAATAATTTGGTTACATCTCCTACATTTGTAGCTATACTCGTTGGTCCCATCATAGTAGTAAAGAATTTAGAACCAGTAGTCAATTTTTGAAGTTCAGATAAATGAGATTTTATGAAATTCATTAAATCATCTAAATCAACGTAATGTTCTTTAGATTGGAAGATTACTTGATCTGCTGTTAATATTGCTTTCTTTTTACCTATTAAAATTATATTATCTTTCTTAGCGTTTAATACAACTCGTTCAGAGTCTCCTACTATTTGGGCTCCTTGATATTTTGATATTTTACTTGCATCTTTATTCTTTTTAAATCCTGGCTTTAACTTTTCTAGTTTTTGATCTGAACATAAATATATAGATGCAGAATCTTCATTTATATTTTCTATTTGATATGTAGGAGCAGCAGGATTTGATACGTCGCTAGTATCGACATTTCTTTTTGTTGAATTAGTTGGTTTAAATACCCTAATAATGGTTAATGGGTCTCCATTAGATGATCCTTTCCAATTTGGATTTTCATTATATACTGATAGATTTTTCTTTATTGTAGAACCAAACCTAATAGATTGTCCCATTCTCCCTTCCATTAAAGTATCACCTTCAAATGGTTGTAAATTCCTGACTAATTTAATTTCTGAATTCTTGACAAAATTATATCCTATTTCACTCCTATCTGCCTTTATTGTTGGACTAGATCCATTATAATGCCTAGACCTTTTCCATAATTTTGGAAGTTGATTTAATGCCAAGTCATCGGTTGCATTATATGATGTCCAATACATAAATCCACTTGCTGTTCTATTAGCGGCAGAATTATCGTGAACGGGACCTTCTAGAATAAAAACATGTTCTCCTATAAATGGAATTCGTTTATTAAAGACTGCAGGCCTGGCGTAAAAATTTGCCACTTGTCCATCTAAGCTATTCGAATTTCCTCTAAGCAATATTGAACCAAGTGGCAATATTCTACCCTTGCTATCTTTTTGATTTGATTTAAAGGCTTTTTTAGTTTCTATGACTTCTGCGGTGAATATCATTTAAGCAGTAAGTCCCATAGATTCTTTATAATTACCTATTAGCTCATCTCTTTCCGATTCAGATAAACTAATTTTTTCTTCGGTCGAAACAGTAGCCTCAGTTCCTTTTTTAATGGTATTTATTAACTTTAATAATAATTCGTCATTTTTTATATACATTCCCAAATATTGAGAAAGCAATGGAACTAAAACCGACGCGTCGGCTGAATCTTTGATTAGTGGCGCTAAAGAATCTATTAATGATTTAATCTGGTCTTTATTACCTTTATGATTATTATATAATTCTTCTTGTAACTCTTCTACTGTTTTTTCATTGAATGCTATCATAAATCCTTTCCTTTATTATAATTATAAAGGACTAACTAATTTCCCATTTATTCTATAAGAACTAAACATTTCATAAAAATAAGCCTTTAGTTTCTTAACTACTCGTGTAATGTGTAAAGTATTATCTATATTTGCAGATTCTCTAATGTAAATATAAATCATTTTTTTATTGAATACATCTAAATCGCCTGCCGATCTGAATATTTCTACTATTGCATTTGCTACCCTTCTATCAATTTTACTTTTAAATAAAACCTCTAAATTAATATCAATCCATCTGCACCATTCTAAAATAAAATCCTTTAAAATTTCCTGATAATCATTTGTACTTACCTCAGTTTGTAGATTTCTTTTACTATCGACAACGTCTAGATCTGCTTTAGTTTTCATTCCCTTTACAACCATCTGACTTTTCTTTATGAAAAAATGCTTTGCTACGATTGTAAAATATGAGTAGGCTTTAGATCCAGTATCGGGATTGTATTTATGAAGTTGAGTATATAAGAATGAAACCGCTTCTGTCTTTAAGTCAATATAATCAGTTTCATATTTATAAAACTTCCACTTATGAATGATATTTTCGCATAATTTATTTAGAGCTGGATGTATTGTATCTGTAAATACTTTTTCTCGGTCTCTTTCAGTTTTCGCTAACTTCTTTTCTAATTCCTTATATGAATTACCTAATTTCTTAGCTTCTGTTATTTCTTCTTGAATTGGTTGCAGACATCTTAAATAGTATACGATTGCTGCTTGAACTTCTTTACCAAAATATGGCTTACGCTTTTTCTTTTTTGCTGGAGCTTTCTTCTTTGGGAGTGGTTTGAATGTCGTCGTCATTAAGTTGTATGGTTTTTAATTTTTCGGCTAAACTGTTAATTATCAATAAAATAGATTTAAATGTAAATCCAACTTCGTCGTCTGATGAGAATAAGCCCTTTCTATCTACTCTAGAAATATTCGCATATGCTCCGTTGAATAACTTTAATAAATCTTTATAAAAATTATACATGTCATCTTCAATATATATCTTAGACTCGATATATGATTTAGTTGCTTTCAATTTCAAATATAAATTAATATTAACATATATAGAAATTAATAACAATAATACTAGTATAATTACAAATAACGTCATAATATTTTAGTTGTTAAAAATGTCATCAAATTCAGATTCCTTTGTTTTGGGAGCAGCAGTTGCGAAACCAGAATTCATTAAATTGACTTCTGGGTTTTTATTTACGTCCCATTCTACTAGAGATTCTGTTGATATTTTTTGATTGGATTCCGAATGAGTTACAGTTTTATTCCATCTTTCCCATTCAAATCTAGATGCCATCATATCTGCTTGATGCAATACTATTGCAATACTTGATCTTAATTTATTAGATGCAGAAAAACTAGTTAAATATGATTTATTTCCATCGTCATACATGCCATCATGTATTTTAATAGCATGATATTCGTTCCATGACATTGCTACTCCATATTTCTGCAAAATATACAATGATAAATCTGGAACTGTTGCGTACGGAGTACTTTCATTTGATTTATATAACCGGCCCTGATTCTTCTTGTGCCAGTCAGAGTCATTTGCTATATATCCTTCTCCATTGTCAACTGGAAAACCCATTTTACCTAAATCATGATTTAACGCTGCGAATAATAATTCTTCTAAAGTAAATGTAGTTACATCAAGTCCTAACTTTTCATATAACTTATAAACGTATTTTGAATATTGAATTACTCTTAATACATGATCACAATATCCTCCAGGAAATGCATTGTGAAAATAATCAAATCCTGAAGCTGGTTGGAATACTAACCTTTCTTCATATGCTTCGTAAACTTTTCTTAAATTTGGACGAGATGGGAATGTTTCGTCTATTAGACTTAGTAATTTGTCGTAATTAGACTTTAATTGATCCGGTGTTAATTGATATGCCATTGTTATTTTTGTTAAGTAGCATTAAATATAACAAATAAATCTGAGATATCCTAATTATTTGGTAATTATTTTTTATTTAGTCTTGTATGTACGTATTTGATTAGGTTTTTGACTTTTAAACGTTTCATCTATTAAATCGTCAAGTTCATTTTTTGGCTTAATATTAGGAACCACAATTGGCAATGAAGTCGATAATTTTTTAGATTTCAAATTCCATATATTTATAGCTAATATTACTAGGGCAATTGCAAGTGGATCGAATACTAGAATTATTATGCAAATAAACCAATTAATTATTTCTTCCATTGGTTTACTAGTTAATGATTGTACATATTTTAAAGGACCTAATTCTGAACTAGATTCTGAGTTAAGTTTATTATCTATTATTTGAAATTCTAATAATTCAATTGAATCACGAGTATCATTAATATTCATTTCTACTGAGGACAATCTATTGTCAAATTTAGATAATTGAGTTTGGATTCTTTCTTGGACTTTTCCGGATGTATATGTTACTCTTTCTCCATCAGAATTAATTGTAGAATTCTGAATATTAAATCCTTTATTTAACTCTGAAATATTATTTATAATAGATTCTTTTTCTTTTATTAAATAATTATAAGTCTCTTGAAATGTTGATTTTCTAGTTTCTATTAAATCAATTTTTTTAGTTTCAATTTTATCTTTTTCATAAGTCTCTTGAAATGCAGCAGACAAAAATCCATAAATTCCAGCTGAGGTTATAACCATGAGTATAATAATTGCAGTAATTAAATAACTCTTTAGCCAACCATTTAAATCCTTCCAATAATAATGAATGACTCCTGTAATTACAACCTTAGATATTTCTAAACTAGTTGCCATAATCATGACATGTATTCTAGCCCCTGAGAATAAAGAACCCAATCCTAATACTGAATATAATGCAGCAGATATAGAAACTATAATCCCTAAAATTAATACTGATATTGATATCTTCTTATTCATTCTTTTAGTTCAGGAGCGGACCTCATGGATTTGCAAAGTCTTATTCTATTAATATTTATAAACTTGAAAAGATAGGATAATTTCCAATTATTCATACTATCCCGAATATACTGTTTGTTTTTTAATATTTATTTTTTTAAAATTTCCACTATTATTGCGAACCTATTGGATTTGCAAAGTCTTATTCTATTAATATTTATAAACTTGAATGTTGAAGTTACAGAAAATTTCTGACAAATGCAAGTATTTTATATAATTTTTTAACACCCAAGCCTAAATTTAATTTCAATTAACCGTTTAGCCTTTTCAAAAGTTGATAATAAGTGCCTAGATTCTGATTTAGTTAGTGTCCAAGACCTTCCTTGAATTTTCCAATGCATTTCTGATATTGGATTATTTCTATTGCTAAATCTATTATATTCAGCAGTCAATATATAGATTTCATCGCATAAATATTTATATGTGACTTTATAAGATTTACCTCCAATAATAATAGTTCCAGCATTTAGATTGGTACTTGAATCTTTAAATTCTTCTAGTGGATAATATCTATTAGATTCAAAATCTATAGTGTGAAATAATGGACCGAATTTTTTTGTTTTAGAAGGGTCCATTGCAAATCGTAAATTTACGCTCATGATAAGTTTTTAATAATTAGAATTTTTACTATTTCAACATCGAAAGATGCATCGATAGCATATTTTATACCTTTATTTAATTGTTCTGTATTTAAGTAACTTATTAAATCTCCAAGATTATATTGCAATTGAATATCATTGTTAGTATTCGGAATTATTATAGTATATAAATCTCCGTTTAACAATAATAATTGATTTATATGGTCTATTAGGTACTTGCTAGGGTCCGACAATCCTCCGTAGTCAACGTCTAATGCTAATATAGAAACAATATTATTATACTGATGTTTAATGTTATCCGGATTAGAACTATATTCTTTTAATTGATGCGTTGATATGTCTAAGTCCGGATATTTTTTATTTCCTATTTTGATCATTAAATCATTTTGATCAAAACCAATATATAATCTTGGCTGCATCGTTGCATAATATCCAAAATCACCTCTTCCACACCCAACATCCAATATGGTAGCTCCAACCTTAATATCAGTAATTACTGCCTCGTATATTGTCTCTTGAATTTCTGACGACGGATATCCTACAAATTGAGGATCTCTTAACATATAATTTGAAATTTCAGGCTCAATTGCAGCCTTACTTTCAGTACTTTCCGTCTGAGAATTTGGCATGATAAATTTTTGCATGTTTGCAGTTGTTTAATTTATAATAAATATCGTTATTAGTATTAATAATATAAATTTTCTAGCATAGAAATTAATTTTGGATGCGGATACACGTCACTCTTATCTTTCCTTACATTAGTATGTGAATATAATCCAGGGGCAGGATATAACATAAAACTATCTTTATATTCAAATGCATGATGTTTATCAAAGCCAATAGCCAACTCTTCTTTTATTCCACGAGTAATATCTATATTATATTTTCTCCCTAAATGTTTAATTAAACCTTCTAAGGATTTTAATTGTTTATCAGTATACGAATGCCAATATTCATAACCTCTAAATGGTTTGTCAAGTTTAGTGACATATTTAGAAGGAACTTCATTACCAGTATACGTATAATATTTTCCGTATCGTTCTGTTAACCAACCAAAGTTGCAAATTTCTATACCCACTGATTCTTTTACCATTTTACTAGTAATACCATGCCGCTTTGCTCCTCCTAAATGATAAGCCCAATTACCTTCTGGAAAAGCTTGAACTATAACGCCATCGTGTTTTGCTTCATCAGTTTCAAAATTAATTCCACCAATTACAAATTCCGTAGCTATTCGACCTCTGGCATCATCGTTCCACCATTTAATAGTATGATATGGATCGTTCCAACCAGCAGTATGATGTAAAAATATCATTGATTTAGGAGTATACTCATTAACATATTCATCTGCATCTAGGTACCTTTTCTTAATATCAATGTTATTAGTGTATAAAGTTTCAAACATATCTGAAGTATAATTCATTGATTCGTTATAATCAATTTCATTTGGATTCATTTCATATGTTCCAATTGCAGTAGTGTCTGCGGTTTCAGATATATTTAATGAGGCATGGGTTTTTAATTTTTTTATAGTATTATCATCTAATTCTCCAGTTGGTCTTAGAGATACCCTCATTTGAAAATTTTTAATTGCAGATTGTGTTGTTGAATCTAAAAAGCCTGATTCGCTAACGTGGAGGGCTCTTTGTACTGACGAAATTAACGTGCTCATATGTATTACTTTTATTTATAAGTACTTTATGGAGTTGTTAAAAGTAGTGAACCTGACCATGGAACTGTAAATGATGGGTAAAAATTAGTATATGTTCCGGAAATAGTTAAAAGATGAGCAGCAATACATCCAATTAATATATCCATAAATATATCACCGTCCGAGTTTTGCGGAATATTAGGCCCCTGAAAATTTCCCGTATTAGTTATAACCGTTACACCAGTTATTCCTATTGCAGTTTGTCCCAACCAATAGGCATATATATAAGGAGATATTTGTTTAAAGAAGTTTATAGCACTTTTGGCAGTATAATTCAACGTTTGCATAGATTGTATACCTTGAATAAGGGTTGGTAATCCAGTTGAAATGGTTGAAAATGTTCCGCCGCCAGAAAGTGAATCGAAATGCCTTAGTACTAGATTATTATAAGCGGTTGCAAATGCTTGGGCAAACTTATTTTTATCTTTATGTTGGACAAAGACTTTATTTTTTAACTCAGCCTTAAATAAGTTATAACTCATTATTTTATCCTATTCCTCTCTCTACAGATAAATTTGGATCTGCACTTATCGTCTTATCTCGAGAGTTTATATTGACTAGCGAGGCTCTTTCATTTAAAGTTACGTTATTAACCATAGAATTTCCGCCTGCCATACTATAATCGTTTAAAATAGAATTAGTTACATTTGCATTTCCATTGACATATGAACCTCCCGTCATTAACGTACTTGTCACCTTTGCATTTTCATATACCATTGAATAATTTAATATCTTTGATTTTGTAACAATGGCATTATTTTTAACAGTTGTCATATTGGCAATCCAAGAATCTGTCACTTGAGTGGCGTTATATATTTTTGCATATTCACCAACATATGAATTATCTACAACTGCATCCTGAAAAATTAAGGCTTTATTAGCCACATATGTAAAATTCTTAATTATAGCATTGTCAAAGACCTTTGCGTCATTGTCAATCCAAACTGGATTTGTGACATCTATATTTTTTAAACTTTGAACATAACCTCCAACTGCATATCTATCGATGTCTGCGGGTTCTGTTAACATTGGAATAGAAGTTTTGTTCGATTCCCCTTGAATAGGAATGTTTATTCTAAATGACTTATTAGAAATAATCCTGTATAACTTTACTTCTTTTTGAGTTAAGGGATGTTTAATTTTAATAAAATCGTGATTCAATAATTCAATATAACTCATAATTTTCTTTATTATAAATATCGAAGTTAATTGAATTTTATAAAGTTAATGCCTAATAATATGATCAGCTGCCTTTGTTGCTATAAGTTCTTCTGGTTTAGATGCCACCTCAAAATTCATACCTCTGACGTATCCAGTTCCAGCATTTAATACCATATTGGATCCAGCTGTTTTGTCTTTATTATAGTCTAGCTCAATTCGATTAATAGGAATATAATTATCTCGTAAAAATATTGCAGCGTCTACTGAATATTCAGCCTCTTTCCATAATCTAGTAAATCTGTCTTTAATTTTAGGAAACGTTCTTTTAACGTAAATTATATGGACGCCTTTTTTATTAAATTGAAATGCTATAACGGTCGCATACAAAGTTTTCTTGCGGGTATTTTGACTATCAGTGCCAACGTGAATTTTGCCATCAGGATTTTCTTTTAAAAAATCTTTGGCATATTGTACAATATTGGTAATTTTAGTCCCTTGAATATTTCGATATATTCTTCTCATAACTTTGATTTTTGTACTCCTACCAGAATTCGAATCCGGACTAAAGGCTTAGAAGGCCCATGTGCTGCCATTACACCATAGGAGCAGATTTAATAATATTACTATGTTTCTGCTAGATACCAATTGGCACCTTTTGGCAATTTCTTTAATTCTTCTTTTAGGTATGAGATGAAACCAACATCTCTTGATATTTAATATACCTGCCATGATATGCAAGTTTTCAATTGAATATGGTTTACATACCAAATGTCTTGCGTTATCACAATAAAATTTCATGTACTCAATATAGGATTCGAACCTATGACCCCCTCGGTGTAAGCGAGGTGCTCTGAACCACTGAGCTAATCGAGTATTATAATACTTGAATATTAATAGTTATAGATAAAATTTACTCTTTACGCTTTAATCTTAACGTATTAATTTGAAAGCGAGAGTGGAATCGAACCACTGTAATGAGGATTGCAATCTCATGCCTAAAGCCACTCGGCCACTCGCTCAAATTTTATCCGTCGTAATCTGTAAATATTAATTTATTTCCTATAACTTTAATATCTGATAATTTAGTATGGTAAATATCATCATCTACAGTAAAATAAACTTTGTTATTTTCCACGTAATCAACTTCGGAATGAAATTGTTGACTACCACTTGTAACAGTGAATAATGCACCTGGTTTTAATTTTTTTAGAAGCGCATCGTTAGATGATTCATTTAAAGCTTCGTTCCATATTTTCTTGTTCATATTAGATTTCCTTTTTAATATATATCTTTTCTTTTCAATAAACGTTTTATATACTTTGAATGTTCTAAATTCCTCCAATTGACTAATCCAACGGTAAAGTGTGGTTTGAAATATGGTTCTCTAGATAATCCAAGTTCTGACCTAATATCATACAGAATTTCTGGATATTTATCTATAGTAAGCCACCAATGTTCATTATCACTCTTTAATATGCTGCTAATATCAACACTAACCTTCTTATTTTTATATTTAAGCGACGTTTCTTTCCACTTAATGTCATTAGTGTATCTATCATTAATAAACGTTGTATGGGCTTTTCTTAAAGGTTGTTGAGTTATTAATTTGAATCGTTTATAAAGATACCAACGCCACATAGCATCTAGCTCAGTATTAGAAAACAATACCATAGCAGTTTTTTTCCAAGTTCCTTGTCTAGAATGTTTTTTAGTAACATTCTTTGGATCGAATATTATTTTGCCAGTTAATAACATAATGCAAATATAATAAATACAAATGACAATTACAAAAATAAATAACTTTATAAAGCAGAAGATAAGGGATTCGAACCCTTAGACCCATTTTTCAATAGATCGCTTGTTTAGCAAACAAGTGCCGCGCACCATCTCGACCGATCTTCTATATAGTTATATCTTTATCAATTCTGCCTTGTAAATCTTTTTCTAATTCTAAAATAGATTGCAATGCATGTGATTCCTTCATATACCTAACGAAGAAATGTGTTACAATAAATAAAATCCCAAGTATTAGCACTCTGATTTTATATGCCTGCACAAATAAAGCTAAAATGCCGTAACCATAACCAGCAATTGCACATAAGATGAACACGAAATTAAAATATAATAAATATTTCTTTGTAGGACTGTTATTATATTTTTTAGCAGTCTGATAGGTATGCCATGAAACTCTAGTATATTGAATAATCACACCAATTAATAATATGACCATTATAGCTATAAGAGAAAAATCTTCATTTGCACAATGGAAAAGTGTTTGGTAAGGTTCTCCATTAGAATCAGTATATAACCATTTAATTAAATTCATTAAAAATCTTTTTTAATATATAGCTTCTATACTTTAAAAGTACTCCCGGCGAGACTCGAACTCGCACCCCCAATTACGGAGAACAGGGCTTAAACCTGTCGTGTCTGCATTCCACCACGGAAGTATTATTTCCATTTAGTTTTTCTAAATCTCTTCCAACTTCTAATTATCTCTTTAGCAGAATAATTGCATCCAGAATGTGGTCCACATAAAAGGCAACCACGCCTTTCGGATTTTCTTTTAAGCAACTTATAATTTCTAGAGTTAGTTGTTTTAAATGTCTCTTTCATAATACTTTATTTTTAAGTTAATAAACCTAATATAAAGTACCTGTTTTCATTTTTATAAATTTTATTTTTTAAAAAAGAACCGAATGTAAGATTCGAACTTACACCAAAGGTTTCGAAGACCCTTACGCTGCCATTACGCCAATTCGGTATCTATATTTGGACTAACTTCAACTCCAGCAGTAACTTGAGTAAATGAAACATTCTTTGTCCACCTTTCCCATTCATCATATGTAATTAAAATTTTAACCAAATCTGTATCTTTTTTATCCAAAGGTAAAACAGTCCAAAATACATCTGGAGATTTAAGGTTAACTACATTTTCAACTTGGTCTTGGGCAATATATACTCTAATTAAAGACTTTTTAAATTCCTTTTTAGTACCGCAGGTAGGGTTCGAACCTACAAATTTCAGGGTCTAAGCCTGTTGCCTATTCCAATTCGGCTACTGTGGCAAATAAGAAGTCCCATGCAGAATCGAACTGCAACCTTCGGGATCAAAACCCGACGTACTAGCCGTTGTACCATGAGACAATGATGAGTGGCTGTTCCCACCGCGTAACTAGAAAGTCGTGCCGCCACTCATAGGCTTTATCTTTTAAGTTGATTTATTAGGACTCGAACCCAAACCCTGAGAGCCAACATCTCAGATGCTACCATTACACCATAAATCAATTTGTTTTAGTGAAAGTTACATTTATTATTGTCATTTGATTACTAGCATTTGAAACTAAATGCGGAATATCAACTGGATATACTACAGATTCACCGATAGTATATATGACATTATTAATATCATCGTACAGTTCACCTTGAATAATTGTTATCTTTTCGTCGCAATCAGGATGAACATGTTTACCAAATTTCGTATGTGGATAAAGTATGGTAATAAAGTTAATAATATTTGGATCTGTCGTTGGAGTTTTCCAGCCAACTATTCCAGTATGAAAGGACATTATATTATTATCGCTAACACCTAACAGATCTGAAAACTTTACCACGCTGATATCGTCAATATGAAATTCATTATTACTGAATTCATTAATTAATGCTTCTGCTTTTTCTTGTGCTTTTACTAATCTATTTTTCAATCTATCCATTGATCTCTTTATTTAACAATAAATATACGATTGAATTAATAAAAGGGTGCTAAACGGGAATTGAACCCGCAAATTAATTTCTTAATACCCGAGTCACAATCGGGCACGACTAACCAATATTCGTATCTAGCACCATGTAAACGCTGTTTCATCTTCTGCTTTAATAATCTCGTCCCGAAGTTTCTGTCTCAAATTGTCCTTGCTCTTTACCAGCGTGATTAGAACAATACAACTTTTTAGTTTTAGTATCTACAAAAATTACATGCTTCCAAGAATTGTATAACGAATGCACTGATAAGGCAGTTCCTTTTCTCAATGTTTGAGTCTTGCCAAACACATCAATTGCCTTAAAATCATTATCAACGTAATACATAGATTCACTTCTACCGTAAAATAATTTGTCAGCTTCTGATTGAGTTTTCACTGGCAATACATTTTTGGTATTATCATTTGGATACCTACTTTCTTTTAATTCATTAATTGCTTCATTCCAAATTTTCTTATTCATATTCCCAATCCTAATTATTTGCGATCATGGAGAATTACGATATCCCGACCCGCGATTTAACAAACCGCCGCTCTGCCTCTGAGCTACATGATCTTTTGAATTATTTTTTAAAATGATATTTTATTTTGTTTAACTAAGTTTGAAATAGTACCATTGACGTGTATACTATTATCATTACTAGAAGCAGTAATATAATTGGTTTTTTTATCAAGTTTAGTAATTTTTCCTGACACATAAATGCCTCCATGTTTATGAATTTTAACCAATTGTCCAACTTTTAAATTCTGTTCGGTTAACCTTTCCTGAATTACTTCGTTCCAAATTCTATTGTTCATTTTAATTTCCGTTTCTTTTAAATTTCAATTATATTAATGTTAACGAGGTTGACCCTTACTGTTAAAAAACACATTCATATAATATAATCTATCATCTAATATTCACGACTTGTGGTAGTCGCAACCATAAAGAATATTAAATTGTCTTTAAATATTTTTGGTGGTACCTCGGGACTCGAACCCTGACCTTTCGGGCTTCAACCGAACGCTCTGCCAATTAAGCTAAGGCACCATTTAATATGTCCATTTGTTATTTGTACGATATGATTTCTTTAAAGCATCTAATACTAATTGTATTTCATATAAGCATTCATTTCTTCCACCACCAACTAATGTAAGGTTGTAAATTCACTCTGTATCGCTTCTTAAAAATCATCTGAAACTTTTGATTTAATTAAATCTCCCTCGCCCATTTGCCTAGAATCATTAATATCCAATTCATAGTTATTTGCTTTTTAGTGGTACCGATCGGTAACGATCCGATTACTTCCTGTTCTTCAAGCAGGCACTCTACCATTTGAGCTACGGTACCATTTTGCACTTTCAATAGGACTCGAACCCATACCTGCGGGTTTGGAAGCCGCGGTGCTGCCAATTACACCATGAAAGCATTTTAAAAGTACGAAAAACAACGTCGTACCCCCGGTTGGACTCGAACCAACTACCCCACCGTTAAAAGCGGCGTGCTCCATCCCGTCAAGCTGCGGAGGCGTTTTATTTTAGCGGTCATAACGGGACTCGAACCCGCATACAATTTTTCAACTGATGCCACCGTGACAGGGTGGTCGCTTTCCATTCGCTTCATGACCTAAATTAAAAGTACTACTGGAGGGATTTGAACCCACATTTTCAACCCAGTTACCTTACTCCTGTGTATCAGACAGGGTGGATACAGTAGTATGTTAATATATAGCGGAAGAAGAGGGATTCCAACCCCCACTACAAGACTAGTTGTAGGCTACGGTTTTCAAGACCGACACAATAGCGTTCTGTCATTCTTCCAAAAATTAAGTGACTCTTCCTTTAGTTCATCTCTAGAATTTTTAAATTCTAATATTTCACGAGTGTGATTTTCGTTGCCATACTTATTAAGTGAATATCTAAGTCTTCTACCTGAACCTAAATAACCATCGTCTAAATTATTAGTAGAATGCATTCCAATATAATACTTTCCATTTAAATTGTTCGTCGTTTTATATATGAAGTGATATTTCTTTGCTTTTCTTGCCATATTAATAATATATAGTTTGAAAAGTACATAAAACAACGAAAGAAATAAAGGAATCGAACATTTCCAATTGTCGGGGTGATTGGAATCGAACCAACTAACCCATGGCTCCAGACCACGTGCGCTTAAAACCTTAGTCACACCCCGATTTTTGGCAACATGTCGGGATCGAACCGACTCTATTCCTGGTTGGAAGCCAGGTGCACCACCATTTATGCGTATGTTGCAAAATACCCGCCTTGTCAAAGAGCTTTCATGTATGAATTATAATACATTAAATATTTTATTAAGCCGAAACTTGAAAATAATGTATTATAATTCATGCATTTTTGTGGAGCCACCGATGAACGATATCGGATCTGCTGGGTGCAAGCCAACTATTTTAGCCAATTAAACTATGGCCCCGTAAGTAAAATATTTAGGAAACTACTAATAACCAGTATTAATCTAAATATTTTACTAAATAGTGGAAATAGATGGAATTGAACCAACTCAGCCGTTAGGCAGATGTTTTACAGACACCTCCGGCTCTCCAACTCCGGCGTATTTCCATTTTTCAAAATTTAGCTTATCTTTTTAAACTAAAAAAGCCCCTTAAAAATTAAATTAAGAGGCTTTAAATAAATTCTTTTAAAATTTACATTAAACCTCTATTTGATCCGACGCTTTATAACCAAAGATTACAGGAGACCAACTTAACGGTTGCAGATTACGCCCATGTCTTTGATTGTTATGTAAATTTTTCATATTGTTTTGTTTAAATCTAAGTACAAACTAATAATATATAGTATTAGTTATTTAATTTATACAAATATAAGTAAAGTTTTTCACTTGTGCAAATATTTTGATAAATTTATTTTAAAATATTTATCCAATTCATTTTATTATTTTATTAATATACCAATATTTTATTTTATTTTTCAATTGTTCAAGTTGCGATGCTGTTTTACGCATAACGTCAGACGCTTTCTTGATAATCTTGGAATTATCGTTTTCGCTGCCTTCATCCGCCTCTAACAACTTTTCCATTGCAATTCTTACGTCTTCGTAACGTTTTGACAATGAATATGTAATTTTAGAATCTGTTGATTCTTTTAATTTGACTTTTGCTTCTTTCCAAATTTGCTTATTCATTATTCTGATTTAGTTTTTATTTGAGATTCTACATATTGAGTATATTTTGCTTTAATCCAATCCCAATTTCTTGTCATGAATACACCAAGTGCAAACGTTGAAATAAAAGACTTGCCTAGTATAAATGCTACAACGAATATTGCACCCCATGTAAAAGCCGCTAGTCCAGTACTAGTAAAAATTGATTTGATTTTGTTAAACCATTCCATAATATTAATTTCCTTTTTTGATTTTTTGATACCGCCTATTATTGTTTATAATATATAATCCCATCAATGCAATTATTTTCATTTGAATTCCAATAATAAAAAGTAAATCCATAGTTACTATTAAATAGTCAATAAATTAATTAAACCGATATAAAGTCAGCGGATTTAATTGCATCCTCTAACCATTCTTCTTTATCTGATATATCTTCATTAGTACCAAAATATATCATAATATCTTTTAAATGATCCCAATCTAAAGATTTTAAAATCGCCATTGCCATCTCTTTGTCTTTCATTACTATGTCAATTTCGTCATACCAATCAGATGATCCTATTTCTATTTCATTTCTAGAACATATTAATTCTGCTCTAATTTCTGCTAAAGACCTTAATGGTATATGGTATATCGTTCCGTCATTTGGAAATTCAATCTGTATTGTATTTGTATTTATCGTCATAATGTCATCTCTATTTATTATAATTAACAACAGTGACGTCAATTAAGTGGAATTCTTCTGAAATAATTTGCTTGAGTATTTCTTTGTCTCCGCCTGCTAGTCCACATCCTATCCATGGCATAATTAATTTTGTATTAGGATGTAATTTTTCAATTTTCCTAAAGCAAAGTCTAATAGCCTCATAATCTACTGGTATATTATATGGGTAAGTAGATAATGTATTATCGTTAACTTTCTTCCTAGGAAATAATTGCGTATAACAGTTATAGACCTTTATTGTCGGATTATCTAATGTAAATGGTAAGTTTGTAAGCGAATGATTCCAAATCCCGTTAGATCGCATGAAATGCCTTCCATCGATAGTACCTAATTTATTTATATCTGACTTTCGTTCGAAGGGAAATTGGTTAGTTTGAAATAATTTGACAAATTGAAGAGCAATTCCCTTCTTTTGTTTACAAACACAATTACACCCCTGAATAATAATGTCATATTCATGGATTAAAATTTCATTAAATATATCTCCTTCAATGATTTTCATTTTTTAATTGTATTTCATTACTTTCAATTGATCTTCGCTTGGACTCCAATTCCCTAATAAATAATCTATAAGCCAATCATGTAAATTGTCGTAAGGTGGCATATTAACATTCATGCCAATAAAATTATTAGTTCTAAACGATATTCCTAAATGCCGAAAATTAACAGACCATATTTCATTTGTTCTGGAGTCATAACTTGAATCTGTATATTTTATACTATAACCATGGGCAAGAACAGATTCGTTAATATTAGGGTATTGTAATTTTAATGATCTTTGTGCATTCTCTCCTCTCCAGGCTGCAAATTTGTGAATCCTTTTAACCATTAATAATATGTTAGAATGTTGGAGTGAACTTAGTCCCTTAATAGTTTTATTTTCATTTCGCATTTAAAAAATTGATTATCCGATAGGCATAATTCCTTCCCAAGCCAAATTGCCAATCAGTGTTAAAAAAATTATTCCTTTGACTAAAAAGCATATCAGAATCGTCATCTATAATTACATATGATCTGAATTTATGAGGTTCATAATTATTGTCTTTTAACCATTTATATATTTCAAGGCCTCTTGGTGTTTTAACGTTGGGAACGTAAATAGATTCGGTTTTTCCTATTACTTCTCCGGTAATGTTAACTCGCTTAAATAAATCTATTAATTCAGATATACTTCTAGTCTTTCTCCATGATGAACTTATAACAATTTTAGCCTCAGTCTTATCGGTAATTTTATTTAAATTAGTAACTAATTCTGGGTCGAATTGTGCTTCTTCATATTCTTCAACTGATTCCGATCTCATTCTTTCGACTTTATTGGACTTGTATTTAACACTCCATCTATGTCTAGAAATATTAACTTGTTATTCTCCATATATAGATTTTTGAATTAAATCGAAAAACCCAATCCTAGCCTCAGAACCTATTCTAGATTTAACATCTTCCCAATCTAAAGATAATTCACTTAATAAACCAGATTCTTCATCAAATACATCTTTTTGTACCCATTGTATTACATCTCTAGTCTTTTCTTTACCAGGAACTACATTCTCAAATAATTGATGAATAGCTTGATCTACTCGATTGATAATGTCTATAGAAGAAACGAACTGATTAATATTAGCCAACTTTACGGGACCTAGTTTGACATCTTTTTTAGGTCCTTTATTTTTAGATACCTTTTTATGCTTTTCTCCTTTGGTTTTAAAGCTAATTCGATTTCTTTCTCCTTTATAGTTGGTTATAAAACAATTCCAAACAATTCCTTCTCCCAAACCAATAATGCCAAAATGTTCGGCGACGGGGCATTTATCTTCAACCTTTGCAATTATCTTATTAAAATACTCCCTAGCCTCAATTGGATTGTTGAGATCACATTTAAATTTAAAAGTTTTAAATTGGTAAATATTCCATATTCTTTCATTATCAATTGAAATATATTTCCAGACTTCAGGATCTATCCAATATGCAGCCCCTTCTTCCGGGGTTACTTTTATTCCAAATATAAAAAACATTTTATGGGGCAATTGAGATATTGCCACTTTTTTCTGTACGCCATTTCCACACCATTCTCCATATATTGAATATGTTGCGTTTGCATCAAACATTTCATTGGATTCAACAGCCACTTCAAATAAAAACCGAGTCATTGCCTGCTTAGATTCGGGAATATTCATAAATGCATGAAATCCAAAATGACCTGTTATTGTACCCTCTTTTGAAGCAGTTGTTCTCTTCTGTGTCCAATATTCATCGCCTTTAAAGCAAACTGCCGCATGTGTACCATGAAGCTTGACAGTACCTTCTACGTCTAAAGTAGGTAATGGTGTCAATTCAAATATTGGGTTATTATCTTTATCTAAGCCCTTAAACTCTTTTTTCTGTTTAAAGTCCTTATAAAAATTATCAAATGATTTAATTTTTGGAAATGCTATAAATTTCATATGAAGTTGTTTTTTTATAATTTAATTAATTCATTTAATTTTCCCCACATATATGTTTCAAATGGATGTGGATTTTTAACAGTTAAATTATTCTTAAAACCTAAAAATTCCTTTTTGTATTTATTAAACATGGAACCTCCTTCCATACGAGAGTGGGCCATATTTGCATATCTGTCTATTAATTTTGCAATTCGACTTAATGTGTTAGATTTAATTCTTTCATAATTTTTCCTTTCATCTCTATTCTTGCCAGGATCATCTGAAATACAAAATACGCCATCGGCTACAATTTCTCCAAAAAATTTCCTAATGTCATTATAAGACATTCTACCATCTTCCAATGCATCATGTAAAATTATTACACATCTTAGTTCTTCTAGTCCCGCTCGTTCTTTTGGAAAAATATACTCAATTGTTTGTATTTCATCGAAAAAATAATCAACCATTTGTTCATATATTGCGTCGCAATCTTTCAGATGTTTGATATACGTAAATGGGCCATAATACTGACCAACATGTTGTTTCTCAGCCATTAGCCAAGCCATTTCTACTTTATTTGTCAATTTTAGCATCTTTAAGTTTTTTTAGACGTTTAACTTCAGCAGCAGATCTGAATAATAATTCGTTTAAATATTCTGCTTGATATCTACAATCATCAATAGCTATATGTTTAGTTCCTTTGAATTCAACTGTTGGCTCACCTTTTAATTGTTTCAATGTTCTAATGTCGCTAGCTAAACGATAATGATATGGCATTTTATAACCAAGCTGATGAGTAATATTTCTTAAAATTGGGTCGTCAAATGATCCATGCTGCCATATGGCACGTATTTTATAATCTTTCCTAAGTTCAGTTAGCCACAATTCAAATTCAGTAATTACATCTGCTAAATTCTTACTGTTTTTTTGATTAAATGCATCATCTCTGGCTTCTTGAGCGCATTCTTTTGATAACCACCATAATATTGTTGAATATGTTGGTTTAAAATCATAACGTTGTAAATCTTTTACATTAATGTTCAGCGTAAAATCGTCTACAATTTGGAATTCTTTTTTTGCCAACCATGCAACCGCAGCAATTTGAACTGGAGGAGCTTGAGTGGTATTTCCTAAAGTCTCGAAATCAAATGTTACGTAAATATCTTTTTTCTTTTTCATATTTAACTTGTTTGTGCATCATGATGATCTGACATTAACAACCTTTCTTTTCTAAGCAACATCATCTTTTTTATTTCATCAACATGAAACATTGAATATTCACCAAATAATCTAAATTTATTATCGACACCCACATCAGTAGTTCGGTGTAAATTATAAAATTTGTTAACAGGATGCAATCCCCCTTCGTTAATATTTTCTAAACCATTATGACTGTGTCCATGTAATTGAATGGCGCCATGATGACTTTTGTTCCAGATCCTTTCTGCATAATGAGATAACGTAGAACGAATTCCGCCAATTCTAAAAAACTGTTTTAAGGTAACTTCGGTAAATAAATCTTGCAAATAAATAGCATTTGGAAATCTAACATGTACATCTTCAATTAAGTCCAATGGAATTGGTCTATTTTTCATGATTAGTTCGTCATGATTTCCTAGGCTTAATATAATATTATTACAATTGATTCTTAATCTGGACTTTATGATATTTTCTATTCCGCCAAACGACCAGTCTCCGCCATGGCGTATTAAATCATTTTGTTTGGCTTGAGAATTAATATTTGCTATTAATTCGTCGGTCATAATATACTGATTTAAATAATCCCGGCCGCGAAATGATTTTCCGAGATCCCTTCGATCCTTTGGGTCATGTTCATGGCCTCCGGGCCATCTAGATGATCCTTTGCAAATATTTTTATGATAAAAATGTGTATCGCTTGTTACCCAAGTATTCATTGCTTTAATTTTAATTAAAACAAATATATAACTAAATTATCACAATATCAAATATTACACACTTAATTTCTGAATAGATTTATGATTTTTTAATGCGTCGTCAATATATTGTGGTTCAATCTCAATAGATTTATTTCTTAACGACTCGACATATTCAGCGCCTTTTAATGTACATAAATTATATAATGTTCCAGCTGGAATTAAATATATGTGATTATGTTCGAACTCTTGTTGACTGGTTATATTCATTAAATCCCCACGTAATACGGTAATATATGTATCATAATCATTCATAGTTAATAAGTTACTAGAATATTTCGATTCAATGGAAATTCTATGATATATAAGTTCTTCTTCTGATGGAAGATACATCCTTGTAACCGTTTTATTTCCTATTTTAAATGATGAATTATAAGGTTGTAAATTAAAATCTCTAAATTTATTAACAATTACTTTGTCCCTAGAATTGGGATCAAGGTTATACATAGCTATTTCTGAGTCTGCCCAAGTTGCATATGTTTTAAAAAAATTGTGTTTAAGGTCTTTTAGTAATTGATCATTTAGTGTCATTAGATGTGTCTTTAGATAACTGTGAATTAATAGTGCCTTCCAACGAATTAATTCGAACTTGTAATTCAGAATTCCTTGTCGTTAATATTAAATTCTTCTTATTAGATTCTTCTAATTTAATTGACAAATCTCCAAATTTTTGAGAAAACTCTTTACGTTGAGATATTAGCTTTTCGCTAAGCTCTTCGAATGATTTATTTAACCTTTCAATAGTTTCTATGGAACTATGGCTAATACGTTTAACCGTATCATGTTCTGTTCCTGTTACAACTACTTCTTCTTTTCTTTTTCTAAGTTTGTTAAAGGCAAATGTGGACATTCCTGTTACAATAGTAGTCACTAACGTTGTTACCAACGGGTAATTTTTCATTAACCATATTAGACTTTCCATCATTGAGAATTATTCCATTATCATGTTTATGTATATACATAGCTACGTCGTCTAGAAACCAAATTTAAAATGACCCATAATAAACCTGGAAACAATCCAGTCCCATATTCCTCCAATGATCAATCATCATGTCACGGTCATCAAGAACAAAGCCTACTCTATATTGGTCTTTAATATGCCTATCAAACATTTCCTGTTTTACAATTGTATCTTTCCTAGTGTCTCCAGGTTTCCTCATTGAAAGTAAGTGGTAATCAATGTGATTGTCACCGAGCCATTTCTTTGTAGCTTCCAAGCCCCCATTATCAGAGTTTCTTCCAGAAAATAAAAATATTTTATGATCTTGTAATTCACTATAGGCAGCTAAGACACTTGCTACAGATTCATTGACTTTATCAGTTCCACAAGCTGCTCCATCGTATGGACTTCTTCCATCCATTAAAGATAATGTACCATCTAAGTCACATATTATGCACCATGGTAAATCCGACTTTCCTGTATTATACCTATTGTTTTTAATTGTTCGTGGATCAATATTATTATTTGGTTGGTTGTAAATCTTAGGATTCTCTGGCCACCATGATAATGAATTAAACCCCATGTATCTTCCAGACTTATATCCATTTTGTCTAAGTCCGTTTGGTAAATTTTTATACTCTGCAAATTGTTTTTCTATAAGTTCTTTGCCAACTGATCTGGTTCTTTGTTGATCTCTCTGTATACAAGTCTTCTTATCCGTGTCGAATAATAATACTTTTATTGGAAGGTTATATACTTTCCATTTATTAATATGTGATGCCCTTAGATTAGTGTTGTCGACAATTACAGATTCGCCTGAATTTATAGCAGTAGACATAATCTTATCAAATATAACAGTAATCTCCTTCTCAGTTTGATATATGTTGCCAGTATAATATTTATGAACCGTTTCTTCTGTGTAACCAAAATACATACATCTAAGAGAATCCCTTGAAATAATTCTTGCAGTTGGTAATTTTGATATGTAAGTAGATTTACCAGAACCGCTTGGTCCGGACAAAACTATTATTTCTTGTTGTTTCATAATATATTTATTCTTTCTGGTTTAATATTTTTTATTGCAAGTTGCCTAATATCTTCTGGGACTTGAGCTCCTGCCCCTTTAAAGTCTCTTAGTTTATATAATACGCCTGCGCTGATATTTGCTTTTCCTGATAATAAAGAGTTAACTCTTAATGCATATTGTTTATTAAAATCAGACGCATTGGAATCTAAATTCCAAATAATTTCATCTCGATGTCTAATATGCTTCATTATAAAGTCTTTATATGACTTCTTTAAGATGTTTAGATAATCTGTTATTTTATTATAGCATTCATCTGGAACCGCTTCTAGAAAATCATTAATAGTGTTGTCTTTATAACATTCCCAAATTTTACAAGAATTAATATCAGATAATAGCCAATGCAATTTGATATAATTTTCAAATTTAATTTTAACACGTTTACCATCTGGCCAGCAAATTACATACCCTTCTTCATTTTGAATGTCTTTCGATTTTAAGTCTAAAAGAAATTCATTTAGGTCTTTGAATTCCTTGTCAACGAGCAATGGCAATGGCTTAACTACATGTTCAAATGAATCTGTTAACTTAGTTGATTTTAAGGCTATATCCCTACCTGTTTGATTATTGGTAATGCCAAGTAGTACTGCCTTAGATTCTCCTTTGTAATCTAATACTATCCGATTTTCCTTGAAAATTAATTCAAATAAATAAGTATAATTTGGAGTTCTAGGAATTTTATTAAAATTGAAATTATCATTTGCATATTCTTTAAACCAAATAGCTTGTTCTGATCTAAACGATCCTCTAGATGCAAATACCCATTCGTTGTTATACATGAACATAATTCCTAGGCTACCATCTTCTTTGGTGTAAATGTCTAATTCATTGTGATGGACTTTCCAATTAATTGGTTGTACTTTCTGAATTAATGGATCAGTATATTCTTCCCAATTAAAAAATTTAGGAAATGATTTAGCAATAATATTACCACTGTCGTCTGTTACTAAACCTCTACAATTAATTGTAATGTCATCCCAAGATTTATCGTATGCAGTTAACCTACTATAATTCCATATAGTTAATGGTAAAGAATCGTGTCGGCTTGAAATTAATTTCTTATCGATTTCATATTGACGTAATAAATTTATATCTAGTTTCATATTTTAATCAATTTTTAAAATATTTGATTGTTTATTGAATTCTGCCACCACTCGTTAAATGGAATTATTTCGTAAGTAAATTCATCACTGCCAGCTGGTAAGGTTAATCCCTTATAAGTTATTTCCCATTGACCATCTTCCATATTTTCAATAATTAATTCTAAGAAATACGCCCACTCGTCAATATCGTTGGTTTCAATTGGTTGAGAATGATAATCATGATAAGTACATCCATCTCCGTCTCCCCAAAATAAAATATATTTTTTCATTTCTTTTTATCTGTTAACGTAATCCACAATCCAGTTTCATCAAAAATATAAGACATTAATGAAAATCCAAAATCATTTTCCATCATAAACAACCATTTCATCGTTAATTTTGAATCAAATGCAAAACATTTATTAATTTCATCTCGAATTCGATCTTTTGAAACAACTTCAATTCCAGTCAATCCAATCATTCGAATTGCATCTATCATTTCGCTGTCCATTGTAAATCCCTTTGTAATACAAAATCGAATAGCGCGAATAATACGCAATGGATCATCAGTAAAAGACTTTTTTGTTTCTCCCGGTGTTCGCAACAATTTTGAATTCAAATTATCCAATCCACCAAACATGTCAATTATTTTTCCATCTTCTCCTTTAGTCAAAGCATTAACAGTAAAATCTCGACGAAACAAATCGTCTTCCAAAGTTCCAATTTCTGTAATGGGAATTCGAGTTCCATCAATATATCCAATTTCTTTTCGAGCGATAACGAAATCTGCGTCTCCACTATATGCATGATCGTCTGGAAATTTAGCTTTAACAGTCAAGCGATCTGGATATTTAATTCGTATTTTAAATCCATCTATTTCCAATGCTGATACAAATGCATCAAATGCTTCTTTTTCTGGCAAGTTATTTTCTGGCAAAGTAACTGCATAATCTACGTCATTACTTTTCAATCCCAACAATTCATCTCGAATCTTGCCACCTACTTCATACAAATTATATTTAATCTTTTTCATATCTAACTTTTTAATTACAATGTAAATATAATGGAAATTAATGAAAGTATCAAGTTTTAGCTATGCTAATTTAAAATTCGAAAGCCATTTTCTTAGTTTGGCATTGTTCATTCCACCTAAAGATTCAATCCATTTAGGAGTAACTTCTTGAACAAATATATGATCATCCTCAGAATTTTTAAACCAGTCATTAAAATCATAATTTTGTCTCTTCTGCAATCCTTTGTCTATATTCCATATGTTAACCTTTACCCATACTACAAATATAATGGAAATTAATGAAAGATCAAAAAAAAACTCACGTATTTCTACATGAGTTTAAAAATGGTAAGTGTGTCGTTACTTACCCAAACGTGCTATGCCGCCAGTCTAACTGATTGGTTAGCAAAAATTGAAAAGTTGTCAGTTATTTTAGACATTAACAATTCCTCTACATAAGTTACATCATCACCTGTCGATTCTAGTTTACCCCCAGTATCGATTGCCAATTTTAATAATCTGATCAGTATTATTATATACTAGATCAACAATTTGTTGGCAATTTATAAATTTGTCTTCATCAATCCTTATTAAACGATAATTATTTTCTATGCACCATTCTTCCAGGCAACGATCTTTAAATTGCTTAGATTTTAATTGCATGTGAATATCTTTGAAATGCCATATACCATCGTATTCAAAACAAATTTTTAATTTATTAGAATACATATCTCTGGATAACCTCGTACCTTTATAATTTAAAAGTCCTCCTGATGTCCAATTGTCGTTTGGAAAATTGTCCTTGAAATAACGAATGATTTTTCTTTCATTTTTACTAGTAAAATATTTCTTTGGAAAAATTCCGTGCTGCTTTTTCAATTGATCTCCAAACGAATTCTGTGGGTCTGCATAATATTTCTTTAAAATATTTTTATGCTTATCCGTTGGAATTCTTGTATTTGCGCATGATCTAGAACAAAAATATTTCTTTTTCTTTTTGTTTGGTCTGTAAGATATTGAAACTATACTTGAACAACCTTTTGGGTTATTGCAATGTACTTCTTCATGAAGATGCTTTCCCAATTCTCTATCATATCTTTCATATGCTCTTTTACTAATTAGTTGATTAGAATTCGAATTGTCTTTGTGCCGCCACCTTACATGATTTGCTTTTAATTGAAAAGTTTCAAAGGTACTTTCACACCTATCACATTTATACATACTTATAAATAGTATGGAGTTACCAATAATCGCAGTTAATAAACATTAATGTCAAACAACTTTTGTGGAGGTAGGCGGCTCTGCCCCGCCGTCCAGCGTAATTTCAATCGTATGTGTCAACGAAATTATATTTCTTTAAAAGGCTTCTTTTTAAGCCTAAGTTTCTTTTAACTAAGTATAAGTAGTCAATTATATCATTTAAGCGCATTACAGTTGATTTAAATGGACTCATTCCTTAATTTTTTTATAGCAATTTCAAGCTGGTTAATATTTCCTTTGACAAAGTCATTAGGTCTATTCCTATGAATCCATTTCAGTTTTCGATTATGTTTCTCTAAATGCGATATTGCATAATCTAAAGATTCTTTTTTGGGCTTGCCGTAAAACAGAAGCATGAAAAGAATGAACAAGAAAAATAATAACAAACCGAATGCAAATATAAATTGAATAGTCATTTTAAAATTAATTTTGAAGGAATGGGAAATTTTCCAACTTCCCCATTCTTTATTTTTTTAGAAGTTATAGCCAACTCCAACTCTAATATCGTTTTCAGTATCTACTCCAACTGATAAATGAACATCTCCTATTACTTTATATTGGACGTCAATACCATATGATGGATCTTCAAATTCTCCATTATATTTAGTAAATGTACCAAGGGCAGTAATTATAAATCTACTCGATACTTGTTGGCCCAGACCTACCCTAAATGCAATATCAGCATCGTCATTAAATATATATGATGCTGCTACTAAAGATCTGCCAATAAAAATTCTGGCAGTTACATCAATATATTCAGTTGTATAATATCCAACTCCAATTCCTCCAGTATAATTTCTAGGAGATGTCTCTGATAATATTTCAGTGATTTCCTTCATTCCTTCTAGGACATTAGTATACTGATCTTGAACTACGGACATTTCTTCATTACATGCAATGTTATTACTTTGTGATACTTCTAATAGATGTTGGGTTTCATTTAACTGATTCCGAACACCAAGAAGTTCACTTAATAATGCTTCCTCCTTAGGCCTTACAGTGGCAAACGAAGCACTTACTTCTACCAATGTATCTATATCTTGCGAAGTAGGTAATGTGTCTGTTTCAGAGTAGCCAATAGTTGATCCAGTAATTGGAGATTTAATTGGAACTCTTTGGGCTGATGAAGCAATTGTCATTAATAATAACATTGCTATCATTGAAAATTTAAAAATGTTTTTCATTTTAAAATGGTTTAGTTTATTTAATATTTTTAATCGAAATCTTCGAAATCTTCGTAGTAGTATTCTTCTTCAGAAACATCAATGTCTGCATCTTCATCCATCATGACTGCCTTGATTGGTATAGAGTTAGTCTCCATTAATTTCAAGTAAAATGAAACAAATACAGCTTTTTCATGCTCTTGTAATTCAGCGAAATTAACTTGTTCTCCATTTATTTTAACGTCAAATTCAACAGATATCTTGGGCGCTTTTTCATCCTCAACAAAATCCTCATTTTCATCTGGAACTTCTTCTTGAATTTCATGTTCCCATAATACTGATTCGAACATTGCTTCTTTATCATACAATTCATCGCTCCACATATTAACATCATTGTTAGACATTGCATCCGTTGGATCAATTAATAATACAATATCATTTCCTACAGAATCTTTGTGCTGTAATTCTGGATTCCAATTTGATGAATGTAAAAATTCTCCATTTTCAAACATCAAATGGTATTTTTTAGAACCCTGATAAACCACAGTAAACTTTCGTCCTGATTCAGTTAATCCAATTAATCCAGATTTCAATAATGTTTTTAATTTTTTCATTTGCTTTATTTAAATAGTTATTAAAATGTTATTTTGTAATTTATTTATTATTTATATCGCCTTGTAATTCATCTTTGGCATATAAGTTGCCAGCGGCATTTTCTAGGCTTATATCTAATTCTTTTTTATTCTTAGTTAAGACTTTCAACTCTTCCTTTATCATATCTGCGGCTTCGTAATCTTTTTGTTCCTTATGCTCAGTATACAATTTTGCCATTCTTTTCATTTCCTTCTGCACTTTAACTATATCTCTTTGAATTTTATTGACTGTTCTTGCTGTAACTTTCATTAATTGTTTTTTATAAAAGGTGGACAAAACCACTTGTCCACCTAAGTTGTAATTAAAAATGTTATTCTTTTATTTCATTAAATATGCTATCAAATCCGTCTGTTCCAATTTCTTCAATTAAATTTTCGCCGCTACCATTTTGAAGCGCCTCTAATATATCTAATTCAATTCGATGCCTGTCAGTGTCATATTTTATTCCGTCTCCATCAGTAAATCCGTAGTATAATTTTACTTTTTCTTTTCCCTTTCTATTTTTTTCAAACACCATGTATCTTTTTCCTTTTTCTGCCCCGTCCCATAACAACTGTAAGAACGCCGTAGTCATGTGTTCTAATCTTTTGGAACCTACATACTGTCCCGACTTGTTTTTCTGTTGTATGCTTAAGGTAGCCGTGTAAGAATTAGTTTGGTTATATCCTTTATTGTGTCCTCTCATAAACTTCAACATCCAAGCTTCTCCTTTTTTAGCTGACAATCCCAATTCTTCTTGTATTATTGTTTGCACTTCAATTAAGCTATCAAACACAACAACATCATATCCTTTAGCTAAGAAACCCGATAAAACTTGCCAAACTGGAATCCCATCGTCCTCATACATGTAATCTGCTAAAAACAAAAATGGAACTTCATCTAAGCCAGGATAAAACTGTAAAAATTCTTGTAAATCTTCTGGCTCCATTTCCGCGGAAACATATGCAACTTTAATTTCTGGATTTTCGTCCTTTAACTTAGTTAAGATTTCCATCATGTTACTAGACTTACCAATACCAGGATCTCCAGTTATCATTGTATTTGTCCCTGGTAAGATGCCACCTTTTCTAGACCAATATTTGTCCAAGTATGTTCCAGTTTCCCATGGTTTAAATAATTTTGGGTCCCATTTAATATCCTTTAAAAGAGTTGGAACAATATCCACTTTATTTGGATCAAATGCTTCAACTAATTCAGAAGCAGAAACTGACTTTGTCAAATCTGCAATTTTGTCTGGGTAAATTTTTCTTACTCTAGTACTTTTGGATGGATCAATTTTTATATACTGTCCATTTTCGTTCGCTGCATCAATATGCCCTTTCCATATTTTAATGGTGGGTAAATTATCAATTGTTAAATTAATGTGACTGTCATCTAACTGCTCTATTTTTATTTCAGCATTTAGTTGATTCATATTAATGTCAAACAAATCGTTTGCACTAATTTCGAAATTTTGTTGTGGTTTTAAAATCGCTAACATTTTTAAGTTTTAAAGTTTTTAAATTTGTTACTTATTAATTACATTGTAAATATACAACCATTTTATCAGTATTCCAATAGTCGAAATGTTAAAGAAATGTTAAAAATAGAGCGAGGAACAACCTCGCTCTATTTGTGTAATTATAACAATTTAAAAGCAATTAAAATTTTCCCGGTTTGCTTCTTCCGAATTTCGGTGTATTTTGTATCATTCTATCTTCGTCCGCTGTCTTTCTTAAGAACTGTCCAGCTAATTTTTGGGTGGCAACTTTTGTTCCCTTGCCCACTTTGGAATTGTAGTCATGTGACGCTAAATCCGTTAACAAGTTTATTCCATCCCATTTATTTACTGGAGTTGGACAATTTTTCAATTGTTCAACATTTAACTTTTCAAGTTCAATACCTTTTGCCTTGTAATCATCTTTCCATCTTTCGTCTCCCAAATATCTCATTACCTTTGGGGCATCATCTTTCCAAATCGCTGCATGAGCTTTCACCTTATTGTATTCTGCAACCGACATATTTGTCTGCATTGCATTAAACACATTTTTTTCGTACTCTTTCAATATTGTTATATCCGGATTACTTAATGATTTAATTAATGTGTTATACCAATCTCCTGGCGAACTGCCTGCTGTCAGTCTTTGTGTCCCCGTAGTTGTAAATCCAGTCATCCCATTAGTACAAACTAATCTTTCTACTAAATCTCGAACTACGACGTCTCCAAACATGTCCCATTCTATTTCCTTTCCATACGAAATATCTTCGCCTTTCATTGCTAGTGGAATTGGTCTGTCCCATTTTAAGCTAGTAATCACCTTTGTTCCGCCTGCTTCTACTGATTGCGACAGCATTGATACATTCTTATTTGCCTGTAAGTATTCAAGCAAATTGGAAAACGTTTTGGCTGGAACTGCTTTACCAATTGAATCTCCGGCTAATGCAATACGTACGATTTTGTTTTCACTTATATCGATTAAGACTTTAACTTTCATGCCTTGCTTTTCACCAAGGGCTTTTACTAAATGATTAACTAATCCAAGTCCAGCTTTTTCTCCAAGAGTTTCGTTCATGTGAACTAACATCTTTTTTGTAACCCCTGAGATTTTCAGGATGTCTTTAAATGCCTGCGAAGCAATTGGAATCCTATTTCCTTCTACTTTAAAGGATCTTTCCGATTCCGGTTTAATTTTAGAAACTGGCACGATGTATGCTTTTGTTGTTTCTAAATGCTTTTCAATATTCATTTCCATTCTTAATGCTTTAAAATGTTAATAACTAATTACAATGTAAATATAAAACTTTTAAAATCATTATTCAACTCTTTAACATTTCTTTAACATTTGACTCCCATTTAGGATTATACCAAAATGTTCGTTTTCCTTTATCCTCAATTGAATTTCCTTTCTTATAGAATTTTAGATATGGTTCTTTGTTATTATAATTAAGTCCCATTTGCTTTTTATAATTTAGGGTTTTTGCAATAAATGTAGAAGTAACTTTTATTAATTCTGGTTCATTTTTTGCTATATAATCTCTAGCACTAACGAACGGGTTCGAATCAATCCTTCCTAAAATTTCCGCTCTAAGGTAATTACCAATCCCATTAAAATAACGTTGGTCCATCATGACTTCATATATTGGCTTATTAAATAGTTTTTTGTTAATATTAGTTTTAATTTTGTTCCACCAATCAACACCTTCTCTTAGAATATCGGGACTTCTGTCTTCTTTCCAAGTTCCTAATTTCCAGAAAGCAAAGTTCCGCCTATCAACAAGATATAAGTTGGTGTTATTTGCACCCGAACCATATATTGTTACTCTAGCGTTCTTTGGATGTGGGTCATCTGCGGGCCCATAAGCAAATCCACCTGACATTCCCATTCCAAACATATAAGAAATGGTTTGGTTAGTATTCACGTCCTTAAATGTTATTTTCAGCTCCTTACCTCTAGATTCGGCTTCAAGTGTAAACTCGTCTAATGGAACTTGTATGTCACCAGATCTATGACCGGGATGGTTCCTTACAAATTTGTATTTCTTACCTTTGGATTTATTAATCCTGTCGGCTTCCATTCTTATTTCTACGTATTCAGGCATTTTATTGTTTTTATAAATAAATTAATTCAACTTGGTATTTAGGTATATACTTTCCATCTTTAAAGAAAGTTACTTTGTTCCAGGCAGTGGTATGAACATATTGAAGTTCCAAATAAGTATAGGGTTCTCTTTCTTCGGGGCATCCTGGATTAAGTAATGTTAAATCAAAGTATATGTGACGACATTGATCAATACCTCTAGCAGCATCTGGTAATCTTTTTGCCAATTGGCAAAATGGGTTTTTAATTGGCGTCTGATTATCTATCTTAGTACAAAATATCCCATAACTTAATATTATATTGCCTAGCGATTTCATTTTCAGAAAATATTCTGACCTAAATATGCCAAGTTGTATTGCAAAATTCATATTTATTAATTAATTATTCAACTTCTTTTAAATTTGTTTCCAATTTAAAATTCATTATTTCTGCAACTAGTTTCATTGGTCAAGTTCTTAAATTGGTCATTTAATTGATCTCTTAACGAAGTTGGGACTGTTCCATTCATAATAAAATGCATTCCATCATAATATATGTCAGAACCAACATGCTCTATTTCTATAGATGTAGTTGGAGAACTAAATAACAAGCTAATTCCTTGTTCATCAAAAACTACTAGTTTATATCCAATCATAATTTTTAATTTTTAATTATGCTGTAAATATAAGAAATTATATTGTAATATTATGTTAATGAAATGTTAATTATTGAGGTTCTTCGTATTTTTCAAATACTTCGTCAATTAAATCACTAATCATTTTAGAAGATATCGACGAAGAGTCTTCATTCCTTAGTACTGCAATCAATGTACTGAAGTAGGCAACGTCAACTCCAATAAGTTGTTCTTCTAGGACATTAATATCGGTTAGATCTAACTCAGATACTTGAAACAATATTTTCAATATTTCACCAGCTGTAATTTTCCATTGACGTGAAATGAATTTCTTCATTCTAATTATAGATGTAAGTGGATACAAACTACCTTGGTATTTCAATTGTTTTGTAATCAATGATTCCATGGCTGTTAAGTTAGTAATCAGCCCATCTTTCATTGTGAAGTAATTCGTTGCATGAATGTAATCGTAATTCAAGTGAATTTCTTCTGGGCTACCATTGAACCTCAATACAATTTGCACGTCATCAGATAACGATATTGCATTCTGCGATAAAAATATTGGAAGATACTCTCCTTCTTTTGGTGCATCGTCTCCAATGTATTCTATCAACGTACCTCGCGATGGTATATTAAGTTTAATTTGATCTGACTTTAAGTTAAACACTCTAATATATCTTTCAGACATATAGTCACTGTCGTTCCAATTAATTATATTGAATTGCTTCAAATGAAATTTTCTTTTTCTTCCATCTAAAACTTTTCCTTTGCAATAATATTCGGCTAGATCTTTTAAGACGTCCATATCTTGCAAGTAGACATCGTAATCGTTAACATCTTCTTTTAGAAACATAGATGCAATACATCCTCCAGATACTAATAGGTTTTCAGATACTCTTTTACGTAGAGCCTTGTCAGTTATTGTTTCTAACCACGCGGTCATCTTATTTTTGACAACCAATTGAATTGTTTTCTTTTGCATTTGTTTTTATTTGTTTTTATTTATCCCATTCTAAATTTAGGTGGTTTATAACTGTCATATACTTTTGCCATTTTATTTTCTTCTAATTTTCGTTGGATGGCTGGATCGTTTGATAAGTGAAACATAATGTCAGTGTCATTAGAAGTCATTGCTTCGTGAGGTATTTTTAACAATCTTAAATATAATTCTATCTTTAGTTCTTCAATTGTCATCTTCCAATATTATGTTAAAGACACAATGGCCTACAGCTTCTGACATTAAGTTTTCTAACCATGTTTCCTGTTCTTCAATTGATGTGTGAATTTGAGTCAAGCCGATATTGTCACTGTAAAAAAGTTGAGTATAAGGTCTTTTCATGACCTTATGTGGTATCAATTCAGTTTTGACAATTGCATACTTCTCAGGTAATTCGGATTCATCTATCTTAATCCAATTTTGTCCAATTTTACTTCCGTCGTCTTTATAAAGTCCCTCTTCAGTTATTTTAGTTTCGCCGCAAAATCTATCCCACCAACTTGGATTATTGGGATATTTGTATTCATACCTCGTAACACCAAGCCACCATTTAGGTTTAACAAATTTGGTAGTCATTTCTATTTTAATAAGTGCCTTTAAATTATATAATGTTTTCATGCTAATTTTTGAAGTAATTCTCTAGATTGTTTAACTGATTCTTTTACAATACGATGTTCTATAGTTCCTATATGTGGAGCTTGTGGATGGGTTATTCTTTTCTTATTATAATGGAAAAAATGATTCACGGCTTCTGTAATTAGGTTTAATTCATCATCTTTCATGACTAATATATTATTACCTTTCCCTAATTCAGAAACTCTTCTTAATTTTCCCGCCCATTTTATAGCTTGATCCGAAGCTGGAATTTCTTCTGTGTTACTAAACCCTTTGATTTCACCTCTTCGGTCATTTTCGGTGTTATCAACTACTATTTTATAAAAGATTTTATCCATAATAAAAATTTATTTTGTTTATTTTTAGATCCATTAAATTTCACGCAATTTCCATATCTATTTTTAACAATTGTGGTATTCCCTTGATCGTCAATGTACAATACAAGCTCCTGAGTCAGGCATTTAGCCCATATATCTCCAGAAAAATTCTTCCAACTAATTGGGTTGGATTTTGTTTGTTTATTTAAATCGCTTTCAAATAAAATTAATGCTTCTGCGTTTATCATTGTGTATATTTTTAATGCCTAATTAATTTTTCTTGGTGAAATCCCGTATGTACATTTCTGTGCATTTCTACTATATGAGATATTGAAAATGCGTGCTCTGGTATTGGGTCAGCGTTTATTGTTGCTCTTGATAAATGGATAGCATACAAAACATCGTTTTCAAATTTGTAATTCATTTGATTGTCTATACACTGCTTAATCAATTCAATGTCATAATCTAGGTCCAAGGCGTCGTTAACGACAGCAGCTAATTTTAATTCGTAGTCATCTGTGTCAGGGTTATAATCTTCGTGTTGGTAGTAGTTGACTATTATCATTTTTTTGTTTTTTTTTATTCTTCTTCTTAATTCGTTAATCAAATCGGTGTCAGTTCCGTGATCCAATAATCTAACGCCTATTAATCCTAAAACCAAAGATTTTAGAGATTCGATATCCGATATCCGATTTCCTAACTGGATCAGTTTCCTCTATATTTAATTTTTCTAGCAAATGGCCTTGTCGATGTCTAAGATCTCTTATTTGAGATTGTATTTTTATAAGTTCTTCCATTTTCATTTTTAAAAAGTTTCATAATTTTTTATGACAATAAAAGAAATCATTGTCAATGTTAACGAGAAAAATGAAGCAATCATTAGGTAGAAATTGTTTGTAGCTACCGACTCTCCAATTAAGGATACAGATGTTACTAACAATGTCATGAACACTCCGATTAATTCAGTTTTAGACATAAGATTTATTTTTTAACAAGTCCAGAAAATTCTAAGCCCAGTAGGCAATTTAGCTGTAAAGCTAGTTTCGGTTGATAATTTATGGGCTTCGTTTTCAGGATCCTTTCCTGCGTCGTACATAAATTGGGGGACAGTAAAATCCATCCCCCAAACTAATGTGAAATTATAGGCGTACGCCAAAGCTAATGTTGAATCCAAATGTATCTACATTTCCAAAATTATAAGATACGGTAGGTTCGACAAAAAATGTATTGCCAATAAAACTAGTAAGCCCAGTTGATAATTCGACTGAAGAATCTTCTTCTGTTCGAGTTGAAAAACCCCCTTGGACAAATACTTTGCCTTTAGTAGTTTCAACAAAATATGCCCTAGCAAATAAATCTAGGTCAACAGTACTATCGATTCCAGTGAATCCCATTCCAACAAATACATTATCAGTTACACCAAAAGCCATATTTGGCTGCAAGGATAAATCAGACAATTCAGTGGAAGATAAATTAGATGTTACTCCTAATAAGAGGTCACCTTTTTCTTGAGAAAATGCTGTAAAGCATAAACTCAAACATAATAGACTAAAAATAAACTTTTTCATAGTTATTAAAGTTTTAATTATATCCTGAATATTCAGGCTGGTTTATTATAAATATCAAATTCTTTTCAATTCAATTGTTTATTATAAAAATCTTTTAATACATGCAATACCTCTATTCCTTCGCCTGATTCAAACATTAACATGTATTGGGCTTCAAATATCCATAAGTCCGTTAAGATCTCATCATTAGTAGCCACAGCTGACACTACCACTCTTTCAGTAGCAGTAAAAAATTCAAACGTTATTTGCCTAGGTCCTTTAATTGAAACCAAATACTTTGCTGGACATATTATGCCAAATAGATCAGAAAATAAATAATCGTAAAGGGAATTGTAGACTTCTAAATCGTTCATTTTTATTGTGCGGCGAAGCCTTTTGCTTCATTAAATGATTCAAAATATACGGCGATGGTTTCTTTTGATTTCATTTTGACTTTCTGTTAACATGTTATAAATGATTTTATGTGTTCAATTGCCTCTAATCCTCTAGGAGTAAGACCCTGATCAGTCCAATTGGAATCTGTATCGTGCAATCTTTGAATTGCCGATATAAATTTAAATCCCATATCTGTTAACCTAGTAGGTAATTCGTGAAATGTATGCGATAATGCAATTCCTTCAATTTTATTTGCCAATTCGTCCGAAATTTCATGTCCTATTGCGCACTTTTTTCCATTATCGTCTCGATATTTGCAGACAAATCCCCCCGTAGAACTAATATATCCAGCCCTATCTTTTGCAGTTTTAAATCTAAGCAATGTATTGTCTAATAATTCCTGTTTAGTATTTGATATCATTTATATATCTTTTGAATTTTATATAATGTTCCTGATCGCCTATTATAATTGTTCAGGGCTGTTAATGCTTCTTCTTCAGAATTAAATTTGAATGGACTTAAATGCCGAACCATTATCCATTCCTTTGTCATATCATAATATTCAATAACCCAAAATATTTTCATACCCAATTATAATTTACATTATCTTCCTGCGGAAGTCTATTCTTATTCTCTTTAACTGCCTTTACCCAATTTGTAGCGAATTTAAATATTGCTTTAAGCATGGCCTTTTCGTTTTTTTGAGGTTTTCTAAAAGGCAATCTTACACCTTTAAGGGCATTGCGACTATTATCTTCTGGTAATATCCTAAAATATATTATTCTGCCGCCATTTCCTCCAAAGTTTTGAGGAGACAAGGTTAAGTCTGCTTTATAAACGCCTAAAGACACAACTAATGGAAATTGTCCTCTTACCCCGTTAACCCGATAATTACTAGCAGCCCATCTAATTTGCAAAAATGCAGAATTATAATGATCGACTACGATTGTATCATGTACTTCATTTGGAAGAATCTTTTTTAAACCTTCCAATGTATTTTTAATTAAACTGTCAAAATCCATATTTAATATTTTTAATTGTTAAATAATTACATAACAAATATACAAAATATTATTCAATTAAAATGTTAAGGAAATGTTAATAAATTATTTTCCAAAATTAGTTAATATATCCATTAACTTCTTGTTCATAACCTTTTTCTTTTTAATTTTCTTTGCTTTGGCTTTATCTTTACCTTTTAATTGATTAGCTTTAAAGTAACATGTCTTCTTTCTTCGGTTTATTGTTATTTGGACTTCGTATACTTGAGTACCTTTTTCGTGACGCTTATAATACGCTATAATCTTTCCCTTTTTATTTTTAAAAGTACCATGACGTATGAGCACAAATTGGTCTGGTTTATATTTGGGTTTCCACGCCATTAATCTTTAATATCAGTTAATTTGAAATTTTGCATTAATGGAGGACCATCACCTAGCCATATAGGACTATGAGGTTTAAGCCATTTTCTAATAACTTCTGCATCGTCATTTATTGCCACTTTTCCAAAATTAATTATCACTTCTTTCCAATTAGCCACTAATTCTATTTCCTTTGGTTTCAAGTCTAATACTTTAGAATCTATTAATATGTGTATTTGTGCCATTTTATAAATTTTTAAATTCAGTTCTTAAGACCCTGATACATTTATCAGTATTTTCCTTTGCAATGCTCAGTATTTTGTCCAGATCTGCATTCCGTTCACTGTTATTATAATACATAGATACGAAGTCAGAATATTCCTCAAGTTCTCTTATTTCTCGTTTTATATTAGTAGCTCTTTTAAATTTTTCGTCTGTCATGCTTTTTAATTTCATTTTCAGTAAAATAATCATTAATTTGATGTGGGTCATTTAAATGAGTAACTAAATAAACTTGAATTTTATCATTTATATGCGATTCAGTATATAAAATATCAGAATCTATCGGAAATTCATCCACTCGAGAAGCGATGGCATCGTCTTCGTTTAAATGATCCATGCCAGTTCGCGAAGGCTCACTGTGATTGATAATATATCCTGATTTCCAAATTGGAATGCGCAATCTTTCATCATCTCGTTTAACCCTGTATACTCCGCGAGGCAGCCTAGGCAGCAGATCAATGGTATTTTGACTATAATGACTTATTATATAGATAAAATCGTTGTCTGGGGCTTCTATATAACCGTAGCTAGTTTTTTTATAATATGCGCTAGGTAACTTAATTAAATTAGCTGACGGTAGATTATTTCCAAATCTCATATTGACGGAAATTTTAGTATAGCATTTAGCCGAGCAGCAGTGATGTTTATATATGGAACTTTCTTTGCCATAAATTCTAGCAATTTCGGATTTATCATGTACTTTGCCACAAAATAGACATGTCAATTCTTTAAATTTTATAATCCAAATATTAGAATTGAATTTGTTAGAAACTTTCTTAAGTATGGTACTAATTCCTTTATTATTTAAATATTTTAACAGGGCTTTAGTTGGTTTCTTGGTAGAATCCGCCATAGTATACACTTCTTTGGAAGATCCAAAATAACCTATTACATTTTTCCCCCACGAAGGGTGATTACGATGGACATTACAAGCCCATCCCCTTTCACTTAATTCTGTTGCTAATTGATCTTGCATATTTTATAATGAATTTGATTTTATTGGTTTTAGACAGTAAAAGGGAACACACCAATCTCTATTTTTTATTGGGTCATGTACTAGTACATTATTATCTCCAAATTCCTTAAGGAATACTTCGCTTCCAATTAAATAATTCATTTGTTCATCGGACCAATACACATAATCGGATTCGCACTTAAACATAACAATAACCTTATCATTAGGAACTAAGGAATGGGATTCTTGCCAAGCATTTTGATATGTTTTGTAGTTCTTCATGATAAATAATCTATTAGATCTGATTTTGTAATATAGAAAGTGTTTGAACTTTTTGAAGGTTTGGTAGTATATAGGTACTTCCCGTCCATAGATATCCAGCCTTCAATTAAATGATGCGTATGCATCTCTTCTAATCTTTTTTGTAAATATTTTTTTGGTGGCATTTTATTAGATCGTTTTTAACTTCTTCATATGTTCTATTTACAATGCATACACCTCCATGAATCGTAAAGATCGTGCTGGTGATGGAATGCCTTTCAAAATAGACTATGTTGTCAATATTAATGCAAATGTTTTTTCCTCCTACTTCGTATTCTATAAATTTGTACATAAATTATTTTTAAATTTAGTGTAAATATACAAATTATTTTTGACACTAAATGCTAACAAATTGTTAAAGGGATTTAACCTTACCTGATTTTAATCTTTCTTGCGAATATTCAACATGTAAATCTGGCATAACTTTTTTGGTATACTCTTTAGCTTTTAAAAATGATTCTGCGGGAATTTGCATGTATCCAGATGCCGACTTGTAAAAATAGTATCCTTCGTCAGTTTCTATCACTTCTATTAATGGCCTAGAAGGATAACTTTGTACGGTAAAAATTAAATGAGTATTAATTATTTTCATTCTTCTTCTTTTTGAACTGCATCAATCTTATCAATTAAATAATCGGCATAATAAGCTAATGACGAAGCTCCAATGATAATGCCAACAATTAGGCCTACGGCCAATCCTAAGTGAAATAAAGTTAGTGTCATATTTAGTTATTTTATTTTATTAATTACGGGATATTGCTTCATTAAATTATATTTTAAGCAAATTAAATATTCATAACCATTATTACTAGCATTCCTAGAACCCCAGATGTTACCCAGGGAAATTCTCGAATCGATATCAAAATCTATTTGGTCTTCATATGCTACGTACCTTTTTAGATCGGTATTATCTTGATAATAAATTGTAGCTAGAATTACATTATAAGATTCGTTCCACTCTTCAAATTGAGATTCTATTATTCTATGCTTTTCTGCTTTTTTGTCATGATGACAATCTTTGAGATTAATAGAATACCACGTAGTACAAATACAGAATAAGAGTGCAATTATTATTAAATAATATAATTTAAATTTTAAATTGATTAAGATATTTTCCATTTATTTATGATTTTCGTAATATGAAATGAGATTTAAAATATATTCAATGCGAACATTCCGATCTTCTTTTGCCCACCAATATGGTGTCCAATATCTAGTAATCGGTTTATGTTTTTTTAAAATAGGCATTATATTTAATTCAACTTGAGAATATACTTTTAAGTAGTTAATGATACTGCATAATCCATATGATGTATTAAGATTATATAGATTAGCTTTATATAGGAAAACTAACAATGTCTTCAATTCTAGAATAATCTGTCTTGTCGTTGTTTTCATTTTTACCAAGTTAAATCTGATTCTGGTTTTAATTGAACTATGGCACCCGACTGATCAAGTTCTATTTTAGCGTCAATTGTGCTCTTTCCTTTGGCGATTAAGTCTTTAAATATTAATGCATGAATATCCTTTGCACTATAAATTATTTTTGTAGATGTTATTATTTCCATTTTTCTTTTTTTAATTCATGTGACGTATAATGGTCGATTTACCATCATCATGATAAATAACGGACCGCAATATAGTCCCTAAGGGAAAATTTTTGAGATTGACATGATCGAACTTAACGTCTTCAAATGGCAAATCTTTATACTTTTCAATTAAGTATGTTTTATCAATGTGAGTTATTTTTGACATATTATTCATTCATATGTATATAATCATTAGCTAAATCAATTCCTTTCTCCAAGGCTTCTTCCTTAGTGTCATATTTTGCTTTACGTTCTAATGAGTGTGCCCAATAACCAGTTTCGTTTGGCTGATATGCCGTAATCTCTATTCCCGATTCCTTCTTTATTGCATCTATTTTTTGCTGTATAACGTCAGCTTCATAGGCACAGTCAGTGTCAAATGTACGTTTAAGATCCAATAACATATATTTATCATTTACATACTGCATTAATACCAAGCGACACATATTATAATCCGCAGTGACTCCAATTGTTTTCCCACTTGATTTATCCCAAGGCAAAACTTGATACTTGACCATTATAGCGTCGAAGGCGGCGAAAATTTCCTTAAACGTAGTTTCTTCAGTAATTCCAATTGAGTATATGTCTTTGTATATACTCGCCATATGTTTGTTTGCTGCTGATTGTATCATAAGTTATGGTTTTAAAGTAAATGAATATCCTACCCAAGGCAAATTAACTATAAAGGTAGTACCCGGCGGGAATTTCCATTTTTTAGTAATTAATCTTTTAGCTGCCTTTAAGGAATAGACATCAGGCCTTCCATGGGACGTCATACTATAATATGAAGTAGTAAGTCCAGCATAATTTTCGGGGTTTTTAATCCATTCTAGTGTTTCGGAATTAAACCAAAAACCCCCTTGAACAGGCTCTATCCACAAAGGCCTTATTTTACTCTTAAATATCCTTTGTTTTTTTGGTTTACTTGATGTGATCTTCATATTTAAGAATTTGGGTTTTATTGAATTCGGTGTCGGCGGCGTAGGTATCAATATTACCACAACATGTACACGACTCAAACTCCAATTCGATAGTGTCATAGTCTTTTTCGTAAGTGCATACGCAATTCATATCAACTATCTCTAGACTATGGCAAGCGGCGCAGACTTTATGTTTAGTAAGTTCTTTCATTTTCAATTTTATCGATTGTAGATTTAATTTTAAATTCGATTAAATCGTCTATTTCAATCCATACTTTAGACAATTTAAACCATTGCAATGCTAGAGTACCAGCAAGATCTTTCATGCCGCGACCTTTACATTCCTTTATAGCTATATCTAATTCATTCATCTTGTCATGAAATCTCTCTATTTGTTCAATATGAATATTTTTTGGTAACATCTTTTTTTTTGGTGGCGCCAATTTTTTTTCGTGGCTCCGATAAAGAACAGCCTATAGATACCCGGAAAACCGGAAAAAGTCTCTATGTCATGACGTAATAGTGACGTACCCCTCTCTAACATTTCCTTAACAAAGCTTTAACAAAACATTAACACCACGTTAAAATTATGTTAAAATCTTACGAATCTCATTAACCATCTCAATTGCAATTTCTTCGTGAATAGGTTCGTTTACTAAATCAGTTAAATCTGCTTTTCTCGAGCTCAAGGTCTTCTGATATAATTCATCGATCGTATCATCGTTAATCAGATCGTTTAATTCTCTAATTGCGTCTCTTATTGGCATTCCTTCAGTTACTAAATCTTGTAATTCTTTGAAAGAACCTTTTATATCTTCAACTACCTCTAGAGTTACCTTTTCGCGAATTAACTCAATTAGCTTATTTTCCTCTTTTTCTACTAATCCGGGATTATCTCGTTTTCTTTGATCTATCGTCGGTTTATCCATAAGTATTGCTTTTTTAATTATACTGCAATATACGTATAATATCTGACTTAGTATGTTAAGGAACTGTTAAAAAATTTACAATGTATTAAAGAATGATGCGGCAGTTATTATATTGTTACTACCGAATTTTTTATTTGTTTTCATAAAGTCTTTAAAATCATGACGTTTATTGTTATGCCTTGGTTGCCCATTGCTTCTATGAACTCATTTCGACATGAAAAACATATATATCCGACGTCATCAATATACTTTTGGCACATTATGTGATCACATCCTTTTCTACTGCATGGCATTACTCCCATATTATTCTATTAATTCACTTAGTCTAATAATTAATCTGGCCAATGGTTGGACTTTACTATAATCCCCATTTGTTATTGCAATTCGCAATTCAGATCTTTTCTGTTCTAACTTGATTTGCTCTGCTGTCATAGTTAAAGAATCTTTATCATTTGGCTTGTTAAAAACATTATTGCCTGCTGGCGTATCCCGAATTCTCTAGTTAATACGTTTACTGGAAATTTCTGAAAGTTCCTACATCCATATGCCATTTTACTAGCATCAAACACCCTAGTCCTACCAGCAATAGTACCATTAGAATTTGCGAATGATTCAATGACCGTGGCTAGCTCTTCTAGCGTTGTGGTCTTATTAACTGCATCATATTTTTCTTCTCTAGTTATATTATTTATTTTTCTCTTTCAACGAATTTATATTCTTCACCAATCTTATCTTCAAAAACAGAAGCTTCACAAACAATAATCATATTGCCTTCATCAGCGAATTCTAAAATTTGATCCATCTCATCTTCTTTTTCTGACTCGTCTAATTCAACTGCATACCATTTACTTCCAAAGTTTGCAAATCTTAACATAATTCTTAATTGTATTTATAAATTTAATTGCAATGTAAATATAAGCATTTTATCTGATAACAACTGTTAAGGATATGTTAAAGGTCTAACAACCTATCGATAATTAATTTGTGTTTGTACCAAGGCAAGTCTACTCTAAGTTGTCCATTCAGTACATATGTAAATGAGTGAGTGGTGTCTAATAATGTAAAATTCTTTATTCGATTTATCTTTTTTGCTTTTTTAGGCTCTAATGGCTCTGGTAATGTTTCTTCGAGAACACATAATATACTGTCTAATCTATGCAGTTCCTTATCCCACTCGGCTAGAAGTTTAGCGTTATGGCTTATTTTAGGATCCTGTAGAACTGGTTCTTTGACAAATATAGATTTGATTGCAGAGTAATGTATAATGATCAGCAATATTGCTATCGAGAAAATAACTAATTTATTCTTCATATCTTTTAAATTTTTAAGTTATAAAAAAGGGTTAAGCGACGAAACTTAACCCAATTTACCATAAACACGAAAACACTCTATATCTGATAGACAGCAGAAGATTCGCACTTCTTAACGGTTACTTCTAAACAATGTAAGCAACTGCCTATATATCTTTAAACTACTTTTTAAAATAGTATTTTGTGCCGACTCCAAACACAAATAACAGTATTTAATCGCATTTTTCTTTATCTGGAGGTTGCGAACTTCAATTGCTCTGTGAATACTATTTCTTTTCGTAGTAGTAATATCTTTTTAAAAAATAGAGGGCTAACTACTTCCCTCTATTATATTCTCAACAAAAATAACTTAACGTTTTAACGTCAGTAAGTATCTAACTTTTTAAATACAATGTAAATATAATGCCATTATTGTCACACTTCAAGTATTATTACCTATTTAACATTTTCTTAACATTCGAGATAAAAAATGGGCAATGAAACTGTTAAGCCATTGCCCAGAAGGTAGTTATAGTTGTTGAGTTGTTACTTTAAACTATATCTTACCTGTACGTATCCAGATCTGGATAATACGTAGATGATGATTGATCGTCTTTTGTTGTGGTCATTGCATTATAAACGCTCTCAGCGTCTGTTATATCTATTCTTAGCTGCTTTATCTTGTCTTTGAGTATAACTGCTCCCTCATAGTCTTCTTTAGCTGCCAGGGCCTTTAAATCACGTTCCATATTCTCTTGCTTTATTTGCATGTTGAGAATATTTTCTTGAATTCTATTAATGTCATTGCTAGCTGGTGAGGTTTGAATCGTTGGTTGAAACCGTTGTGTTACTCGAGTATACCCATTACCTGATTCAGTCGTTACTATTACATATCCTCCAGTGACATCAAACTTTTCCTGAACTGCATCGGTAATTCTAGGTGGTATAATAAAAGCATCGAAAAATGCCTTAGTAAATTTGTTCATAAATCCTATCCTTTGTATTAAGTGTTTTAAATAATTAATTAAATATAGTAAAAAGTTATCACTTATCCAAATTAAAAGCGAAGTGAATTGTTTTTAGATTTTTGTATCGGTTGAAGATTTAATTATTCTTTTTAATAAAATATCAGAAATATCTGAGAACTTATAGATTTTAACAATTTCTTAACAGCATCTGAGTTAAATAATGCTTATATTTATAATGTAATAAAAAGCAATTTAATGAAAATATATACAGTAAAAGAACAAGTGCCAGCTCCATCAATAACTAGCAATGATTATGATGCTGCAATGGACAAGTATAAAAGGGATGTTGAATCCTTAATTCGCAAAAACTTCAAACCAAATAAGTATACGGGCAAGATAGTTAAGTTTGCAGTCGCAGATGGAACCGCTGACTATATGATGATAAGTACCACGAAACTTATCCATATGGAGTATATGGATGCCTACAATTATCCAATGATCGAGAGAATGACGAGCAGCGAATTACTAATTCATTTGAAATATCAAGAAAAATTTACCATTAAATCATAAAACATGCATTATTCAAAATACACTCATGACCATATTCTTAATATGATAGAGTTAGGACATGTAGCTTCAGTTCCATCAAAGATACCCAATGCCGTAGTTGTTATTGACACTAAGACAAATAACACGTTGTCATTAGAAACTCGCAATGGTACTAATGTAATAGCCTTTAAATCTAATATTAAGCCTGCTTCCTATACTGTAAATGCAGCGAAGCGTCTGATGTCTGGGCAAAAGGGTTTAAGAGCCATTCCTTTGAAAGAATACTATAAAGCAAAGATTAATAAGATGCAATCTGAATTAAGAATGTTGCTAGAAGTAGATGCAGTAATTCCTTATTAAAAAAAGAAATATGTATAGTTGGAAACTTAACCCGTTAAATTTATCAGAAGGATTAATATCAGACAAGGATTTGAACATTGTAGCAAGGGTATTTGAAACTGATTATGTACACCATTCCAATCCAAAGAAAGCAATGGAAAGAGAAGCTGAATTTATTACGTTTAAATTGAATCGATAAAATAAAAA